TCGTATGCATCAACAATAGATGGAGTTAAGTTTTCTTTTATTTGATTCTCATCTTGAAGATATGCAAATTCATAAAAACTATCAACTTCTCTTTCTCCACCTTTTGAATTAAGATATGCTTTATGAATCCATCTATCTTCTTTTTTCAAATAATGTGCATCTGTTCCAATTACCATTTTTTTATTGTAAACTTTTGCAATTTCAATTAACTTTTTGTTTATAATAATCTGATCTTGACTCGCGCCCGGTGCACATTCAATCAGAAAGTCATCGCCAAAAAGATCGTTCATGAAATCAATAAAATTACAAATCTGTTGATATTTTTCAGTAGCACCTTGATTATCTCCAATTTGACGAGCTTTTTGCATCATCAAAACATTGGCGGATAATTCTCCTCCAATACACGCTGAAGTTGCAATTAAGTGTCCCGGATTCTTTTTAACGATCTCTTTTAATTCACTTTTTAAAGTAGGTACTCTTTCTAGTCCCCTATCGTAATAGCTTTGCATCCATGCTCTTGATGACAGTTCACTTAATTGACGATGCCCCTCTTTGTCTTTTGCAATCAAGATACAATGCCAGTATTTTTGATTTTTGTCTCTATTATCAGTTAAATAAATCTCATTACCTAATCCTAATTTGAAATCCGGATGCTCTTTGACAATATCTTTCCAATATTTATACGCTTTTACATGAGCTGCAAGGCATTCATGATCTGTAATACAAATTCCTTTTAATCCTATTTCAATTGCTCTATCTATTAATTTTTCTGGTCGATTAATACAATCGAGTAGCCTAATGTTGCTAAACATTGTATGCGCATGTGGCTCAAATCTATTATTCACTACTCGCTCCTTTTTTATATTTTTTATTTTTTACAAATAAATTATAACAAAAAAAAGAGGATTTGTCAATCCTCATTTTTTATTTGTAATTTTCCTTAATAGGATATTTTAATTCTTGGCAATAAATACCACATACTAATAACCTCTTTCATTTATTTTATATAAATATATTATAACATAAAATAATAAAAAAGTCAAGCAAGTTGCCCTGCTTGACTCGATTGAAAAAAAATAAATATTAGTTTACATTGTCCATTGGAGTGTACCTCCTATATAATGTTAGGTATTAGTGTTACGAAACTTGCATTACTGCAAAACTTACATGCCCATTGGACTATACCTCTCTTTCATAATATTTATTTCTTACAATTATATTATACCAAAAATTTTTTATTTTGTCAAATTTTATTGAATATTTTTTACTAATTCTTCTTTTGTCCATGCCCATGTTTTTCCATAATCTTTAAAATAATAAAAATTAATGTCAGGGCCTGGCCACCCCCAACGAAACCAAAAAGCATCATTTTGCACAGTTGTTTTTAATTCTTCCTTTTTTATAAAAATTATATCTGAAACATCTTTTACAACTCTTCCATACATATCTGCATAAATACCATCATGATTTTTAATAGTATATTTTCCCATAATTACCTCACTAATACTGATTATAATATTCTTGTTCATTTTCTGGAGTTAAAAGAAAACGTGTTGTTTCTAATTTTAAATCTTCAAAAGTGTATTCTTGTCAAATCCTCTTTAAATTACTTCATCAATAGTTCTTCTTAATAGGATATTTCAGCTCTTGACAATCTATTCCCTTTTCTTTAAAGACTTTTAATAAAGGCCATCTCTCACTACAAGGATTGCATGGAGCTTCATATACGATAAAAACAATAATAGGCTCTTCATTAATATTGTTTTTCTTACACCATTCATCTGCAAATTTTTTCAATTCTGGATAAATATATTTCCAGTTTAAATCAATAGCGAAAGAAAATGCTTTTTCATAACTGGAAATGAAATTACATTTCTTAGGATCTTTTTCAATGCAGGGGCATTCTTCCACAACTCCTAACTCTTCTAATGCTCCTGTATTTAATAGTTGAGTGCGTACGCCATTAAGAACTCCTCGTTTATCAACAAACATATGGGCGTCGCCCATCCAATCATGGTACCAATCTGGGTCCCAATGTGCAGTAGAGACTGGAATCATATAAGGTTTAAAAAATCTAATTTGATAAAAATATGAAATAGCTAATTTCATTTATACTCTTCTTTTATTGTATATATTCTGGTTTAAGATAAGTAAATCAATTTCCTTGACTATCTTCCATTATACTTCTACCACAATATTTGCATTTAGATTCAGTAATCACAGCATCTTGATATTCAATGAAAGTGGGTCTGTGCCAACCTAGATATTTCTATCTTAACTATTTTTTAACTTTCATTTTTACCTCACTAAAATTAGTTTTTTGCTACAATTATTTATCATAATTAGTAGAAGAAGTCAAGATTTAAAAATTTTGACAGTAATTTTTGAATTTTAATTTTTATAAAAAATTTAGAATCTTTCCATTTAAAAGGCTAGAAATCTTTTAATCTCATAATTGCAATATATTTAGGAAAATTTTTATGCATCCAAACATCTGGCACAAAAGGATAGTCCATATTTTTTAATGCAATTAATTGAATTATTTTTGGAGCAGTTCTTAAATACTATTTTGTATATTTTAAATATGGATTATTATAGCGATCTTTAAAATATTCCATATTTCACCTCACTAGCACCACCTTTTTGCTGCCTCTCGTTACTGCTGTGTATAACCATCGAGCATGTTCTTCTTCGTCGAAAGGAAACTTTTCTTCAATAATAAGAACTTTAGGGAATTCACTACCTTGTGCACGATGAGTCGTAATTGCATATCCATATAAAAATTCATAAGGGAGTGTTCCTCTATATCTAGCATTTTTACTAATCTTATAAGCGCTTTTCCAATCTACGGATGGTTCGCCTGTTAAAATCATATCTTCATCAAAATTAAGATTACCAAAATCTGCTCCTGTGTCTGAAATAAATTCTCCTCCAAGTACACGAACATCTTGTTTTGGATAAAGATACTTAGGATAGTGCTGTTTTGTTTCATATGTATTTTTGAGAAAACCAATAGTACCATTTACTAATGGATCCTCATTAACAGCAATATTATCCCAATAGTTTCTGCTACAAATTACTTTATCTCCATCCTGCGGCCGCCCCTTATGTCCTAAAAGATCTCGCATTTGTGTATTAATAGTTGTCCTTGTGGCGTTAGTCGCGCACAAGATTTGATCTGCCCACAACAAATGCCCTGTGTTTAATTGTTTTTTAGGAAGAACAATAACATCTTTACCCTGATAATATGTAATAGGTTCAAGATGGCGTATCTTCATACTGAGCTGGATGATTTCACTATCAAGTGCCTGCCGCATAATTTGATCTAAGAAGACATCAGGGTGATCAAGGAGATGGTTATCTGCATCTTTATCTACGGGGGGAAGCTGTCCAGGATCTCCTAAAAAAATAACAAATACTGGATACGATAGCAGATTCTCCATAAGCGGTTTTGGTATCATAGAGCATTCATCAGCAACAATCACATCGTATCCGAGTGAGGCTTTCTTTCTTCTGAAAAATGTTCCATCTGGCTTGGGGATACTTTCATACATCAATTTATGTAGCGTAGAAACATTTTTATTTCCTTTTGAAAGTAAAACTTGGCAAGCTTTTCCAGTATAGGCTGCATAACAGACTTTATCTTCATGAATGCCATATTTTTCTAGGGCGGCGATCGCAAATTTCACGAGGTAACTCTTACCACTACCAGCATAGCCACCAATTACAACATATTTCTCATGATTTTGATATTTTTCAACGATTGCTTGGAGCGCTAACTCCTGCTTTTGCGTTAGCATTAATAATCCTCCAAATCATACTCTTTTGCAATTAATTCGTCTTCTGTTCTTCTCTCGCACTCTTTAATGCGTTCAGGATTAACTTCACAAGGCACTGCACAGTTATATACCGTGCAGCATCCTGGAATGTCATTCTCACCTGTCTCGGGATTGTATCCATTACCATAGAATTTACATTTAATTGTTTTCATAATATGATTATATTATATTTTTCCTCACAAATCAAAAGAAATATTTATTACTATCAATAATTTCATAGTCTGAAATAAAAATTTGTGGAGTTATGAACCCATTCCATTCGTTAGCATTGCACTTGCCAACAACGTTGATATCAACAAAACCTGTATTATTGGTTTGTAACTTCTCAACATCAGATTCTTTTGCATTAAATAGCATTAATGCAACGCCACTTTCAGTTTTTATTTTGATTGTAATATTCCGCTTAGTATAAATAGTGACATCATCTGGACTAACTTTTAAGTGCTCAACAGCGACTTCTGCTTCATCAATATCTTTGCCCCAGAGAGGCTCCATGCTCGCAATATCAAGAATGTTTTGAGGATTAATATGAGCGCCACTATAGATATAATCTACATAATAAATAGCTTCGTCTGAAGCGTTCTTTAATGCGGCATCTGTTTTTTCTATAAAGACTTGGATATTATCTTTTAAAATGCCAACACCGAAAGCCCCTTCATGTCCAGCTGTATACATACACACACCGGTTGCCGAGCATACGTCTTTGAAATCTGTAATTCCAGTTTTATCGCATCCTCTTGCTGAACCTTGATATGATACTTCATTGACATCATCAACGACTTTTGTTAGAATACATACTGGACGTTGATACTTAGCCATAAACTTATTAGCAATTAAACCAGCAATATTACTATGTATCTCTCCAGGCTCTAATAAGAACAATAGCACCTTGTGATCAAGGAGATTATTCTCTTCAATTTTATGTTCAAGAATTTGCAGACCATTTTCTTGTGCTTTTGTCTGTCTAGCTTTAACATTAGTAGCAACCCGAATGGCTTGTTCTACGATGCTTTCTTCATCACCTGGTTTGTGTCCTCGTTTTGTGGACGGAACTCTCTTAAAAGCTTCTGTTTTTAACATGGATTTAAAGATTAAGGTCTTTTCATCCATTGTTCCACTGCGGACGATGGCATTGACAAAAGGAGCAATATAAAAGGCAACTCCGATGGGCGTTAATGTATCACCAAGTGAAAATTTATTTTTTTCGTGCATATAAGCGATAAAAGGGTTGCGGATTTCATTTAGTCCTTTGTTGATTAAATGCTTTGTTTCTATTGATTTCATAGACATCATATCTGCGTCTAGGCCTAACGCAACAAGATCCAAATATTGATCAGCAAAATTTTGTTTTAAAAGCGAATCTAGATATCTACAAAACTGCCATGTAACACCAACGCCAGATAATTCCTTATTTGGATAATCAGAAGATTGATTATTGATTACAAAAGCATAAGGATTGTCAACTTCACAAATGTGGTGATCGAAAATAATTACTGTACTACCATTATCTTTTAGTTTCTTACACTCTTCTATATCATTGCTTCCTGCATCCGGAATTAAAACAAGACCAAAAGATTTTGGAAGTAATTCTTTAATATGATCATTTAACCCATGCTGTTTTCCATTATGCAAACTATAGGTCAAATATTGATTAGCCCAATCTGGAAAAATATCATGGAGATAATTAATTAAAAGTGCGGCAGAAGTAAAGCCATCACAGTCAGCATCAACGATTACAATAGCAGACTGGCCTTCTTTTATTCCTTTTAAGAGCGCGGCGACCGCCCCTTGTAGTATTTTCTATCCGAAAGCTAATGGTGAATTTATGTCTGCGTCAGTAGTATGTAAATAATGATTAATTTCATCATGTAGAATGCCTCTGTTGGTTAAGACCTGTTCAATCGCAGAATAGTTTGGATTAATGGTCCCTCGTAACTGATATTTCATTTATTAAAAATTCTCCTTTATTATTATTTCTTATATTATATAAAAAAAAATGGGGAATGTCAAATGACATTCCCTAAGAATTATTAAGTAGTGAGTTCTATAATTGCTTGTTCTTTTACCGAGACTATGATAGAATCAGCTGTGGAATATTTAGACTTTTTATCAATGATTAGCTCTCCTCCGCGGCGACAGCTTAAACGGAATCCCCCCAGTGTTATATAGTTTCTCTATTACTATATAGTTGTAAAAATGTTTCTTTGCCTTTATCTGTTGGAGAATCTTTATAATCTAATAAATTATTTCTATCGACTATAAAAGATATTTGCACATATTTTCCATATTTATTGTAAATATCAATAAATTTTTTAGTCCAATCTGCCCAATCTTGACCAAAATCTTCATGATATTGTTTATCATATCCAATAATAATCTCTTTTACGCCTAGCGAGTAAAGAAGATTAAACTGCTGCCTGGAGAAATTGTTTCCGCAGACAGCACATGTAATATCATTGTTTAGCCCAAAATAGCTACTAAATTGTAAACAGCTTTTTTCACCCTCAAAAACGATCGCAGTGCCGATAGTTTTAATATTATTTTTAGACCAGTTTAAATTATAAAGATTAAAGCCGAGTGGGTGATTCCATAACTTGCCATCAATAAAAGCTGGCCTATATTTGCCGTATTGCTCTTCTTCTTTTATTAAGGTTCTTTCTCTAATACCAATTAAGTTCCCATTAATATCATAATGAGGAATTACAATACCCTGATTAGCTGGATCATAGCAAATTCCTCTAGCATCACAGACTTCTTTAGTAATACCATCTCTTTCCCAATTTAAGTATCGAGGACGTGGCAAATGTCTTAAAATTTTATCATCAAAAGTCTTAAATTCAACACGTTTTTGCTCTTCATAAACTTGATTAGCTTTTTCATATTTATCAAAAATTTGCCAATCCGGAGACTTCTGTTGTTCTTCTGAAAAATAACTCTCAAAATCAAGAGAGAAGTAATTTATTATAAAAAGAATTGCTGTGTAGAGTGTCCATTCTTGATGCTCTAACTTATGAATTTTAATTAATAATTCAAAAATATCAAAAGTGCTATTACATTCGGTGTAACACCTAAACAGTTTTGTATTATCATAGTAATAAAGCTTATGTGAATTGCCGCCATGACAGATTGTTCGACAAATTAATGTATTGTCTTGACGGTGGGGTTCACCGCCAAGATTAGCTACAAGATTTTCTATTTGTTCAAGACTTAAGCTATTTTTGATTTCATCTTTATCTAGCATTAAAAAGCACTCTCTTCTTTATTAGGTATTACATTGATTTTTAAAGCTGGGATATCAATCAACTGGTATTGATAGTCAGTAACAAATCTAGGAGTAATCTTACAAGTACCTTTATTTGAAGTGCACCACATCAAGATATCCTTATATCTACCTCGTCTATTTTTATAAACAGAGATTTTTGTATCTGGCATTGGGAAACCATTTTGATTAACAAGATCTTTTAATGCTTCTTTGTCTTCTTGAGAAACATCTAGCATAATTTCGCCTAGATCAACCTTATCAGCAATACTTTTTGCTCCTCTTAATAGATTTTGATCATAAACTTGTGCCGTTCTATATTCTGAATTTAACTGCGTTGAAGTTTCAATAAAGACTCCATTTTCAACAGCTAAATCCTTTAGTCTAACAGCTATCATAAAAAGAACATTATCTTCTCGAAGTCCTTTAACGTTAGCTTTTCCACTAACCTCTCCCAAGATTTTCATACTGCTATGAATATAGTCGTGAAAGAAATATCTAGCTTTATATTCTCTTACGCCAAATTTAATAGTATTTTCAATATCTTGTAGACTAAAATCTGGAAGACGCTTAATCTGAATTTGTGAATCCTCCAAGACAGCGGCCGCATGTCTAACCCTATCAAGTTCACCATTGACATACTGATTATAGATGATATGATCCTCATTAACATCAGCAATAAAAGCAAACATCATAGTTTGAATTTCGTCTATCTGCTGCTCTGTTGTAATATAAATTACAGGCTCCTTAGTTCCATTTGAAACCCATTTACCATTAATAAATAATTCTCCACATCCAACAGTGCAAGCATCTGCAATCATAGCTCTTGTTTTACCAACTCCAGTGGCAGCAGATCTTAAGTAAAGCTTTCCTAGGCGGGCGCCGCGAGTAATTGAATTAGATAAATCTCCATAGAGTGGATAGCCAATCTCAGGGTATTTCATTAATCTATCAATTAGATCATCCGCTCCGTCTCCGGCTTGAACAAAACTATCATCTGCGTTATCAACATATTTTGCTTTAATACGCTCAATTCTAGAGTCGATTTGTTCAGCAATTTGTTCTATTGGGGTATTATCTAGCCAATCTTCTTGGGCTTGTTTCTTTTTTTGATCAAAAATATTATCAGTATCATATAACCAAGAAAGATTCATTCCTGCTTGCTCTTGATACATACGAAGAAGAGTCATTTTCTTCATACGTTTATAGTAATAATCAAAAGCAGCTAATTGTGTCGTTGAGCTTAATTTTTGAAGGTATTCGGCTCCATTATTGGCTCGATAGATACCCAACATCTTAGTTCGTTGGCCAAGATAATCTTCAATAGTAGAAGGATTAATTTCTTTTGCGCCGAGTTGATGTAGATTATATATAGAACTAAAAATTACTTTATGAATATCTTCTGTAAAATCCTCAAGATTGAAAGTATACCCTTCGTTATCAAGTAAGGCAGGATTTTGATATACATCACCTATTACCTGCATACAAGCCGGAATATCAACATATTTCCCCATTACTCTTCCTCATCTTCATCTTTTTCAAATTCTAATAAACGCGGCGGCCGCACATACATTCTGGGAGAAGGGATCGTAACTTCTTGAGTAATTACTTTAAAATCTTCTACCCCTTTGTTTTTTTGTTGTGCTAAAAAAATATTATAATAATAGTTATAAGCATCCTTATAAATGAAAGGAATAATACCTATTCCGCCATTTGCTTTGTCTGTTGATTGCCCTCTAACTTCATAAAACCATTTTAAAGAGTGCAACATGCCACTGTAAGTGAAATTATAGTTTTTATGGTATTCCTCAATTTGTTTCTTAACTTTCATAAAATTATAATCATCACCAAGAAGTTCTTTTATATATGTAATTAAATCTCTTAAATCTTTTTCTTCTTGTGATAAGCTTTTATCATGCTCTTCAGCACAGTGTTTATGGGCATACCGACGGCCTATTTTTACGAATTCTTCTTTTGGATTATTTCGATCAAATTGTTCTCCACAATATAAACATTTGACCCAGGCTTTTGTCATTTCTTTATCACCTCTTCTTTTGGTTTTATTATATCATAAAAATACAAAAAAGTCAAGGGATAAAAGTATCCCTTGACAATAAATAAGAATATGGTAAATAAATTACTCGTTAGCAGCAATGAGTTCTTTTAAATCAAAAACAATAAGTGAAATCTGCTCAGCCTGTGTTCTGGTTGCATTATTGATTTTTTTGCCCTTACCGAGATATTTTTCGACAATCTCTGTAATTCTAGGAGCATAAAAATTTTCCATCTTAGCAGGATCTTTTTCAGCAAGGCTATTTACGATAGAATTAAATTCATCCATTAGGCTATCAAAATCTAACTCTTCATTCACATGATCATCTCTCTTGTCTGTTACAAACTCGCCATTTGTATGCTTAGACTCTTCGTCAATAGCATCATTCAGAGCTTTAACAAGGGCTTCGTATGAGAAATCAACCTCTGGCGCCATATACTTGAAGCGGCCGCCGCAGTCAATAGTATTATCAAGAGAACGAAGAGTTAAAACTCTCTTTGGCTGATCATTGCGAATTACAATATGAGCATAGGCATAAATATCAACCATATCTTTAATAATTTCGTTGTACGAATTACTAAGAGTCGGTACTACTTGATTATACTGAGTGCCATCTTGTCTGGTAAAAGTCTTATCTTTATCATGAGAAATAAAGAGGACCGCATATCCCATCTGTGTAATAGAACGAAAAGTATCTTCAAGCTCTCTCTTTACTCTTGTCCATCCCTGTCCATAGGGGATCTGATTGAGGGTATCAACTCCGGCTTGTGCAATAATATATTTTTCACAGGCAGCTGCAGCAATATCAATAGTATCAATAATAACAGAATGGAACTTTTCTTTAACCTCTGGCTTCTTTAACTCGCGGAGTACCATTCTCATTTCAGCCCAGCTAGTAATATCCTGTGCATAGACGCCAGGTAATGCGTTATATCCTCTCTCAAATGCCAGAATCAGTGCACCTGGCATTTTTGATCCAAAAGTAGTTTTACCAATTTTAGCTGAACCATATAGATATGTAATGTAACCAGAAAGATCACGACTGACCTTATGAGGTTCTAGACTTAATATATTAATTCCCATTATTTATTCTTCTCCTATTTTCTTAATCCATACTCATAGTTTGATAAGAATAGGGAGCGAGTATTACCTCACCCCCTTATGATTAAAAGTTAAACTTTCCCTGTGGAATCTGTGCGGCAGGAGCTGTCTCTGGTGCGGGAGAGCTATTACGAGTTGCGTAATACTCATCGCTTCTTTGCTTTACCTCTGCGAGCATTGTTTCTCTGTTCTGAAGAGCCTTCTGGATGTCTTCAACTGTCATTAATCCGTCATCACCAAAAGAATAAGGCTCTCTCTGCGCGCCTGTAATAACCCATTCACGGATTCTTCTCTGACGGGTATCAACTGCGGCTTCGCCAAATGCAGACTCTGTTTCATTCTGAATCAACTGAGTTCTATTAACAATCTTGCCCCAGACCTTTGTATAAATCGGCTCTGACTGAGAAACACCAAGCTCTTCAAAATAACGAATTCCATCTTCATTTCTCATGATAAGAGTTACGGGAAGGATATCATTTCTAAAATTGAATACTGCACAACGGATCTGAGCACAATCACCGTCATCATCTTCAACCCTATTAACCTGTGTAATAAGAGCATCAACCGTAAACTTATTTCTGTCTACGCCCTCTGGATTAAGATCATTTACGATAGAAACAAAACCGCCTTCATTTCTCATCTGAGACACAAGCTGATCCTGCCCCTGTGGATAAAAATCATTCAGAGCCAAAGATGGGGTTGTGCGAACCTTCCAAGCAGCATCATGCCCATCTGCAACAATTGTCTTACCTTCATCAATAATTCTCTTTAAATTTGCATAAGTCTGATTAGGCTTACCCTTAGAGGTCATTTCTGTCACATAAGTATAATGCACTGTAAGAACATTCATATCGTCTTCAGTTGTAGCAATATCCATTGTTCCAGAAATAAACTTAGTTCCAGGATGCTTAGATCTATCTCCTGTCACCTTCTCCTTCAGATCATGCTGATAAATTCTACCTTCAATCTGTTCCTGATTTACATTCTGTCTCATTAGACTTCTCCTTATTTTCTTTTGATATAAATATTATATCAGAATTTTTAATTATTGTCAAAAGTATAATTAATACCTTTATTAGTGATTTTATAAACAGTAGGATTAGAGCCAGATTTTTCAACATATCCATCCGTTACCAGTTTCCGCATAGAACCAGAAACAGATCTTGAGCCAACTCCAAGGGACTCTCCAATCATTTTTGCTGAATAAAGTTCTCCAGGCTTAGTTTGAAGAAATTTTAGAGCGGCCGCCCCACTCTTTGTCATTTCTGTGTTTTTAATAGGCTTGACAATTTCATCATAAAGCTTACCAAAATCTTCTTTAGAGGTAATATTTATAGCTTTTTCAATAAACTCTTCTTTTGTCATAATTCTTTAATATTTTCTCCTTTATTATTTATAAGATAATTATATCTTATTTTTTAAAAAAGATCAAATATTATAAGTAATAAGCTATTCTGCGTAGGGTAGACGCTTTATCCAATCGCAAAATTGATGCCATTCAGTAAGTCTATGATTCTGTCTTTGAGCATACATATTTCTAAGCACAGCATAATTCATAGTTACTGTTCGAGTTTGTAGCCAAGACTCCGGTAGGATACGAATAAGCTCTTTCCAGTAGCGTTTGTCTTTTGTTTCATTATACTTTTTACGAAGAGTTTCGCAGATAGTAATAATCTCTTTCCAGGCATCGTCAGAAGTATAAAAATCTTTATCAAAGACTGGAGTTATTTGGTAATCATCTGATTCGAAGCACTATTTTGTAATTGGTGTAGAAGCAAGTTTGTGCATCTTGCTCGTTGAATTCGCTGTTGTTCCAATTTTATAAGTATCGAACTAACTCCACCAGTACATAGGAGCCGTAATATCAACTGATACAAAAATTTGACGAAGAAATTTGCTATCACTAGTTCCAGCTTTAATCATACGGTGTGCAAGATCAAGATCTTTCTATCCAAGAATAAAATCTCCAGTACGCGTATCTACGATGCTATCGGACTTTGCCCATGATTCAAGAGGATTTCTTAGTCCATGAAAAGCTGATTTCCAGCCATATGTTTCTGAATGTAAAAACTTCATTTATTTCCACCCGTTGCGTTATATCCAAAATCTTTAGCTTGATAAAGTTCAATAAAGAATTTTTCTTTTTCGTTTAATTGCTATTTAGGACATTCTTCCAATATCTCAAAAGCAAAATTCTATAAACCATAATCCATCATTGCTTTATAGAGCTTATTTCCAAGCGGCGTATCTATTCCTAAACCGCATTTGCAATGCTCTTTCCATCTTTTATTAATATCAATAGCCTGACCAATATAGCAATCTCCAGTTAAGAGATTAGTAATTTTATAAATACCAGTTTTTATTTCTGTTGATTTTAAAATTAATGGAAATTGTTTTTTGGCAAGTGGTTGCCAATAGGTTTGCCATATAAGCATGCTAAGCACTCTAGGCTTGTGAAGCTCTCGTTTGACTCTCTATAATTTAGCAATATCATCCAAATCTGATTGAGACGGAATTAAACAATATTGTTGTTTATTGTCTTTGACCTATTGTTCTTTTAATAAAGCTTCACGCGCGGCAGCTCGTGTCTCTTTAAGCTTAGTCAGTTCATTCATAAGAGTCTAGATCTATGCTTTTATAGGTGCGGCCGCAGCCTATTCCTGTGCCTTCAGCTGAGTTTTATATTGCTATAAACTTAATTCAGCTTGGCGTTTAGACTATGCTACTGTTGCTTTATATTCCTATAACTAAAATTGCAAACGATTTTTTTCTTTAATGTAAACTTCATTAAGTTGTTGTTTTTTATTTTCTATTTCTCTAATTACCTTAGTCTATTTATTAAGTAATTCGGAAATCTAAGAATTAATTCTCTATTGCTACTTAGTTTTTTCGATCTTTATGGCATTAGCTTTTTGTAAAGCTAACTTTGAAGAAGATTCATTAACTCTACTTTTCCAGAATAAATAAAGACTAAGACAGAAGATAATTGATGCAATTGTAATTGTCATAATATAAAAAGAAGGGGTTAAGTTACCTTAACCCCTTTAATTTTATGTTGTCTTATATCTCAGGCGTCCTTCTCGTCAGGGGCATCTGGATCGAACTCCTTACCAGCATCTGTAAGCTTAATAAGCTTAATCGGAGTGTGAGTACCATCTGCATTCTCAACCTCTGCGGGAATTCGTGCAATCAGGCCCTTTCTCTGAAGAGAGGTCAGAGTACCATTAACAGAACGAGGCTCACGATGAATAGCTGCCGCAATGTCCTTAGCAGTAATATCCTATGCTTCGTGATCCACAACATAATTGAAAACAACTTTTGAATTCTCTTTAAGTGCCATAATTTTTCTCCTTATTTAGTAGGTTTTGTGTTATATATTAAAAAGTCACCTTTATTTTAATTTTTGACTCATAGGGATTAATTACTTTTGTCCTGCGGTGTCTTTTTAATTATTATCACTTTCATTATCATTATTATATTAAAAATTTTATTGATTGTCAAAAATGGTGTATTGGGTTTTCTCTTGCTTTGTCTATAGTCAAACGATGTATATCTTCAATGTTCGATAATAGGCCATCTTTAATTGACATTCCTAAATTAAATGGAACGAATCCAGTTTTAGGAGGGGCTAAATTAATATGTGTTTTATCAGAGCCTCCCGCGTGATCATGGCCATGAATATTAATTGCCCAAGGAACATCAACAGGCTCATGAGATAAAATAAGTTTTGGGGCAATAATCAGGGGGCCATTATAAACTTCATTAAAATAGTGATACCAATTGCGGTTATCTGGTATAGATTTATGAGTTTGATCGTGATTCCCTTTTATTAAAATTTTATAGCATCTTAAAATTCGTAAATATTCTGGATTTCCTACATCACCAAGATGAATAAGAGTATCATTTTTATGGATGTACTTTTTCAATATATTCATTTGCTCTTGTTCAGAGATATTATATCCCATAAAGGATCTATCAATATCATCAAAATGAGTATCAGATATAATAAAGACTGATCCTTTAGCTGACCAAGGCTTAAAACAATCATATAAACTTACAATCATAATTATTCACCAAGCATTTTTAATACTTCATTTTCTGTAATAATTGGAATATTTAAAGACTTAGCTTTTACATTTTTTGAAGAAGTAGAGTTAATATCATTATTAATAAGATAATCCGTTTTTGTTGAAACTGAGCTTGCTACTTTTCCACCAACAGCCTCAATTTTATCTTTTAGCCATTCTCTATTTCCACCTTTAAGCTTTCCTGTAATTACAAAAGTTTTGTTAAGATTAGCTCGATCAGATTCAACGGGCGCCGTACCATAATCAAAAGTCAAGTTATCTGCGATTGCATCAATATCTGTGAAATCAAAATGTTTGATTTCATAGTCAGCTACTTCACCAAAATCTGGCAATTGAGTAAAATCAAAATTATCAGTAACTGCTTTTCTAAAAGAGCACCATGACACAAAGCGTTTTGCCAGCTGCTTAGATGCTGTTATTCCTACTTGTGGAATTCCTGCTGCTGAGATACATCTCCATACTGGAACGCTCTTAATACTTGTCTCTATTGAATCAAGAACCCTTTCAACAGATTTTACTCCGAATCCTGGCTTCCTACTCCATTCTGCTTTATGTTCATTTAAATAAAGTAAATCAACTGGATGTTGTAGCCATCCCCAGTCGATTAGTTTTTGTATAGTCATCTTAGAAATACCCTTAATATCAAGACCATTCTTTCCATAAATGTGATCGAGAATATTAACATATCTTGAAGGGCACTTCTCATTAGGGCAATAGAGAATCTCAGATTCTGACTCTCTTTCATTCTTTATCACTAACGGTTCTCCACAAAACGGACATATTGTAGGAATTTTTAGCTCTTTATCTTTTGGCGGATTATTTGACTTTTCCGCGCTGTATATTTGAGGTACAATTTGGAGGGCCTTAAAAGTCTCAATTGGTTCGCCAATATAGGGATGCTTCCCAAGTGTTTGATAAAGAATAGATATATTATGAACTGAGGCGCGGGCACAGGTACTTCCATCCATTTCGACTGGATCGAAGATGGCAATTGGGCTGAGCACGCCTGTCCTCCCCATCGACCATTCTATATCTCTTAAAATTGTTGAATAAGTTTCTTCATAAAATTTATATGCGATGGCGGCACTAGGATGATGACTAGTTTCGCCAGCCGCCGCGTAATCAGCACAGTTATTTACTTTAAAAACTACTCCGTCAATGGGATAACCTAATAATTCAGATCTCTTCTTGACATTATCTATTGCAAATTGATAATCTCCATCACAAGATATTGGATCAGAAGTCCCATGAGGAACAATATAGAACCCAAGTTCTGCCAATTTGTCTAGTTTTTCACTTAATGTTTCTGCCTCTACTCCGCTAATACAATCCCATGCTACAAAAGTAAGATGCCTTTCACTGCACTCTTTACTATCAAGAAGTCTAATAGAACCTGATGCAAAATTTCTAGGATTCTTATATTTGTCTTTAAACTGCTCAAAGTCTTTGTAGGTACAGATCATTTCTCCATCTACAATGACTTTTCTATCTTTAATACCAATTCTTTTTGGGATACTGGAAACGATTCTTGCATTATGAGTGACATCTTCTCCGATAGAGCCATCCCCTCTCGTTTCGGCTCTTACTAGAGAGCCATTCTCATATAAAAGAGAAATGGTGAGGCCATCCATTTTTGCCATCGCTATCCATTCTTTATTTCCGAACTTAGAATAAAGTTCTTCTACATCTTTTGTTTTATCCAAGGATAGCATCGAATGATTATGTGTGACTTTTTCAAGTTTATTTACAACTGTATAAGAGATTTTCTGTGTAGGAGAATTTTCAAATTTGATCCCAGTTCTATTTTCAAAATCCTTTACTTCAAAATAAAGATCATCCCATTCTTCATCACTTACCTGGGGGTGGCCTTCATCGTAATATTTAGTCCATTCATTAAGCCGTTTGATAGCTACGTCATAATCAATTTTATTTGCAATCATTTTTATGTTCTCTCCGTCTTCGCCATTAAAAACCTGCGTGCCGAACTATTAAGAAGATATTCCTAATGAATCTAAAAAATCTGCTATCAATGGGTGGCAACTGAAATGGGTCTCCCAAACAAATAACATATACTTGATGTTTAAATAATAATTCCATTAAAGATTTAGGAGCCATAGAAACCTCATCAACTACAACCACATCATAATCAATAAATGGTTTTGGTTTTCTAAAGAAACCACCCGCCGGCCGTGGTATATGTTCATATAATAGTCGATGAAGAGTTGCTACATTTTTATTTCCTTTTTTCTTTAATACCTCGGCAGCTTTACCTGTAAAAGCACAATGACATACCCTATCTTCTTCAACATTAAGAGCATCAATAATATATCTTACAAGTGTACTTTTACCAGTTCCAGCGTAGCCAGCAATCACTGTATATTTTTCTCCAACCCGATGTCGCGCAACAGCTGTTTTTAATCCTTCCTCTTGTCTTTTAGTTAATATCATTATTCATGCTCTCCAATCACTTCGTCTAAAATTTGACAAAATCTTAAAATGTCTCTTTTAGCCTGTTCGTAATAATACTGCTTATCATGATCTTTGATTGAATTTTTATAAAACTCATATTCAGCCATTTGCTCTCTAGCTCGAATATATCTGTATACTAAAGAGTCATACTGATAACCTTTTAATTTCTTTTCATCTATTGTATCAATTCTTAAACTTCCATCTGACATATCTATTTTCATTATAACACCCCTATTATTTTTTATATTATAATAAATTTAAAGAACTATATCGTAATATATAATTGTAATTATCATTGGTAATATTATTGTAATTAATAACAATACAAGATATTTTTCTTTACTTTCCATATTATAAAAATAACCTTTCTTTTATTTATATATATATTATAACAAAAAATAAGAAAAAAATCAAAAAAGAAAAATGCGATTGAAAAAATCCAAACGCATTTTTTATCCCTGTGGATGGTCGCCCGCGCGTCACTCAGTTAAAAGAAATACTTAGATGAATCTACAATTTCATAATCCTACATTATAAGCTGTGGATAAACATTATTATTCCATTGATTTGCATTACACTTACAAATTGCATTAAGCTCTAAATATCCTGTGGTTATGAATTGAGCAATTTCTTCATCAGTTCCATTAAATTTAATAATATATACTGAACCGTTTGAGCATAAACAAAACCAACTTTACTATATAGGGTCATATCTTGTACTTACTACATTATTTTTATCTTTCATATATTATATTATATAAAAAAATAGCAAAAAAAACAAGTGGTGAAGTTATAACTTCACCACCTTATTAATCTTACTATTTTTAATCATAATGTTTCCAGCTCCAACCCTACTTAACTCTGGGATATCTGAAGCTGAAATACAGATTGAACTAGGAGTACCAGATAGCAGAAGATTATTATTATCATTTACAAGAACAGCTGCTACTACTTCTCCAGTTTGAGCATTTGGCTTGTAAGTAAGAATTCCTCGTCCAGATCTTCCTTGGACAGGATACTCTGAAATAGAAGTCTTTTTGCTCAAACCATTTTTGCTAAAAATAGCTAAATCTTTATGTGTATTTGGATTAATAGGCAGACCAACGATTACTTCGTCTTCGAGTTCAAGCTTAATAGATTTTACTCCTGCGGCGACCCTCCCAATAGGGGTGATATCTGAAGAAGTAAAATGAATTGCGTAGCCATGTTTAGTTACAACGAGTAACTCTTCATCTTTAACAAAAGTAACATTAGCAATTTCATCGCCATCTTTAATTTTAATAGCCTGAATACCGGTGGCCTTCTTTGTATTTATATATTCTTCTAACTTAGTTTTCTTTACTAATCCTTGTTTTGTAAAAAATAATACATATTCTGCGTTAGTTTGTCTATGCAGAGAGGTTACTGCGGCAACGTGCTCATCCGCATCCATATTAATTAATGTACTAAGAAGCTGACCTTTTGAAGAATTTGCTCCAACTGGAATTTTATCGACTACCAGACGATACATTTTTCCCTTATTTGTAAAAACCATTAAAGTATCAATAGTATTAGTAGAAATGGTTTCAAAAACAGCTTCGTCAATAGTTTTAACTCCTTTTCCATTTTTTCGTTGTACTTTAAAGCTATTTTTAGGTACACGTTTAATATCTCCAGTTTGAGAAAGAATTACAACACAATCTTCTGGAATAACTTCTTCAATAATTTTATCTTCTGGTTTTACTTCAATATGAGTTAACTCTGTTCTACGGGCATCCCCATATTTCTTTACTAAATCTGCCAAACGAGATTTAAGAATATCCTTTTGACGATTTTCATTCGCAAGAATATCTTTTAAATCTTGGATTTTATTCTCAAGTTCTTTAGCTTCCTGTTCAAGTTCAACTTTTTCAAGTTTTGCAAGAGAAGAAAGTCTCATAGCTAAAATTGCTTTAGCTTGATTTTCTGTGAATTGATATTTCTTAATTAAGTTTTCTTTTGCGGCGGCAGCATTTTCAGAGCCTTTAATCAGCGCTATAATGTTATCAATATCTTCAAGTGCCCGCAGCAAACCATTAACAATTTCAAGTCTATCAATAGCTTTATCTAAATCAAATTTAGTTTCTCTTGTTATGCAATCAATGTTGTGGTCAACATAGATTTTAATACAATCTTTAAGATTTAATTCAGTTGGTACTTTATCGACAAGAGCAACTTGATTGTAGCTGAATGAACTTTGTAAATTTGTTTTTGCAAAAAGTTTATTTACAATACTTGCGGGGTGGATTCCTTTGTCACATTCAATAACAATTCTAACACCTTTTTTATTAGATTCATCACGAATATTATTAATTCCTTCAATTTCTTTTTTATCAGAAATTTCACCAATCTCTGTCATTAATCCTTCAATAGTAGTTCCATATGGAATTTCAGTAAATATAATTTTTTGTTTATCAATTTCATATTTGCTACGAATTTTAACACTACCATGACCTGTTTTCATAATTGCGGGAATGTCTTTAGAGTTAATAATAATTCCGCCTGTTGGAAAATCAGGACCAGGAAGCATTGGTTCTTCTCCAGCAAGATATTGATTAATAGCTGCCGCAACTTCACCAAGATTATGTGGTGCCCAAGAGCAAGCCATAGCTACACCAATTCCACTATTAGGATTACAAAGTAAATTAGGAAAAATGCTTGGTAGTTCAACAGGTTCTTCTGTCGTTTCATCATAATTAGGAATGAAATCAACATTATTTTTCTTTAAACCTTGAAGCATTCCTTCTTCTGTTAATTTAGATAGTCTTGCTTCTGTATAACGAGGTGCGGCGGGGCCATCACCCGCTTGATTGCCAACATTACCATGAAAATCAATAAGCGGATAGCGCATTACCCAATCTTGTGCAAGACGAACTAACGCGCCATAAATAGATGAATCTCCATGAGGATGATAAGAACCCATCACATCTCCGACAATCTTTGCACATTTTACATGAGGTTTATTACTAGTTCTTCCTCCTGTAAAAGCTCCATATAAAATTCTTTTAGCAACTGGTTTAAGACCGTCAGTTGCATTGGGTATGGCTCTATCTGAATTAACAGAGGCGGCATATTCAATGAAATTTGTACTTAATTCTTTTATTAAATCACTCTGCATTCTTTATCTCCTTATAGATTATTCGTTTATTATTTTCAAATAATATTTGAATCTCATTATTATAATATTCAATATAAGTATCTGGCTGATGATATTTTTGAATTAATTCAATAGCTTTATTTCGTTTATTTACACCAATATTAATATTACATTTAGGGCAATGTAAATGCCATGGAGTTCTACCCCATTCATCAAGACCCCAATAAAGTGCAGAATTACAATTTGGACATATTAAATCATTTTGCATTTTTTATCTCCCAAATAATTTGTTTTGCTATTGATTTTGCTGTATCTTCAGATAATCGCCAATTTTGATATTTTCTATAACATCCATCACATTTTCTATCTTGATACTTATCCCAATCTCCAAATTCACAATTATCACAATAGCAATAACATAATTCATCAGTTAAAATTTTTATAATTTTTTCTTCTTTATTAGAGATGTTATTGTCTATTTTTTGAAGCAATGATTCAAAATATTTTAATTCTTCCTTATCTTCTTTATCTCTATCTTCATCCTCTGATATACAACAACATTCACTTTTCCATATTGAAGTGGCTTCTTCTAATTTTATTTTATAAGCATCATATATTTCATTTAATACATTAGTTTCCATAAGTGGCCTCTGCACTATGCTGCTGAATAAACCTTTTTCTAGGAATAATTTGTGTACCCATTAAATCATCAAATAATTTATTAGCCGCTGCAATATCTTCCACAGTTACCTGTCTAATAATACGCTGGTCAGGATCTACAAGAATTGAGGTCTCATCCGGTGACATCTCTCCTAACCCTTTTAGTCTATTAACGAGATACTTTCTTCCCTTATGACTGGCTCTATATTTCTCAAGTTCTGTATCATTTTTTAAATAAATATAAGTATCCTTACCTTCTGTAATTTTGTAAAGAGGGGGAACTCCTGCATAAACATATCCATCAAGAATAAGTTCTGGACAAAAAGTCCATATAAAGGTATAGAATAGATTCTTAATATGGGCTCCGTCCGTGTCAGCATCGGACTCGATTATGATTTTTCCATAACGAAGGTCTTCTTTATTATAAGTCAGCTTCATTGTTTTCATATCAACTGTAAGACCAAAAGCATCAATCATCGTCATAATTTCTGCATTTTTTTGAATCTTATCAAGTGTTGCTTTTCTTACATTAAGAATTTTACCGCGAACAGGCATAACCGCAACAAATTCATTATCACGAGCCAGTTTTAAATTGCCTGAGGCCGAATCACCTTCCGTCACATATATCTCACATTTCATACGGTCTTTAGACCAACAATCCGCAAGTTTACTATCAAATTTAAGAGCCTTTTGTTTCTTTTTATTCTGTTCTCTTGCTTTGTCTCTTGCTTTCTTTGCAGCATCTCGTGCCTTACGAGCGGCAGCCGCCTTTTCAAAAATTATTTTAATATCTTTTTCATTTTTATTAAACCAATCATGTAATGCATTTACAATAGAAGCTGTAAAAGGTGACATATCAATTTTTACAATACGCGATTTTGTTTGCGCATCATATGAAACTCCAGGTGCGGTTAAATTAAAAGCAATAAACATTCCTTCCTGAATATCATCACCACTTAAATTTTCATCTTTTTCTTTTAACCATTTCTTTTCTTTAAAAAATTTATTAAATTCTCTGGTTAAAATGGTTTTAATTTGAGTAATATGCGGTCCCGCATCTGTATCACCTGTGTTAACATATGAAATCATATTTAATGAATATTTTGATGTATAGGTTACAACCATATCAAGTTTATTTCTTCCTGCATCAAAATTCATATTCATACGAGAGTTGATAATTTCAGAATCTCCAACTGCATCATCTACTAAATCATTTAATCCATGTTTAGATGTAAAAATTTCTTTTTTATCATCTATTGTTAATTCAATAGTCAGTCCTACACACAAGCAAGTAAGAATATGAAATAATTCTTTTACTTTATTTATATCAACCTCTGGATGGGTAAAGAATTCTTCTGAAGGTTGCCATCTTACATAAGTTCCATTTGGTTCTTTTGATTTCCCTACGGATCTATTAACAAAAATTCCTTCATTAAAAAAGATACTTTCAGTTTGTCCATCTCTCCAAGTTTCAACTTCCATCTTATGTGAAAGAAAATTTGTAAGTTTAGAACCAATTCCATTAAGACCAAGAGCAGTTCCTTCATATACTCCATCATCTGAAAATTTTCCAGAAGTATTTAATGTATCAAAAGAAGCCTGAAGAATTGTTTTACCATCTTCACGAATTGAATTAACTAAAAACCCTTGAGCATAATCTCTTACCGCATATGAATTTTCTTTTGTATCAATTTTTACTTCAATTAAATTTCCATGTCCAGCTTTAAATTCATCAATGGCATTAGAAATAATTTCTACTAAAAGCTGGGTTGAATATTCGGTAGAACCACAATAAACTCCTGGTCTTAATCGTGTAAATTCAAGAGGTGAAAGACTTTGAATAGAATCTTCTGTATATAGTTTATTCGCCATAATAATTCATCCTTTCATTTTTATATTCATATTATAGTCTATTTTTTTATAATTGTCAAAATTTTTTAAGATGCGAACCTCTCTTCAAGCCTTTTAAAAATCTTTTTAAATTTTGCTTGATCACCAGTAGCTTTAGCATCCGCCAATTCGTTACCAAGAACACCACAGTGACCACTAGTTTTTTTTACTTCGAATCTCACGAATTCCTTTGCATAGTAGTCATGAAGAATCTTCATTAAATCTACATTTTCAACAAGCTTTTTCTTAGAATTATACCACCCATTAAAATACCATCTATTCATCCATTCATTAATTGAACGCTCGGCGTAAGCTGAATCTGTATATATGGTAGCTAATTCAGGCTGTCTATTGACATATTCAATAGCTTTAATAATTGCAGTCAGTTCCATCCTATTATTAGTAGTATTCTATTCTGTTCCACTTAAAACATCAATGATTTTGTCCTCTTGTTGATTCATTATAATTGCTGACCAGCCTCCGCTCCCTGGATTTCCTTTGCAAGAGCCATCTGTATAAATATGTAGCATGTAATCTCCTTTAAACGCAAAAAATAGGGGAAGTATTTATCATAACTTCCCCTATGCAAATTAACCAACTTTTTTAATAAATTTAGCTTTTACAAAACCATATACAGAATTATTAATTAAGATATAATACCACTCAGAGTCTTCTGAGTCTTTTATTGTATCACAAACCCAAATTCTTCCGCCTTTAAAAATAGCAGGAACAGATTTAAGTTGTGGATTCTCTTTTCCTGCCCAAGTTCGTACTGCAAGAGAATTACAATTTGTAACCTATCCAACCCATAATGGAGTCTTAGATACTGTTGTCTTAGTTTGAGTTGCAGTTGTAATTCTGTCAATATACTTAGCAGAAACAAAACCATATTTAGCTCCATACTTAATATAATACCAAGCAGATCCATCTGAAGCTTTTATGGTATCACACACATAGACAACTGTGTCCTTCTTTAGCGGACTGAATGAAAGAGTCGGATTTTCCTCTCCGGCCCAAGAGCGAACAGACAATTTACTTGCTGTAACTTTACCTTGCCATTTAGTTTCTTTAGAAGGTGCGGCGTTCGAGGTCTGAGGCGTTATCAGGGCAGCCGCCGCATATCCAGAAAGTTTACCAATACCTAAATTTGTTGCTGTATGATGAGCAGTATTAAGAAGAATGTCGCCTGGCTTTAAATAATCATAAGAATTTAAATACTTAGGATCAGTTAAAATTTCACACACACCTGTTGCTTTATAGCCATCTACCATATTGCCTGTATAAGTTGCTTTTAAATTTTGTAATGCAGGGATAGATAGTAAGTAACCTACAGCTTTAGTATTATCAATTACTCCTTCGCTACAATCTGCTTCGCAGGGAGTTTTAATTTTTGAAGGTCTGTATCCGCTGGCTACGAGTTGAGTCCAATAAGTTGTTCTTTGATTCTGATCGTAACCAATATTATTATTATTTGCAGCTTCAATAGCAAGCTATGCTAACAGATCTGCGGCCGCACGGTTTTTCAGTCTAATAACAACATTCCATGGTCTTCTGTACCAAGAAATGATTTGCCATTCAGTTCCGGTCTGGTCTCCTGCTTTACCGCCTTTATATCTTCCATTCTAGTCATGACCACTATTAGAGATTTTTCCATAATATTGACTAAAGTCCATTATTTTTCATCTCCTTTAATGTAACTTGCTATATCATTATTATTTAATAAATTTTTAAAATTGTCAAGTACATCATCTACGATTACTTTAAATTGTTCATATGTAATTACTTTGGCTAAATCTGGATACTCAGCAACAAATTCATTATAAACTTTTGCGAGTTTTAAGTCTCCTGTGCCATTGCTAAGTTCTTTTTCAGCTTGTGCCACAAGATAAAGCAACACATGCTTGATGGTCGTGATTTGATCATTTTTAGAGCTTTTAAAAAAGCCATTTCCAAAGTATCCAACTAAAATTCCTGCAACAAAAGCAAGAATACTAATAATTAAAATAGTTGTTGCACTCATATGAGCATCCTCCTTTTATCCTACTATATCATCTACGCTATCTGCCTATTCGGCATCAGTACCTTGATATGTTTGTGGGTCTTCAACGAAGTCTTTTGCGGCGGCCGCCTCGTAAGTTATACCACCTTTTGAATTTTCTTTTGCAGATTTAGCAAAATATCCCATTGTACCGAGAGTAACAGAAAACACTGTCCCTGCCATAGCTGTTAATGGACTTAGACTTGGCATTTGGCCAATCATAGCTGCCAATGAAAATTCTGCAACTGTAACCCATCCAATAAATAACAAAACAATTATAGCTATAGCAAAAAGTAACCACAGGGCTAATTTCCCTGTGGTTATTTTGAACGGATTTTTATTCTTTAATTCATTATACTAATTTTTTAGATCATTCTATCTTTGGATATTCTTTTTTTCTATCTACCAGTTTTTCTCTTGTTTTGAAATATCCCAAGAACGTTTTAGATAGAATGATTTATTATGCTTTAAGAATTGCATTTTTTCACATCCTTTGTGCAATCTGAGCGATTCTACTTCTATGAATAATCGGGAGAGTAACTTCTCCATATAGATCTTCGCCACGATACACTTTAGAGGCTCTTCTCATACCATTATTATTACCTGCATAAATACCAAGATCAACTTGAGCATCACTATCGCCATCAAGGATACAAATAGAATCTTCTCCAATTCTTTGAAGGGCAAGTCTTAGTAATTCAATATCAAGATTCTGAGCTTCGGTAATATAAATACCTGCATGCATTCCTGTAGTATCATATCCACGGATATCAGAAAAAGGCAATAAGACAATTTTTCCAGTATCAATGTAATTATTGATTACATATTCTTTATCTCCGCCCAATTTACTTACTAGGAAATTACCGATTTGTGAGTCTAAGAGCTTTTCATCTTTTGACCCAGGATAATATCCTAATCGAGCGGCTCCATTTGTTGCAACAGTATTACAGAAAATGATGATACGATCAATTTCGCCATTTTCAAGCTGTTGAATTAGATATGATACAGCTAAGTATGATTTTCCTGTCCCCGCCGCGCCTCTTAACATGGTAATTTTATTATGATTAAGGCTTTCCATTGCTAACCACTGATAGCTATCTTTTGGTTTTACTTTGCCGAACATTTTACTTTGAAAGCAAGGAAAACTTTTTAATTGTTGAAGTACACCATTTCTATAGACATACTTGTCAATAATTGAATCATCCTTATCTTTGATGATAAGATATTCATTACACTTTAAAGGGATGGGAACCTCTCGAAGATTAAAAATAGTATCATACAACTTGGCCATTTCATCATCAGACTCTATCTTAATAATTTTATATCCCTTATAGTCATCTGCATCTGTTTCTGAAAGATATGTAACATTTAATCCTTTCATTTTAGCAAAATGTTTGCATAATGAATCTTGAGTAATAAAGATTATTGAATCTGCTGGGCCATGAAGTGCAGAAATGATAATACGGCTATCATCATTATTTGGTAAAAATGGATCATTGTCAATAGCTTGATCCCAAGTTTTATCATAGAATATAACTTGATATTGATCTTCATGTTCATCAAGGAGATTTACAAGCTTTCTAGCTTTATACTTAGTTTCCGCATCCTTGGTGCTTGAAGTCTTAATGTTCTCTAACTCTTTTAGAGTAATGCTACTAATGTAAAAAGTTTTATCTGTATCAAAAACTTCTTTGCCCTTGCTCAATAGAGAACAGGTATCATAAAAAAATTGCATATATAGAATCAGTCCTCTCTTGGATTTTCTTATTTTTCGTCATCAGGGTCAATTGGTTCTGGATAAGGAAACTGAGAAAATCCGTAATGTTTTTCAGGTTCTGGCGACGTCTCATTTTGTTCTATTATTTTTTGGACACTATACATTTTTGCAACAAGCGATGTTTTCCAGTATTCAAAAAGTTGCTCCAGCAACTATTCCAGGCTGGAGCAAATAGGCCAAATGAGAACTGCCATGAAAAATCCTAACAAAAAGTATATCATAGGCAAGTATCTCCATTTCTAGTTTCTTAATATAAAAAGACTTTTATAGCTTAGGGATTAACTTTTTTTGGCCGAAGAGCTAATACCTTTAAAGAAACCTCCGATCCAAGCAAGAGTTCCACCAATCAGCGGCAGCTGAGAAGGAGTAAACATTGTAGTTCCTATGAGGGCATTAAGACCGTTACATAAAATATTACCAATAGTTATTTTTGCGAACCAACCGCCAATCCATCCAAAAAGGAAACCAAGAGCTGGCCCAAAAATAATTAAAATTGCAAGAACTGCTAGAATACCAACAATAGACCATCCATCATCATGTGTCATTTCTTTTTCTCCTTATATTTAAGATCATAGATTATTTGATCAATAGCAACTGGATAATTTTCATGCGCGTCTAGCGCGACATTATAAGATCCACAAGGCTCAAAAAGCTTTGTTGAATGAGTATGCCCTGCTAAACATAATAGTCTTTTAGTTAAAGACTTATCATCGTCGAGGTTTGCTGTCAAAGTTGGATAATGACATAGGTAAAAATTATATTTTTGATATTTTAAAACAGTTGCATATCCTTCTACTGTAATACGCGGTTCCTGTCTATATAATTCAACTCTATTAGAGGTATCATGATTACCAATTAAGATATGAATATTTCCAGGCAGCTGCCGCAGAAGTCTTATGCCTTTGTCATTATCATTCAGCATTATATCACCAAGTATATAGAGATCATCATCCCAAGCGACAGCTTCATTAAAATTACGGACAATAGCTTCATCCATCTCTTGTATAGAATGGAATCCTCGACGTTCATAAATGAAGTTTTTATTATGACAAAAATGAAGGTCACTACTAAGCCAGATCATTTTTCAGGATTCTCCTTATAGGTCATTTTATTATCTTTGTATCTAAAGATACGATAGAATCCCTCCTTAAAAGAAGGCTCTTCAAATCTTTTATACATTGACACTACATCTGAAACAGGTACTTTTGCACGGCCTGTACGCTTGTCATTTCTTTCAATAGCAACTTTAAGAGGGGTAGCAATCCATATTGCATTAATATGATTATACCCTTTTAAATGCTGAATTAAATATTTTCTTGATTTTCTGGTTAAGGAAGTCTGATCTACAAAGACATCACGTCCGTCACTCAGTGCGCCATTAATCTGGTCCCAGAATAACTTATAAACTTCATCTTCATGTGCAAAATAGTCTTCACCAGGCTTGAGTAACGAAAATCTAATTGCGTCTCTTGAAATATATGCTGCTCCTGATTTTATATGATGCTCACACCAATATGATTTTCCTGAGCCAGGGCACCCACACATAATATATACATCAGCCATAATTAATCACCTCTATGTTCTGCAACAAAGATTCTCCAATTTGGTTGAATCCTGTTGCCATCTTTATCAAAATTACCACATTTATATTCAATATCGAAGTCTGCTTTTGTATATGCTCCAAAGCCTCGACATTCTGCATGATTAGTTTCTTTTCCACATCTCAAGCAGTATAATTTTTTTAGATGACCAGGTTCTCTTACTTTTTTACTAGGTCTTGCGATTGGAATACCGCGATTGCCGCATTGAGTACAATAAAATTCGCTTACTGTTATATTTGACATACATATCACCCCTTCTCTTTATAATAATTATATAAAAAAATACATTAAAAATAAAATATTACTTTTAATGTATTTTAGTTAATTTTATTTAAAGCATACTCTGTAAAGTTACAGTTTGTCTTAGCGGAATTTGTAAATAGTGTCCCATCTAAAAGTGATAATGCCAGATATAATGAAAGCCATCTTCATCATCCTAAGTATCTTTCTAAATCTCTTTCTAAAATAGATTGAAAACCGACCCCGCCGAGATCAACAATAGTATAAGGCATAAAATGACCAACCACTTTACCCACATAATTTAAATATGCGGCTGCTGCAGGATCGCCATCAGAGGCTCTTGCTATGATAACTTTTTCATTTACTTGAAATTGTGGATTCGTCAGATTCATTTTTTACGTCCTCATCAAAATAAATTGGTTCAAGAGTGTCTAAGTCTAATAGAGCTGTTCTCTTGCTATTGACTGAGCCAAGATCTATATCAATTTTATGTCCATCACAATATTTTATAATTTCTGGCTTTTCTTTTAATTCTTCTTTATTTAAAGGAGTCCATATGACTTTATCATTATCATAATAGCCAAATTCGAATTTAAGGTATTGAACAGGCGTGTGTCCATGCACTACGATGGTTTTTTCTTTGATAGGTTCTTCCTCTTTTGGCGCGTTTCTCTTACAATGCCACTTTTGATGAAAATGACGCCTATCCCAGAGAGGCTCCCAGAAATTGATATTTTGATCTGGTGTAAAGCCACAATGATCAAGAAGAATGTGCTGACCACTTTGATTAATATAAACTTCTCTTAAAGAGAGATGAGCAAAATATTTAGAGAAGAATAGTTGTCTTTCTTCTTGCATATGTCTTAGTTCTTTCTAAGTAATTTTTCCACCATTCATATACCATAACTGAAGATCTGAAGTAAAATGTCCTTCAATACAGTCTGGAATCGCGGCGGCTGCCATGTCTTCGTGATTACCCTTAATGTAGAAAGTATTTGGGCGGTGTTTAAGCTCTTCAACAATCTGAATACCATGCTATCCACGGTCAATGCAATCGCCTAAACAATATAAAGTATCTTCTGGGTTGACATATTCAATTATTTTTTTCCATAATTCATATTCACCATGGAGATCAGAAAAAGCATATGTTTTATTCATTGACTGATATCACATCCTTTCTTAATAATATTATATTAAAAATTTTAAGAGAAATAAACTTTCAGGCCAAAAGACGTAAATGAATAAAATTCTTTTTTGAAGATACCTTAGTAGGAATATAAAGGAGATAATATTTATGCGAGCTAGCCGAGGATAGATAAAGATTGAAGATATATTAAAAGATGCTGGTCTCAATTTCAAGGAAGAATATTCATTTCCAGACTTAGTGAGTAGTAGCGGCCGCCCTTTAAGATTCGACTTTTGTGTTCTTGATGATGATGGTAATATAGATTTTTTAATCTAGTACCAAGGCATTCAACACTATTAGGCAAAATCTAAGTTCGGAGGATACTCTGGCTTAAGAAAACAGCAATTTAATGATATGAAAAAGCGTTAGTATTGTAAAGCGCATGGGTATACGTTAATTGCTATCCCCTACACTGATTAGGGCAGAATTGATTATGATTATATTATGTGCCGCGCAGGATATTAACGCTTTGTATTTTTACATTATAAGTTGACAAAAACTAAATTTTTTACTATAATAAGTTTATAGTAAGAAAATGATGAGGTGTTACCTTGATTAATAGAAGAGAAGAAATTAAGAAAAAAGGATTCTCGATGAATCTTTAGGGAGACACTTCAGATGTATACACACCTATAGACTTTTCAAAAATTCGAGTAGGGCTAAAGACTTTATAGGACGCCACCATTGATATAGGATCGTACCGCCGCATAAATCCCAGATGTGGAGATAAAGATTTTGTATTGACGGCTATCAACAATGGAAATATAGATGCAATGAGAGAAATCTCAAATTTCTTCTATAAAACTAGTGGTATCTATAATAGAATGTGTAGATATATGGCATATATTTATAGATATGACTGGATGATTACTCCTGTTGTTAATAGAGGGCTAAGTGTAGTTCCAAAAGCTGATAAGGACTTGACTGAAACCAATAAAAACAAGGCTCTAGAAGATTTCTTTAAAATATTAAAGACCTTTGATGAGTTTAATGTTAAAAAGTTCTGCGGCGATGTTGCCTTAAAAGTAATCCGCAACGGCTGTTATTACGGATACTTAATTCCAACTACTAATGGAAAAATATCTGTACAGGAATTGCCACCTAGATATTGTCGCACAAGATTTTGCATTAATGAGCAACCTGTTGTATAGTTTAATATGTCATTTTTTGATGATTTTTATTTAACTGTAGAACAACGGACAAAAGTGCTAAATCTATTTCCTGATGAATTTAAAAAAGGATATAGGGCTTACAAACAAGGGAAACTGAATGGACGAGATTTCCCTGGTGATACATCTGGTTGGTATACTCTTGATCCAAACAGTACCATTAAGTTTAATATCAATGGTGATGATTACCCACTTTTTATTGCGGCAATTCCTACCTTAATTGATTTGGATATTGCAAGAGATCTAGATCAAAAAAGAATGGCTCAAAAACTTCTTAGAATTATTATTCAAAAGATGCCGCTTGATAAAAATGGCGATTCAATCTTTGATATTGATGAAGCAAAAGAGCTTCATAATAATGCTGTTAAGATGCTAAAGAAATCTATTGGCACAGATGTCTTAACAACTTTCGCAGACGTTGATGTTGCAGATATGTCAGACAAGAGTAATACAACTCAATCTGATGATGTCAATCGTGTTAAAATGTCTGTCTTTGACGAGTTTGGAACTTCTGTTGATAATTTCAATAGCACCAGTAATGCAGCTTTGAAGTATTCTGATCTAAATGATGCTTCAAATATGTATAATCTTCTCCAGCAATTCGAAGGATTTCTGAATAGATTATTGAAACCATATAATACGAATTCTAAACGAGTCTATTATACTGCTCAAATCCTTGAAACAACCAATTCTAATTATCAAGATATGGCAAAGTTATATAGAGAGCAGACGCAGCTTGGTTTCAGTAAAATGCTTCCACAGATCGCGCTCGGTCAATCTGAAAGTTCAATTTTGGCTACTGCTTATTGGGAGAATGAAATACTTAATCTTATTGAAGTATTTGTTCCGCCAATTTCTAGTGCTACTATGAATGCAGAGACATTACAAGCTTTAACCGGTAAGAGTGCTGATAATAATGCGGCGGCCGCAGGTCAATCTAGTGGATCAAGCCAAATTCAAAGTGATTCTAAGGCGGGCCGCCCCGAGAAAGCTGATGAAGATAAAAGTGATAAGACAATCGCGAATCGTGAAAGTTTATAAGAGGTAAAATAAATGGCACTTCCACATAAGTCAGTTGCTACCATTGACAACATAGAGTTTGTCAATCTCTCTCCTCTTGATATTAGTCCATTGATGTCAAAATGTGAGATCAAGGTATTTTATTTAGGTAAGAATAGAAATGGTAGCTTTATAAATAAGGAAACTGCCCTTGAAATGGCAAGAACACTTAGAGGCGCCCCTATTGTTGGATACTATAAAGATAGTAAATAGGATTTTGCAGATCATGGTCAGAAAGTCACTATTGATGACTAGGGTGTGCATTTTGAGTGTTTGACTAAACCATATGGTTTTGTTGCTCCTAACGCAAAGGTATGGTTTAAGACATTTGAAGAACAGGACGATTTTGATAATCCTGTTGAGCGGGAATATCTTATGACAGAGGGGTACCTCTGGACAGGTCAGTTTGAAGAAGCTAAACAAGTTTTTGAAGGCAATGGAAAACCACAGTCAATGGAACTTGATGAAGATTCTGTCAATGGACATTGGACAGAAGACAATAAAACTGGCATGGAATTTTTCATTATCAATGATGCAATAGTATCAAAACTTTGCATCTTAGGTGATGATGTATAGCCTTGTTTTGAAGGGGCCAGTGTTACTGCTCCAGAAGTTAGCAAGGACTTTACATTAGATAAAAACTTTAAGAAGACTCTGTTTAATATGATGAAACAACTAGAGTTTGCATTACAAGGAGGAAACACAACAGTGAATAACGTAGAAAATAATACAGCTGAACAAGCTGCTGAGACTACTCCTTCTGAACAAACTACTGAGTTTTCTGCACAGCCACAGGACAAACCTGTTGAAGTAGCTGCCGCAGAAAATCAAGATAATACAGAAGCGAATGTTCCTTCAGAAACTTTCAAGAAGAACGATAATGAAGAAGATAATGAATCTAACAATTCTGAGTCTTCCAAGTCAGAAAGCCCTGAAGAAACAAGCGATAATGGTGAGAATGAAGAAGAAGATGACGAGAAGAAGAAGCCGGTTACTAAGAACTCTCTTCATACCGATGAAGAGTATGATGCTCTTGAGCAGAAGTTAACTGAACTTCAGACTCAGTTCAATGAGCTTTCCCAAGCGAATGCCGCGCTGATTGAATTTAAGAATCAGGTTGAGGATAAGCAGAAGGATGAACTTATTGCAAAATTCTACATGCTTTCTGATGATGATAAGAAAGACGTTATCGAGAATAAGAGAAAATATTCTCTTGAAGAGATTGAAGCTAAACTTGCTGTAATTGGCTATCATAAGGGGGTCAATTTTGATTTAAGTGATACTTCTAAAAATGAATATAAAGAGACAGAGGATGTTTTCACTGTTAATATGAATGATGAAAATGCGAGCGCGCTTCCAGACTGGGTTAAAGCAGTTAGAGAAGCCGAAAGCGGAATGTAATTTAGGAGGATGCTGATATGGCAAAGACACAGATTAAGAGAATCGGCTTTGGCCAGGTTGAACCTAACCACCTAACTGGCATCGTAGATGGTAGTATCTATGCTCAGCTCCCCATCAATGCTGAAACGATGGGTGATGTAATTGAGCAGGGTAGATTTGCTAAGTATGATTATGCAAAAGGTAAGGTTGACCTTGACGGAAAAGGCCCTTGGCTCATGATCTATAACGAAGAGAAATTGTATGATGAGAGATATCAGATGCATAGACATTTTGCTCTTGTCAAGAAACTCTTCACTGATGGTGTTATTACACCTAGATTGATTGAAATTAATGTTGGTGATATCTACACCACTAACACTTTTGGCGCTAATACAAGTAAGGATGCTGAGGTTGAGGGCATTGCTCTTGATCAGGGCGACATCCTATATGTTGGTACAGATGGTTATCTTGCTCTTGAGGGAGACACAGCAGGCCCTCAGTTCCAGGTCGTTAAGGTTTATACAATGCCAGATGGCCAGCCTGGGGTAAAGCTCCAGAGGATCGCATAATTTAAGGTAGGAGGAAAAGCACAATGCTAGATAGACAGAATCAAATCGAATTAGCTAAAGCTGCTGCTAAGGCATCATTGAATCCTTCCGTTGCGTATTCCTTTGGCAATGAGAAGATGAATGCGGCCGCACTTGATGCAGCATTTGTAAAAGAGTTAAATGAACTTGGTAAGAACCCTCATGATTATGAGAGAAACAAGCAGACTATTTTTGAACTAATGGAAGTTTCTCTTAGCTAGGTTGTTCCTGCAAAGGTTCTTCAGAATTATGGTCAGTTCGCTGACATTCAGAGATTTCCGCAAGGCACCCTTCCTGTATTTAAGGTAAGAATTAGTGAAGCTTCTCGTAGAAGAGCAAAGCAGTTCGTTACGAAGGTTGGACTAGCTGGAAGATATGAAACTTTTAAGCTTGATGGATATCAGCTCGAAGTTCCTACAAGCGCTCACGGTGCTGGTTCTCGTATTGAGTGGGAAGAGCTTCTTGATGGTCGCTACACTATGAATGACTTCTATAGTATCGTTCTTGAGGGTATGGATGAAGCCATTTATCGTGATATTGCAGCAGCTCTTGAAGCTACTGTTAAGGATATTAAGCCTGTTAATAAGACAAGCCAGACTTCATTTAATGATGCTGAAATGGTAAGACTTCTTCAGACTGCTGATGCTTATGGCAAGTCTACTATTTATTGCACATTTGAATTTGCTGCTACAATGATCCCTGACGCTGCTTGGGCTTCTGATCAGATGAAGCAGGAGAGATGGAACAACGGTTATTTCTCTACTTATAAGGGTCATAACGTAATCATCCTTCCTCAGTCTTTTGAAGATGAGACTAATGCTAAGAAGGTCATTGATCCTTCTAAGGCTTATATTATTCCTACTGGCGCTGAGAAGCCGATCAAGGTTGCTTTTGAGGGCGCACAGCAGGTTAAAGATTTCGAAAATCGTGATTGGTCTACAGAGATCCAGACTTATCAGAAGGTTGGTGTTGCTTCTTATCTTGTAAATCCTGGTATTTGCGTGTATGAGAACACCTCTCTTACGAAGAATAATGGATAATAAAAATAGATATGGGGAAGGTATGTAAATATCTTCCCCCTTTCTTTTATATATGGAGTTATAAGGAGAACTAAATAATGATCGAGAAAGATAAGCTTATTAAGGTTACAAATCGAGATTCTGGGACAGTAGGCTACGATGTTGATGATCTTACTATTCCTCATAGACACTTTTGGCCTGGTGAAACAAAAGAAGTAACATTTGAAGAACTAGAAAAGCTTGCAAGTAATCCTGCGGGCGAACGTATGTTAAGACATCACCTCATTGTTAAAGATTATGAGGCTGTAAAAGAGCTTCTTGGTAATGTTGAGCCAGAATATTACTATGACGAAGATAAGATTAAGAATATAATGACACGCGGGTCACTGGATGCTTTCAAGGATATGATTGATTTCGCTCCAGATGGAGTCCTAGAAGAGATTGAAGATTTGGCGGTTTCTCTACCACTAAATGATATTGCGAAGAGAAATTATATTAAAGATAAGCTAGGCTTTAATGTTGATTCTGCTGAAAGAGTCGCAAAAACAAAGTTCGATGGCGATCCAGATAGTAATTTTGCAAAGCCTGAGACTAAAGAGAGACGAGTTCCAGTTGAATCTCATGATGAAGCTGCGGCCGCGCCCAAAAGAAGAGTTGTAACTATTAAGAAGGATTAATAAAAAGGAGAGGATGCATGGACGATAAGATCACATCCTTCTCTGATGTATATAATAGTTTTTTTAGTAAAATTACCGATGATATGTATATGGAATTCACCAAGAAAGAAACTTTCGATCAAGCTGAGGATATGCTTCTTACAGCGATCAATAAGTTTGAATTTCCTAGAGTACCATTGGATTATAAGTTAGATGTAGTAGAAGAAGAAGACTCCGACGGGGATAAGTTCCTAGTTGGAGCTTTTTCGCATAAACTTAGCGATGAAGAAATTAATATCTTAGCCACGTATATGATCGTTGAATGGCTTGGCAGACAACTTGCTTCTGTTGAGAATGTTCGCATGAAGTATAGCGGAAGTGATTTTAAATTTACTTCACAGGCTAATCATATGCAGAAACTATTACAACTAAAGAAAGACTATGAACGAGAAGGATTCCATTTACAAAGACTATATAAACGTAGAATAAAAGATATTAACGGTGTCTATCATTCTACTCTTGGACAGCTTATGGAAACGCCTATGGATTTTCCTCCTGAGCCAGTGCCAGATACTGCTCCAGAGCAAACTGAAGCTTGGAGAGATTTTGGAAAGGAGAGCTAATATGATTATTAAATATAATATAGATATTAGTGAATCCGCAATCCAAAGTAATCTTAAAAGAATTATTAACCAAGTTTACAAATTGCTTCCAATGCGCGAAGAGGGATCTGATTGGCAGAAGCCACTTGAAACATTAATGGAAGAGTTAAAGGGGATGTCCAAATTGTTGATCGGACAATAGGAAATTTTCTTTTCGCTTCTTTGTAAGCTGGAAGGTTTATTTACTCTAACTCAAGAAGAAGATTTTTTACAATATAGACGTACTATCTTTGAGTGTCTTGGGTTACTAAATCTTTTGAATAAAAATGTCAAGTAGCTATGATAGAATGAAAGCTCGGGTTGCCTTCCGAGGAGATGCTAGTTCAGCCGATCAATGGACTAGAATGAGGCAAGATAAACTGCGTAGCATGAAAGGTGCGTTATATTATTCTTATCAGGCGGCAATTGTACAAAAATATATTGCAAGCTAGGGCAATAATCAGACAAGTCCATATTTCAGATGTTTAATTAATCATGATAAACTTAAAGTTGATTATGAAGATAAATTAATCTCTATTCCTTTTGAGGAAAATAGTGTTAGTATTGATCCCGTTAAAGACAATAAAGATTGGTTAGAGACTGGATTCACTCCAGGGACTACTTTTAAGTGGATACATGGAAATAAAGCAGAATGGACGCCAGATTCATATTGGATTGTTTATCTACAATATTCAGAAGAAACAGCTTATTTTAGAGGTTAGATTCGTAAAGCTGATGACTAGATTGTTATTATTAAAGTTGAAGATGATGGGACTGAAACTGAACAGGTTTATCATGGTTGGACAACAGGTCCAGATGAAACTAGTATATTTTGGAATGTAAAGAAAGGCGTAATTTGGAATGATCTAAATTATACTAAAGAACTTTATATTACAAAAGATTCGACAACAGAAGCATTCTTTAAGAGGTTTGATAGAGTTAAAATTAATGGTCAGCCTTGGGAAGTACAGGCTTTTAATGATAATTATGGATCTAGTTCAAGTAATAAAGATACTGGTATTATTAGAGTAGCTTTAAAAGAGACTTATACTGATACTGATACGCAGATTAAAGAAATGAAACAAGAACAACAAACTCAAGATGCGGTTATTATAGGTCCTGATGTGTTATCACCATATGATCGTAATATCAAATATGTAGTTAAGAACGCGGCAGACGGCACCTGGAAGTTACAACTGACCGCGGCCGCCGCAGGTGAAACTTTGAACAAATATATCTCTTATACTATTGATGGAGATACTCTTGTTATAAATGTGGAAACAAGTAAATCCTATAAAAAGGGTTTTGATATAAAGTATGGCGACATAACTAAGCATATTACAATTAAGTCGCTATAATTGAGATAAAAGGAGTTAACATGAGAAAAGATTTAATAAAGCTATAGCCTTTACATTCTTCTTTTCTATCATGTGAAAAAGATACTTAGACGATTTTAAAGTCATTATTTGTTGAGTCAGCCCCATATAGTGACATGCTAAAGAGGCTTTTGATTATTAATAAACCAGATTGTCTGGATAAAAGTAATTAGGAATATCAACAGATGGTTGACAATAAGTCACTAGGACAATTGATAGATGAAGGGTATGTAAGACTGAACCCAAAAATTGCACGGGGTACGTTTGATAATATCAGATCATACATTCTTGTATCTTTTGATAATTTCTCGCCAAGTAAAAATCCAGAGTTTAGGGACTGCACAATTAATTTTGATGTCATTTGTTATATGGACGAATGGTGTCTAGAAGATTATCAGGTGCGGCCGCTGAAGATTTGTGGATATATTGATGGAATACTAAATAGCTGTACTAATAAGAATAAAGCTAATTTTGGTTCTGCTGGAAATAATATTAAAATGTCTGGTTTTGGTGAGTATCAATTTTTAGGTTGTCAGTTATCTGTATTGAACGAAGATATTTCAATGTATACTCTTTCTTATAGAGGGATTCACTTTACTGAGGATTTAGGTAAAATAAATGCTTAATGACTTACTTCTATTGTCAAAAAATGACATACCATTTACAGAAGCCAAGTTAGTTGTACATCAGCCCTCAATAAAGTAGATAGGATACATTGGAGAAGAGTCATTTTTCATTGGGTGTCAGTTCTTAAATCTTTCTAAAGAGAGTCTAACTTCTGAGGACAAAAATCGTTTAGGTGAAGCAACGAATTTTGATATATTAATGTCGATAATAAAGGAACCTAATCCTGTAGTGCAAAAGAATAAAGCTTGTGCAGAGATGGTTCTTTTACTTATGTTCCCCGATTATCGAGTTTCTTTTGCTCCTAATTCTATTATACTGATAAAACAAACTGATAAAGGTGTTTCTGCATCCCAGATTACTAAAGAAAATTTTGATGCTTTTCAGAGTATTCTTAGTCAGATGTTCTGCTTAAAGAGTCTTTTTAAAAGCAGCACAGATTATAACCCAGGAGACAAGAGAGCAGAAAGATTAGCATAGCAATTTAGAAAATATCATGAAAAGCTAGCTTAGATGAAGAAACAGGGCGGAGAAGGACAAAAAGTAGCAATCTTAACTCGATATATTTCAATTTTAGCTGTAGGGGAAAAAAAAGACATGAATTCTTTACTAGGATATAGTGTTTATCAATTATTTGATGAGTTCTAGCGATTCTGCTTGAAGCAAGAATCAGATATCTATGTTCAAGCAAAAATGGCTGGAGCTAAGGATCTCAAAGAAGTTGAAAACTGGATGAAAGATATTCATTCGGATTCAGAATAATTTAAGGAGGAAAATACCTATGAAGTTTGGTATTCGCGAGTGTGCAAATATCGTTTTCCGCGCGAAGCAGGAAACTCAGATTGGCAGTACCACATTCCATGTCGGTCAGCCAGTCCTTTATATTGATACCGCAACAACCTCTTCTATTGAACAAGCAACTACTTCAGTATATGCACAGGGCGGCCGTGGCAACCCAAGACTGATCGCATGGGAAGGTGACAAGACCTTAACATTCACAGTTGAGGATGCTCTTCTTTCACCTATCGGTTTTGCTATTCTTTCTGGTGCAGGTCTGTTTAGAAAAGCTGCTGATTCAACAGATAAGGTTCACTATCACATGACAACCATGACTACTGTTAAGGCAGATGGTACAATCGACCTGACTGAAGCTCTTGCTGAGTTCGGTGTTGATGAAGCTGCTAAGACAGGTAAAGCTGAGATCTGCTTACAGGATGCTCCACTTTATGTTATGGGTATCGAAGATGATGGTTCTTTGAATGGTAAGATTTATATGTCCACCGATAGCAAAGGAGAGGTTGCTAATGGAACGGCTTCTATTAACAATGATCAATATACATTCAAGAGTGTGATTAGCGGATTTACTGAAGCTAAGAATAGAAACGTAATGGTTGATTATTATATTGATCTTCCTGGCAAGCAGGTTTATGAAGCTGATCTTACTGCTGATATGTTTGCTGGCTTCTATTATGTTGAAGCTGATACACTGTTCAGACGTCAGAGCGATGGTAAAGATATGCCTGCTAACTTAACATTCCCGAATGTTAAAATTCAGTCTAACTTTACTATTACAATGGCTGGCACAGGTGATCCTAGTACATTTACGTTTACTATGGATGCATTCCCTGGTTATACATATTTTGACAAGACCAAGAAAGTTCTTTGCGTACTTCAGATTGTTGAGGATGCTACAAAGAGTGCTTCTCGTGGTGAGCCTGTAATGCCTCATACTGAGGGACATGAGCATGATGAAGAGAGCGTTTATAACGATATCTTCGATGGTGCTTCTAATGCAGGTATGTTCAAGGATGAAGTCGACGAAGCAGGTAAAAAAGTCCACGTTGTAAATGACTAAAGACTCCTGCTGGAGACTGAAGAAAAACAGGGCAGCTAATTTTTAATAGAGTAATTTTATGGGGAGGTAGTATAACTATCTCCCCGTTTTTTTTGGTATGCGCGGCCGCCTGGTTATATCTTCATACAGTGCCGCCGCACTTTTTTTTTGAGAGATTGATGAAGTTTATATCCTTTAAGCTTGCCTTCAAAGACTTCGCCGTCTTTCATGTGGTAAGTTCTTCTATTGATACATTTTACATGATTGATATTTATCAATACACCTTTGGTGATATTATAAAATATATCTGAAGACAATTCGGCTTTGCAATCTCTTAAAGAAATATATTTAGTGATGGTCCTGCCATCAGTAAGATGGAACTCTGTGATCTGAGTTCCTTTTGTCTTAACGATGTACATGATATCATTTTCATCACATATATCGTTAGTCTAGAAAAAGTTACTAAGTTTATTAAACATATTGTTGCACTTTCTCTGCTCGGAATCATATTCCCGCGAACAGGAACGGCCTTACAAAGAAAGCTTTTGTATACTTTTTCTATATTTATATTATAAAATAAATTTTATTAGATTTACATAAGGGGGTTATTATTATGGCAGCTTCGAAGCTTTCCATAAATATCTCAGATGAGGCTTTATAGCGGATCAGTGAAGCTATAGGAGATAGGAGTGCTGAATAGCTTAAAGCCCTCGGTGATGACTGCTCTTTGCTATTGAAAAAGATTGCTTTAGATTATATTAAAGTTGTACAAAAGAATTTAAAGCAAATTCAATAGATTGAACAAAATGCCAAATTGCTAAAACAAAAGAGACAAGCTATTGGATATTCTAAAAATAAAAAAGATCCAAGTATTGTTTAGGCTTATCAGTAGTATAAGCAATAGATTCAGTATAAGGAGCTATCGTAGTATCAACTTGATGATTTTTATCAAGCTTCTATGCTTTTTAATAGTCGTATTCTATAGGTAATTACTGGACACTAGACCAGACTTAGTGTTGCTATTCCAGACTCAGGCGATGGGCCAATTATCATGGATATTCCAATTGAAGAAATGTTTAAAGGTGATACTGGTATTGCTATTAAATCTGATATTGCATCTGGTAAAGTGCCTAGATTATCTGCTCGTTTAAAATTTGATGTAGATAAAATTAAAGCTAACTTGAGTAATGCTATTAGGAAAGATTCAATTATTGGAGCAGAGTCTTTATAGGGATTAAATGAGGCCTATGATGTAACCTTGGAAGAGTACAGAAAATGGAAACCACACGTATTCTGGAAAATAACTACTGAAGATATCTGGTATAAGCTTACTGTTGGTGGCGCAGAAGGCGATATCTCTGAAGCTTATGCTTATTTCTTTTATACCGGCGGCGGTTAGGGATAGAATCCAAATACGTTGTTTCTGGGAAAATTATACAATAGAAATATGGATTATTTTATCCGAGAAGGTGTTGCAAATGTTGATAGTATCTCTGGTCTATATACATCTGATGTATCAACAGATGAATATGATTATGCAGTAAAGTCCTTAGATGCTTCCCTGCCTGGCTTTAGACAAATGATTACTCTAGCTACTCAGATTCTTAATAATAAAATTAAAACTGCGGAAGAACTAAAATAGATGTCTTTAAAGAAACAGTATAAAGACCCTGTTAAGATGAGCGGAAGAAAAGGTTTAAGAAATATTGTTGAACGAGCAGCATTAGAATAGGTCCCAAGCGAAGTTAAAATTACAATTTGACATTCCTAGAATTTTTATATATAATATAATTAGTTCAAGAGGCAAAAGGAGAAATAAATATGACAAAAGTATCATTTGCAAGTATGAAACTTAAGGTAGATACAAATGTAAATACCTTTGATTTTGAATATAACGGAGCTACGTACAGCATTGATGTATTGAAGTATCTTCCTATTTCTGAAAAGAATGACCTTATTGAGGTTGCTCTTCAAAAGGCAGAACAGAATGGGAACTATAATGATGTAGCTTTGGAGATGTATTTTAATCTGAATCTGATTTATCTTTATACTAATATTTCATTCACTGACAAGCAGAAAGAGGACGAGTCTGAGTTATATGATAAACTTCAGTGCTCTGGTCTGATTGATGCTGTTATTACTAACATGGATCAAGATGAGTACAGTCAGCTACTTGAGTATTTGGAAAAGACAAAAGAGAACAGATTGGTATATGGAAATAGCGCGGCGGCCGTGCTTAGAAGTTTCATCCAGGATCTACCTAGTCAGATGAGCCAGGCCGTAGACATTTTAAACAATATCAAGCCAGAGCAGTTTGAGGAAGCTAGAAGACTCGCTCAGATCGCTGATAAGACTGGCATGAATAATCCTAGTAAAGTCGTACAGATGCCGACTCCAGAGAAGTAATCGAGTTTGGACGAAGCAAGATAATCTAATTGTTCCATTCTACAATTTCTTGTAGAATGGAACAATTTTTTTATGCTTAAAATCTGCGGCGTTTGGTTCTCCGATCGGATGAGCGGCAGCCGCATAAAACTGATATAAAAGGAGGTTAGCGTCTATATGGCTAAAGGAAATGGTGGACAAATCAACTTTGGCGTTGGATTTAATGTTGATAAGTCTGAACTAAATGACCTTAAAAAAGCTATCGACCAGATTTACGCAACCAAGCCTAGCAGTATTATAGATGCTAAGTCTATAACAGATGCTAGGGCAAGATTAACAGAAATATAGAATACGGCAGGTAAGGTTGAAGAAGCTTTAACAAAAGCATTTAACCCAAAGCTGAATACTGTTAATATTACAAAGTTTAATACTGAACTAGCTAACTCTGGACTTACTCTTGAACAAATCTATAAAGATTTTTCTCAGGTAGGGGATGTTGGTCAGCGGGCTTTTACGAAGCTATCAGCTGAAATTTTAACTACAAACACTACTCTTAAAAACACTCAGACCATTCTTGACAAGATGGGAGAAACACTTATTAATACTGTCAAGTGGAACATTTCTTCAAGTGTCATTAATGGTTTTACAAGTGCAATTCAAAGTGCTTATAATTATGTAAAAGTTCTAGATGCGTCTTTAACAGATATTAGAGTTGTTACTGGTGATTCTAGAGAGCAGATGGATAAGTTTGCTGAGTCTGCAAATAGCGCAGCTGCCGCATTAGGTCGTCAAACCAAAGAATATACAAATGCTTATTTAACATTTGCTCAGCAAGGTTTAGGAGCATCAGATAGAGAAGCTCGTACTGAAGCGACATTAAAAGCCGCCAACATCACTGGAGCAGACGTTGCGGATATGGCAAATGATCTTACCGCTGTGTGGAACGGCTTCAAGATTCAGGCTCAAGACACTGAGTAGGCTGTTTCTAAGTTAGCGGCTGTGGCAGATACATCTGCATCTGATATGTCTGAATTGGCTACTGCGATGTCTAAGTCTGCATCTATCGCTAACAATATGGGCGTTACCATTGACCAGTTAGCTGCTCAGATTGCCACAATTACTCAGGTAACAAGGCAGGCTCCTGAGACAACTGGTAATGCTTTAAAGACTATCTATGCCCGTATTAATGATATTAAAGCTGGTACAGATGATGCAGAAGTTTCTCTTGGTAATTACACTGGTAAGATGGCAAAGCTTGGCATTGATGTTCTTGATGCTAATGGTGAACTAAGAGATACTGGTGATGTCATGACCGAAATTGGTGAAAAATGGGGGTCAATGACAAGAGAGCAACAGATTTATCTTGCTCAGACAATGGCTGGCCAGCGCCAGATGAATAACTTAATTGCGTTATTCGATAACTGGAATACTTATACAAAAGAATTAAATACTTCTCTTTCAGCTAATAATGAGTTAAATGAGAAAAATGATATCTATATGGATTCATTAAAAGCTCATTTGAATGAATTAACAGCTGCGCAAGAAGGATTCATCCAGGCGTTTTCTGATACAGATAGCTTTAAGGGATTGGTTGATATAGGAACCAATTTTTTAAATATATTTACTCAATTAGTTGATGCTATTGGTGGTGGCGGTAACGCGCTTCTTAGTTTTGGTGCTATTTTAACCAGAGTTTTTAGTAAAAATATTGCTACTTAGATTAGTAATATTGCAACGAATATTCAAAATACTTTTAGTGATAAAAATATTATTGCTCAGGCCCAAGCAACTGCGAAGGCTCTAGCAGGCACTGCGGGAATTCAGAACAATGAAGCTGTAAAAGCAATGGTTGATCAGCAACAGTAGACCTTGCCAGTTTATCGTTTAATGACTCAAGAGCAACAAAATTATCACAATGAGTTGCTTAAACAACTTGGTACCGAAGCACAAAAAGCTCAAGAGTTAAGAGCACAGTTAAATACAATTGATAATTGTGCTAAAGCATTATCTGGTATTAATGAAGGTGAATTAAAATCAGAAGCTGCAACATAGAAATGGCAAGCTGATGTTGAAAGAGTTCAGAAGTCTTTCGACTTGATTCGTACTACTTTAGATCAAATTTCTAATACTGGTGATAATAACCAACGTTTTGTTGTATTAGATAATATTGCTAATGATTTAGCTAAGAATTTTGCTAATCCTGCGGAATTTGCTCCATTACAGACTTTGCTTAATGATATTCAAAAAATCAAAGTTGAGGTTAGCGCGACAGGCCAGATTTCAGATGCTCAAATTGCAACAGTTCAAGGTGATTTATTTAACCTAATTGGAGTTATCAATGATGCTTCTACTGCAAGTGAGAATTATGGCAATACTGCACAAGAATGGCAAAAGTATGCAAATGCTGTAAAAGCTGTTACAGAAGCTATAAAAGAGAATCGTGCTCAAGCTGAAAGGACTGCCTAGATTCAGAAAGTTACCAATACCATTTCGTCTCTTGGTACAGTCACAATGGGTGTTTCCAATCTTACAAATATGATTGCGAATCTTGGAGACGAATCATTAACAGCTGGAGAAAGAATTACTCAATTCTTGTCCTCTGCGGCAATGAGCTTACCAATGGTAATTAGCGGCTTTGCTAGTCTATATGCAGCGTTAGGCCCAATTGGAGTTTTAGTTGGTGCTATTTCAGCGGCGATTCCAGTTGTCATTAAAGTTGTTGATTAGATGCATGTCTCTGCTCAAGAAGCTAAAGAAGCTTTAGAGGATAGCATTAAAGAATATAGTCAAGGGCAGGATGATCTTGAATCATTGAATAATCAATTAACAGATATTCAGGATAAAATTAAATAGATTCAAGACCAAGGTACCATTACTTTAACCGATGCTCAAGAATTAGCTAATTTAAAGGCTCAAAACGAAGAATTAAAAGCAGAGATTGATAACCAAAAGCGTCTAAATGAATTAAAGGCTGAATAGACTAACAAAGATACTAGAACCGCGTTTAAATCTGGTAGCTTTGATATGGCCGACCGTAATGTCAACTATCATGATCAAGATGTTGATGCTGCAAAAGCGGTAGGGACAGCTAATGGCGAGACTGAAAGCTTACTTTTTATAGATCAATTCGATAAAAAAAGTGAAGAAGCCTATAAAAGAGCTGTTTAGGCCGCTAATGACGGATAGATCCCAAAAGATATTCAAGCAGAAATTGATGAGTGGGAAGGCAATTATTAGCAGGTTATAAAAGATGAAGCTGCTAAGATGTCTCAGGCTCAAGATGCTTTACCTGCGGCGCTTGCTACTCAAGACAATGAACTGATTTCTAAACTTGAAGGTGTTATCGAGCAGTATTATAAAGATTCTGGACAGCTTGAAGATAGAGTTTCCTCTGCTTGGCAAAGTGTTGGATTAAATAAAGATTAGATAGATAGTGTTAAAGATTCAATTGCTGATCTTGTCAAGTAGGGGCAAGGCCTTGATACAAGTAAGCTTTAGAATCTCATTGGCTCTGATAAGTTTGAAACCTTAAAGGCTATTTCAGATTCGTTAGGCATTTCATTAGAAACTCTTGTTACTGATCTTGACAAGATCCCTACTGAATTAATGAAAGTGGAAGATGCGGCAGATGAGGCCCAAGAGAAGCTTGATCCCGCTGAACTAATAAAGCAGATTGACATAGGTGCGAAAGCTGCTGAGGATGCTATTAATAAGCTTACCAAAGGAACTAAGCTGACTGATGATAATACCGAGGCATTATCTTCTGAGTTAGCTCTATTAGGAGAGCAGTATCCAGATCTCGCTCGTTCAATAGATATCGTAAGTGAGAAGATGAGTGGCGGCGCCGTTTCTGCTAGTGCATATGCTGATGCCGTAAAGGAAATTGAGGACGCCATTTCAGAAGCTCAGTTTGAGAATACTTTACAAGCTGCACAAGATGCTGCTGATAAATTCATTGAAGATATGACTGGCATGGAGTCCCTAGGTGCCACTATTAAGGTTGATATCAGCGATGAAGCCGTAGAACGCTTTGAACAGAACTTTGATGACTATCTCGATGCAGAGCATGAAATTGATGTCAATATTCAAACTAACATGGATGAAGCCATTGGTGACGTTCAGAGTAAGTTTGATACTATCGCAGGTGCGGCAAGTAAAATTGGTGACAACTTTGTTGTTGCTGCAAAAGATCTTTCGACTCTTAGCGATGCATTTCCTGGTATTTTGCAAGGGATGCAGGAAGTATCTGATGGCAGTTATCGGTTAAATCAAGACATTGTTAATAATGCTATCGGTGCGGCGACCGCAGAAACTTCAGCCAATGCACAAAGCGTAGCAGCCCGTATTGAACAAAACATTGCTCTGATGGAGGATAAGGAAGAGCAGTATCGTGCCATAGCGGCGGCCGCACAGACAATGGCTTCTAGTTAGGTCAATACTGAAGGCCAAGCTGGTAAAGCTAAAGAAGCAATTTCCAATGCTGTAAAGCAAGTCAGAATTGATGATTCTCAGATGGCATCTAATATGTAGATGACAGATCATCAAAAGGTCGCTTCAGATGCCGATTAGAAATTCAGTGCTATTGCATCAAATGCAGCTTCATCTGCATCATCAGCTTCAGTTTCAGTTGCTGCATGGGCTAATTCTGCTATTGATAGTGCTAACAAAGCTGGTCAAGCAATGGCAGCTGCGCATCAGGCAATGGAAACTGGCGAATATTCTAAGCATGGCAAGGATGCTAAGGGTGTGACTATTAGTTCAACCTATCAAGGATCAAAAACTACAGCAGGACAAACAAGTTCAAGTAGTGCTGATCTTAGTAATCTTGATTCTGGCTCTGCTATTGATGACTATGTTAATCAATTTGAGAATGTTCAAGAAGGCTATCAGGCTATTGCTGATGCAGCTACTAAAGCAGCTAATGAAATTGATAAGAGTATTGCTAAAGAGAGAGATAATCTTCAAATCCTTGGTGCTACCGCAAATGGTGTTGCAGAAGGCATTACCAATGTCGCCAATGGAGAATCCTATACACCTAGCAAGACTAAGAAGTCTAAAAAAGGTGGCGGTAGTAAAGGTCGTTCTAAGAAGCCTAAGACAGAAACTGAAGTTCTAAAAAATCTCATTAAAGACTCTGATATTGATAAATATCATGAAATTGATCGTAGCCTGAAAGATATTAATGATTAGATTGATCGTTTAGATAAATTAACTGATAAATCTATTCGTAAAGGTAGAGAGCAATCTATTGATAATTAGGTTGAAGCTCTTGAAAAAGAGAAAGCTTTGTATGAAAACAAGATTGATTTAATGCAGAAAGATCTTGCTCAACAGCAAACTAACCTAAAGTCAATGTTAGCTGGATATGAAGTTCAGTTTGATGCTCAAGGCAATATCATTAACTATACCAATTTAGCTATCCAGTTCCAGAACGAGTATAATAACTTGTTAAGAGAAGCTGCTGGTATAGCTGACGCGGAAGCGCAAGACGTTATTCTCAAACAAGCGGAGGCCGCGAAGCAAAGATATGAGAATCTTAAAGCGGCAATGGATTCTTATGAAAAGCTTCAGGACACTCTTCAAGATACTTATGATAAAGTTCAAGACATTGTCGATAAAGAACAAGAGCTGAAGATTGAGAAGTTCAAGATTCAGATTGATACTGATCTTGATATCGCAGACGCTAAACGAGATTGGAATAAGTTTAAGAAGTAGGTTATTGATAAGATTAAGGATAATGATTACCTTGGTCAAGCTAAAGCGAGGATGCAAGATTTCTTTAGTTACTATGACGAGAATGGTAATGGTATTATCCAACAGCTAACAGATCATGTTAATAAAACTAAAGCAGAACTAGAGTCTATTGAAAACACTGGCTGGAGTGATGTCTATGGTAACAATGAGGAGCAGGCTCTTGAAGATCTAAAGAAATATACTGATGATCTTATGCAGAATCTTGAAGATTCACAGTAGATTCTGAAAGATATCCATGATCTAGTTCTTGATACTATTGACAAGTTAAAGGATGCTTATGATGATCAAGCTGATGCTTATGATCAAATGAGTGATATCCTTGAGCATGATATTAATCTTGTTCAATTATTAAAACCTGTTAATAATGAAGATTAGCTTGATAAATACTATAATTTAAGAGAAAAGTATAATAATCAAGAGCTTGAATTCTATCGCAAGTAGACTGATATGTGGAAGCAGCAGATGGATGCTGCTGAAGTTGGAACTGAAGAATGGAAGAAGTTCAGAGATAACTGGATGGATTCGCTCAGCAACTTAAATAGTGCTGTCGAAGATGCTGTTCAGAATTTGATTGATAAGTATAACAATACAATCACAAAGATTGTTAGAACTACTAAAGATCAATTAATGGGCGGCGACTGGCAAAAAGCTATGGACGAATGGGATAAAGCTAAGTGGAATGATAGTCGCTATCTAGATAAAGCGAGTCGCGCCACTGGAGTATTAGACTTCGTTGATAATGTCAATAATGCCATGAATAATCAGTCACCTCGTGTTCAAAAGCAGTTATCTGATTTCTTGGATAAAGAGGTTAATGATCTAAATAGTATTGCTAATTTAAGACAAATTGATCTAGACATCGCTAATAAAAAGTTAGAAGTATTACAGAAGCAAATCGTACTTGAAGATATACAGAACGCAAAAACTCAAATGAGATTACGCCGTGATAGTCAAGGCAATTATACCTATCAGTATGTCGCAGATGAAGATCAGACACAATCTGCACAAACTGATCTAAGAGATTCTATAGAAGAGTTAAGGCAACTCGCAAAAAAAGATGTATCTGATACTATTGATGAGGTGCAAGATAAATTATAGGATTTCTTTGAGAAGGCTCAAGAGTTAAGCCAGACTTATTATGACGATCAAGAAACTCTGCAAGAGAAGCTACTTGAACTGCAAGAAGAGTATTTTGGCGATGATGGTTATATTACGGTTCTTGGTCAAGACTACCATAACATGCAGTCTGAGTTAATTAATCTTACTGGTGTTGAGTTTGGTAATCTATTAACTGAGATGGGCGATGAGCTACAAGCCTTCTTAGGTTTAAATGGCGATGATGAGAACGATCAAGCAGTATGGGCTAGTATCCAAGCTCTTATTGGCGAGGGTGGTGCAATCCCCACTTTATTCGACGCTTTTATTAATGATACTTATTTAAAGAATTTTAATCTCATGACTGAAGCAAATCAGGACTTACTATTTGGTAAGGATACTGGTTTGGATCCTTCTTGGAATACTGCTATAGGTGACATGGCTGAAAACTATATAGCTATGACAGGAGAAGTGATTATCCCTTGCATGCAAGCTATGATTGACGCTAATGGAACTTATATTCAGAGTCTAGATGCAGTACAATAGGCAGCAGGTATTAGTTTCCAAAACGTAGTTAATGGAATTGATACTACAATTGGTTATACACAAGCACTCATCCAAGATAATGATACATTGGTTGATAGCTATAATAATGAAGTCAACGCAGTTAATTCAGTATATCAGGCTATTAAAGGTTTGGTTAGTCAATACGGTAATGCAGAAGCAGCAGCTATAGACGCGGCCAACGCAGCTTTGAAGTATTGGGCGGCTGTACAAGGTCGTACAATTGGTGATGTATACAGCGGCGGTCAACATTATTATGGTGGCGGTAATATAGATACTTCACATTCTGAGCCAGCTAAAACTACCACAAATAGGGGAAATAATAACGCTAGTGGTAGCACTGGAAGTAGAAGTAGAAATAACGGAAGAGAACCTTCTTCTACTCCATCTAAGCCTACAGAGCAAGCTAGATATAAGATCGTCCAACAGACTAATAAGAGTGGCCACTGGGAGACTACGAGAGATGCAGATTTGATGAACTCTGATCGTACTGGTACGACTAGTAAGAATTATGCAGAATCTCGTTTGGATAAATACTTCAATGGTGGTAAAGCACAGACAGAATTTGAAGGTTATCAGACTAGATACCAAGTAGTTAAGATGGATACTGGTGGTTATACTGGTGAGTGGAATGATAAATCTGGTAAGTTAGCTTTCTTGCATCAAAAAGAGCTAGTTCTTAATCAGAAAGATACTAAAAATACACTTGCAGCCGTTAAAATTGCAAGTGGCATCATTAGTAGTGTAGCTGGTTTAGGAAGCAATATACTGAATAACTTAATTGCAGGTCGTGAAATTAGTAATATTCTTACTAATAACAATAGAAATGCAGATAATAGTGTTCAGCAAAAAGTCGAGATTAGTGCTACCTTCCCGAATGTTTCATCTAGTCAGGAAATCGAGAAAGCCTTCAACAATCTCGTTAATGCCGCTAGTCAAAGAGCCGCTGGAAACAGACGTACTTATTGATTAGTTTATTTATGGGGAGCTTAATTGCTCCTCATATTTTTTATATCTACGGTCTAAATAAAATAATCTACTTTATCAAAAATTCTAGTTATTATAGTAGTTAATGTTATAAAGAGGCGCGGCGGCCGAGGTCGGTGATACTTATGTCTTACTGTATCGCTCGGAATAGCGGGCGCCGCCAAGAAGGAGTAAAAATGTCAAAGATATAGCAATCAATCCTTGATTCTATTGAGATCCTTCTGAATAAACGTGTTTCACAGTTGGATTTCGATAAGACAGTTAGAGCTACTATTGTATCTATAATAGACTAGAGTATAGGAAAATATAGAGTTAGATATCAGAACTCCATTTTCGATGCTTTTTCAGCGGATTCAGATGCGTCCTATGATACAGATGATCAAGTTTATGTATAGATTCCTTCTAGCGATTACAAGAAGATAAAGCTAATTGTAGGATCTGTAAAATAGCTGGGTACTAAGTATATAGATGCTGTAACCGCCTAGGGGAAGATGACCACTATAGGTAGTAATATATTCAACAGTACCTAGGCAGTATAGTTATGTTCATATAGTGGACAACAACAGAGAAGTATTAAAAATATTATAGCTGTAGACTCTGTAGCTCTGTCTACTTATAAAAAATAGAGAAAATATATTCTTCTTGGGATGAATGTAAGAACTGCTCTTCCTACCGAGCAGCAGGTTTCTGGTGGTAATTATGGCTTAATTGTTCAAGCAAAATACTATAATACAGCCTATAAGAGTCAAGATGTGCAATCTGATGCAGATCTCGTCACCAGAACATATGTTCTTGACGTAAATAATATGCAAGGGCAGCCTTATAAATATACACTCAAGAATCGTCAATATGCTATCTTTTCAATAGATGGAGATAACTTAAAAGAGATATCTGATATTCAAGTATTCTGTACTGGTTTCCCAGTTACAAAGAGCGGATAGCCAGCAGATATATTCCTCTCTGATTTCTAGTTAGAATTTATGGAGCCTCTGACGGATGAAGAACTTAATGGCTCATCTTTAAAGATCCTTACCCCGCGTGGCGCCTATCTAACATCTGCAAATGATGACCAAAAGTACATGTATGCAGAAATGAAAATCAAGGGTAGAAAAGTTAATTATGATACTCAGCATGTTGATTTTTACTGGTTTATAAAAGATACAACAGTAAAGTCAACAGACTCAACTAAGTTCTCTAATTATGCGGGCGAAGGTTGGAGATGTTTAAATCAGTCTAAAACTTATAATGGAGTAACTCAGTTTATCCCAGAGTCATAGCGGAAAGATTTAATCTATTCTATGGTGCCTGCCGCAATTAACACATTTAAGTGTGTCGCTGTATATGATAAGACTACTCTGTCTGCAGCAATAGACATAGAGAATAAGGTATCAAAAACTAGAATTTCTATTACATCTAGCGCGGGTACTAAATTTTATTTTGATACAGGTAAGACTACTCTTACATGTAATGTCACTACAGATAGCCCTAATCTTTCATATCATTGGGGATACAGGACTGCGGGCGGCGAGCTAACTGCCATTGATAGCCAGGATAAATCAATCAATGTAGCTATTGCAGAAGCTACTGATACCGTGACATATGAGTGTACTGTTCTAACTAATGGAGCATACTTAGGCGCCGCCGCCCTAACTCTAACTAATGGAGTACCTTAGAATGAATACACTTTAGTTATCAATAATGGCACTCAAGTATTTAAGTACGATGAAGAAGGTGTAAGTCCTGCAAGTAACTCAGCTGAGGATCAAATTACCATAGCTACTTTAACTTTTGATATTTATAACGATCAAGGCCAGTTAGTTACACCGCCGACGCCGGAGGAGATAGTTAAGAGCTGTGATATAAAGTGGATATGGCCAGATGAAGATTATACAATGCTTCGTCACTCCACATTTACTTTGACTGATGACACTATTGTTAATCCTACTACTAATGGCAATCTACTTCGTCATGTCTATCGAAATGCTCCTTCTCTTACTTTTGAGATAGCTAATAGATATGATATCGAAGCAACTGATAATAATATTAGACTTGAAGTCAATTTCCAAGGTCATGCGCTAGTAACATCAACTAACTTTACCTTTACAAAAGATGGTGAATTAGGTACAAATGGCACTAAATATGTAAGTAGACTTGTTCCATTTAGAGATATTTATAAGCAGATTTATCTATAGAATGGACATATATAGGGCTGGTACGATACAGTAAGTAAGAGTTATAACTCTAGAACTGGTGAATATACGAATGTAGAAACTTACGTATTCCAACAAGCCTCAACCAATCAGCCACTTCGCGCTCAGATGTGGAATGGGGCGGCCGCCCCGCTCTATGACTCCCAGACCAACACATCTTCTATTAATGCTAGTTTAACTTGGGAATTAGTAGATGTAGGTAGAAATACTACTCACAATGCAGAAGTATATTCTAATGGTGCTATTGCTGCTACTGGATATAATAATGTTTCTACAGTAGTAAAAACTACAATAGAGACTGATGAATTGAGTCAACAAGCAAAAAAGTATTTTGCTACTTATCCTCTTACTGTTGTTAGAACACCTAACAATGATTGCCATGCTATTGTTACTGGTGGCTTTACTCAATGTATGTACAATAGTGATGGTACGAGAGGCGCGTTCAAGACAAAGCCTTTTACTTTAAAGATTTTCGTTGGGAATGTAGAGCAAGTGCTTGACAATTCACAAATTTTTTGGTATACTTCTTGGTATACAAGTAAAAAGAATTCAGCATTGGAAGGTAAAAATAATGTAGAAATTGAGCCTCCTGCAATGTATGATAGCGAGAGCACAAATAACTATATTGTAATTACTTATGGAGATTACAAGGTCATCTTATCTATTCACTTATATTTAAATAGGTATGGTATGTCAGCCATGAATGACTGGGATGGTACATCTATTAAACTGAATTCATAGGGTGACCAGTATATTCTAGCTCCTCAAATTGGCGCTGGCCAGAAGAATGATGATAATACCTTTACTGGTATTACAATGGGTAAATCCTTTAATGCGAATGGCAATGGTCAAAGAGAAATTGGTCTGATGGGATTTGCTAGCGGCGCGCGCAGTATATTCCTTGATGCAGAGACTGGCAAGGCACAGTTCGGTTTGCCAGGTAAAGGACAGATAGTTCTAGCTCCAGATAAGTATGGGGCAGCGCCCGCAGGTTCTATCTTCTCTTGGAGTTATTATAATCATGATAGGACAGGAAGACCGACTAGTCAAGCTGGTGCTGGTATGCTTATTGATCTTTAGACTCCAAGTATTTTATTTGGGTCTGGTAATTTTAGTGTCAACTCAGAAGGTCATCTAACTGCACGAGGCGGCGGCACAATTGCTAACTGGAAAATTAGCAATGATAAATTAACTTCTCAAGATGGTAAGACTACTTTATACTCAGAAGGTGGCGATGATGCAGCTAGATTGAGTATCGGTAATGGTAGATTTACAGTTTATGGTGATGGTAAATTTAAAGCTGCTAATAATAAGTTCTCTGTTGACTCAGATGGCAATATCAAGGCTACTGGTGGTCATATTGGTGGCTGGACTATCAATGATACTACTTTGTTTGGTGGCGGCACTACTCTTAATTCTGATGGCACTATTACTTGTCGCAATCTACAGGCTAGTATAGATGGCAAGATTGGTGGTTGGCATATTGGAACTACAAAGCTAAGTTCTGAAAGCGGTCATATTGATCTAAACAATAACGGTTCTATTATTAGTGATGCCTGGAATATTCAACCTAATGGTGTTGCTACATTTACTGATGTAAGAATATCAAGTCCTAATTCTAGTTCTACTCTTGATTGGGGACCTAATTTTGGTGTAGATGGAATTGGTCGTATGCACGCATTATCTGGTAAAATTGGCGGATGGACACTGGATAGTAGCGGATTTAAAGGAGCTGGGATTCAGATTACTCCGCAAGCATTTAATTATGGAACCGGTTTTAGTCTTGACACTTCTGGTAATTTAACATCTAGAGGCTCAGCTAAGTTTGGAGGAAATTTAAGTTCTAGCGGGAATTTTAGTACAAGCGGCAACGTCAATGTAAAAGGCAGCGGAAGTATTGGAGATTGCGTCCTTTCAAATGGTCATCTAACTGTAGCTGATGCTAATATTGGTTCTTTAAGTTTAAATAAGTTGACATATCAAGGACATCCTATCTCAATTGGACGTTATAAAATTACTGGTTATTACGACATACAGCCAAAGTGGGAATATATAACTTATTTAACCAGCATTGATGGAGATACAAAGACTACACGTGTTTGTACTAATATAAATATTAGTTCAATGCATTATAATGTATTGTTGCTGGATGCAGAAAGCTGATAATTATGGGAATGAATATTAATCTTGAGGGTGAGGACTTTAAAAATAAAATTTTGAATTTAATTACAGAATCTAAACTTCCAGGTATTGTTGTTTACTACATCATTAAAGATATTAATGCAGAAGTAGATTCTCAATATAAAATTCTTATTGCAAATTAGAAAATTCAGTAGGGATCTTCTACTGTTAAAGACGACTCTAAAAATAAAGATGAGGGTGGCAGCGAAAGCTGACCACCCTTTATTTTTGGCCTAAATTTTTTAACCTTATATTCATACTTTTCAAATGTATTATAGATAGGAAACTACTCAATGCAAGGAGAGGTATGTTATGTAGGGTTTAATTACACTATTAGGCTCAGTTTCCGCAGGAACTGTTCTAGGATGGATAGTTGCCATCATCTTAGCTGCTGTAACTGTTTACAAGTGGGCTTAGAAATATAGAAAGACTAGAAACGAGTATGAAGAGACTAAGCAGGAAACAAAAGATAATTCTGATGCAATAAAAACTCTTCAGCAAACTAGTGAATAGAATAAGAAAATTTATAAAGAACATTTTGATGCTCTCGAAGACAGAGATAAATAGATCATTAGTAAGATTGAAAATGTTAATGAATCTATTAAAGGACTTCAAGTAGGTCAGCAGAAACTCTCAGATTATCAAAAGTCTAAAGATATAGCTGATTTGAAAGACCGGATTTAGCACGCTTATAAAACTTATATGCAGCGAGCTAAAATTAATAATGGTCTGCCATTTATTACATAGAATGAAGAAGAGATCCTTAAAGAATTGATTACAGTCTATGAAGATGCAGGGGGAAATTCATTCATTCACTCGAAGGTGGTTCCTGCTATGGCTGATTGGGAAGTTATTGATTAGAAATAGTTTATGAAGAGAATGAATGGCGCGGCTCATGATTGAGGAGTCGCGTACTTCGATGAGATAAAAGGAGGGGACTGGATATGTTGTATCCGCCTATACTGGCGTCTTCCATGCCCGCGTTTGATTATAAGCAGAGTGTGAGGATTTATTTTGCTATATCTACTTATAATAGTCTCGGTGATATAGCACAAGCGCAATTGACAGTGCGCTTCCAGAAGAATAACCGAAATGCGATGGATACCACAAAGTATCCTAACAAGATCAAGTGCTGTCCTATAACAGAGGTTACGCCACGGCAAGATGAGACTATAGCATCCATGGCCGCGCGCTATTATGTTGAACTCTAGCCAGGTGATCTAGTAGAAGGCAAGTTCGATCCAACTTTATTATATAAGGTACAGATCCGCTTTAGTACTAGATCATGGTCGTCACAGAGCAGCGCCGCCAATCTTTCAAGCACCGCTTCAGAATGGTCTACGGTGTGCTTACTTAAGCCTATTGAAATACCTAACTTTTATATACTAGAGTTAGGCGGAGCTGTAACAATGGATCAATAGCTTGGTGAGGATGTCGCGGTTGTCTATTCATCTATTGAGCCTGTATTTACAGGAGTTTATGTGCCAGTTGATGAAAGAGAGTCATTAAAGAGCTGGCGAATGAGATTATACAACCAGTCTAAAACATAGCTTTATGCTGATTCTGGTATTCAACAAGCTAATCCATATGAAGCCGACAATGGTAGATTTAGTTTCTAGTGCTAGATGCAATATGTAATGAGTAATAACACTTTATATCATTTAGTTTTTGATATAGAAACTAGAAATGGTTATACTCAAACTAGAGATTATGCATTTACTGCAATGTCATTTTCTACTGGTACGATTAATGCTTCCTTAAACTTATCAATAAACGAAGAAGATGGATATGCAAGAGTAAAACTAACTGGTGATGGGTAGATTGTACATACTAATGTTACAATTAGAAGGACCTCATCTAAAAGTAATTTCATGGTATGGGAAGATATAGCTAATAAAACATTTGAAAATAGTTCTTTGGATTGGTAGTTTGATGATTTTACTATAGAGTCAGGTGTCTTCTATCAGTACGCCGCCCAGACTAGAGATAACAGGGGTCGCCGCAGTGCATCAATAAAATCTGATAAATAGATGGGAGAATTTGAGGATGCTTTCCTTACAGAAAAAGGCGGCAGCCTTGATGACGCATTTCAACTAAAGATTAGATTTAATATGGCTATTTCAAATAGCGTAATTAATGTAGGTGAAGCGAAGACTGATACAATTGGTTCAAAGTATCCATTTATCAGACGCAATGGTAATATGTATTATCATAGTTTCCCTATTTCATTCTTAATTGCTGCATAGACAGATAATAGTCATTTATTTGCAACAGAGAAAGAGCTAAGAGATAACTAGACTGATCTTTATAGACAAGCCTACGGTACTAATTCTCTTACTGTTGAAAGCGGAAGGTATGATTATACTTACCAGAGAGAATTCAGACGTAAGGTTGAGACATTTTTATATAATAATCAAGTCAAGCTCTTCCGATCAGGTACTGAAGGAAATATGCTTATTAAGTTGATGGATATTTCACTTACGCCTAATCAAGATCTTAGTCGCATGCTTTATTCTGTTGATGCTACTGCATACGAAATTGACGAGCCTACACTAAAAAATATTGATAAGTATGGTATTCAGCATATCGGTACTTATAGTCCTAATATCGTATTTAATGAAGTCAAGATTGGCCAGTTAAATAGATTTAGAAGAGACTAGGCAGATAATAATCATCTTACTACTATTGAAAGTTATTATCCAGCTAATTTTAATCTGATGGGAGATACTGGAGAACAAGGTACAATTCCTACAATCAAGAGTACATTCCATTGGGGTCAGTCTATTGATAATATTATTGTTGCTGATTTATATCTGTCATACTTGAGAATCGAAATTGATTCACCGCCTTACTTAATTAAAAATTTAAATGGCACATTAGTTCCTCTTGATGATGTTGAACCTACTGAAGATGTAGTTAATGCGGAAACATTATTAGGTACTTTGGTTAATATTTGTGGAACAACTATATTGATTGAATATCCTAATAGAATATATGAAATGAAAGGTAGTAATGTTCATATAGGTTCGAGTTAGAATATTACGCCTTTAAAAGATACTCAAATGGTTGTTGACTTTGTAGCCAACCTATCAAAGCAAAATGATAATTCTGTTATTGCTACTACTTTAATTTATAAGAGCGTGGTGGGGCAGCTAGTAGATACCTTTTCCTCAGAGCAAAGTCTCTGCACTCGTATTAAAAGAAAGTATTATCTTGATCTTTATCAATCTAAGAATGTAGAGCAGCCATACTACTTACGAGTTCAGGTTATTTATAATTTGAATATTGAGGCGGATCCAGGTACGGTATTATATGTATCTTCAAATGCAAATACCGAAGTCCAGCGATTAGTAGTTGATGAGTCTGGAATATTGTTTATTGATCCTGGTATAGATTCTGGCTATATCACTTAGGCTTATTTTTACGGTAGAAATATTGAAAAACGCTGGACGAAAGATAGGGGCGCGGCCCAGCCTAGTGATCCTTCTTAGCTAGACAGATATACAGATAAAACTGGCACCCACATCTTCTATAATGGAGATTGGTACTTAGGAACAGAGCAAGATAATGGTGCAAGCTACGATATCCCAATTGAAGTCCCAGCCATTGTTGAATATTATATCCAGACAGAACGCGGAATTTACTAATGATAGGAGGAGATTATGACCTATGATTTTTTAAAGGATCAGTATTTCCTCAAACAGTTAGACGAACTTAGATTAAAAGAACAGTTTGTTCGTCTAACTGTTTTATCTTGGACTGAGGAAGCTGTATCAGAAATACAAGGGAAAGCTATATCTGGTTCGCTTACCCTAGATGGTACTTCTTCTGTGCGTAGAACTGCAAGTTTTACTATGTTCGCAGAATAGAAGGAGAATGATCTTAGCCATATTGACCAGGATTTGTCTATCAATAGAAAAGTAAAACTAGAGATCGGTTTTAGAAATACTGTGCCTACTTATATGTATGATACAAGAGATGAGAAGACTCACGAGATTACTCATCATTATGTCAATTATAAAGAGTTGTATGGAGATATTATATGGTTTCCACTTGGAATATTTGTAATCTTTGATCCAAGTATTTCACATCAAGTGCAACAAGGTGTAACTATTTCTATCTCGCTAAAAGATAAAATGTGCTTATTAAATGGAGATGCAGGTGGAGTCATTCCTGCCTCAGTCACTTTCTCAGAAAAAGAAGATAGTAATGGCGATATTTAGAAGCCTTTAATTAGTCAGATTATTTTCTAGCTTGTTAATCACTTTGGGGCGGAGGACGCGGCGAAGATTGTCATCGAAGATATTGATGATAAAATTAAACAAGTTATGAAATATACTGGTAGTAATCCTATCTATTACTTAGAGACGACAGGGGGAACAGTTACAACACGTCGGTTCTTCCTAGATCAAACCGAAGCACTTAACGCGGCCGCCGCCACTGGTCAGGATGAATCAGATATAGTCACTTTTGAATATGGTGATGATATAGGTTTTGTTCTCACCGATTTTGTCTATCCAGGAGAATTAACATGCAATCCTGGAGATACAGTCACAAGCGTGCTTGATAAAATTATTGCTGTATTAGGTAATTTTGAATATTTTTATGATGTCTATGGCAATTTTCATTTTCAAGAGATCAAAAACTATCTAAATACTACTTATACCACAACAGTAATGAATAAATTAAATGAAAGTCCTAGTTATGATGTTGACTTTTCAAGTGGTAAGTCAGTCTACACTTTTGAAGGAACTAAGTTAATTAGTGCTGTTACAAATGCCCCTGCATATAGTAATGTCAAAAACGATTATATGGTATGGGGTGTAAGAAAAAGCGCAGATGGTGAGACTGAAATACCTGTTCGCTATCACCTTGCTATTGACCATAAACCTGAAATAGGACAAGAACACTATGTGAATTTTTACGAGGACAATTATGGAATTACAAGGGCGGGCGCCGAGTTTACGTTCACCTACAACAGTACATCTGAGTTTCCTAATCCAGGAGCAGAAGCTACTTTATATATTGTTGGCAATTTAGATAATAGACAATTTTATAGGTGGAGCAAGGATAGAGGATATTATCAAGTTAAACAAGACGATTGTATGGTCACAACAGTAGATTGGAGATAGGAACTCTACTATGAGGGGATCGAAGCTCAAGATACTGGTACTGACCAACCTTATTATTTTGCTGAGTTATTAAATGAATGGCCTAAGCTATTTAATTTAAAAACACAGCAATTCTATGATAGTGTAAAGGAAAATCCAAGTGGTATAGATTTTTGGCTTGATATGATTGATGATACTGCTGAAGTCGGTGAATACAGTGTTGATAATATTGGGCGCCGCGGTGTAGTTGTACAATAGGACTAGATTAATTGTGTATTTGAACAGGAAGTGCCAGATTTAGTATTCATTGATATTAATCAAAATGAAGCAGATATACAATAGGAAAAGAGAGAGTGTGATGCAGCAGGACAAGATTGGGTACAGGTTGACTCCACTATCTATAGTCTATTGACTATCGGTGGCAGTCAGAATTCTTGTTATGAACGTATTTGTGATATGTTATATCAATATACGAATATGAATCAGTCTATTACAATTAGCGCGATTCCTATCTATTATCTTGAGCCAAATACTAGAATAACTGTCCGCGATGATGCTGCCGGAATTAATGGCTAGTTTATGATTTCTAGTATTTCGTTGCCACTTGACGTTGAGTCTAGCATGAATATATCAGCATATCAATGCAAGCAGAAGATTTAACGAGATAAAAGGAGTTTGACATGTCATATAAGATAGGCCAATTAAGGAAGAACAATACAACTTCATATCTAACTGATCTGTCTTGGTCTGCTACGACAGTAAAGACAGAAGGATATGCGGTAAAGTTATTTGAAGATTATGCCATTAGATTAAGTAATAATGGCAATTTTAATACTAATAATACTTATTATTTAAGATTTTCTATTAAACGAATTCCATATAACGATCCTAGGTTTAGTGCTACTACTTATCCAATGACTAAAGATAGCAACGATCCAAGAGAAATGGTTATTAAGTTAGAGCTTCTTAAGCATGATGGGTCTAGTTCTAATGGCGAATATGAGAGAGGTACTTATCAAATTATTGAAAATAGTATCGCAGTTGAACCTTATATTCCTGGAGTTAATACAGAATACTTTTCTTTTGAAACTATGTTCACTTCTAATGCAATTTATCCTTATCTTGGATTTATTCTTAGTAGAACAACTTATGATTATCTAGAGGCGGTGCCGCGTGATGATATTAGGGCCAATATTGATTTTGGAGAAAATGGCGACATTGCGATTGTTAATAATATCTTACCTAGATCATCTGTGGATAAAATTGGTATTCAAAGTAGACCTGGATCATTAATTTGTGTTAATAGAGAACCAATTAGAATAGGTAGGACAGGAACGTGGGAAATTAATAATGGCGTTCCAATTACATTTGTAGGTTTTGCTAATCCGAATGGATCATCAGCTAGTAATATAGATCAGTTCATTCTAGATTATGCGTGGGATGAAGCCTAAGGAGGGTATATATGGAAGACTAGAATAAAGACAGGCATTTTCTTATATATACCCATATTAATAAGATTAATGGCAAAATATACATTGGTCAAAGTGGTGGAAATCCTTTACATTGGGCGTATGTAGATACTGCTAATATAGAAGATATAGATTTAGAAGAAATGTCTGAAAAATATAAAGATTATCATCGAGGCGGTGGTTGCCCCAAATCAGTTATTTGTATAGAAACAGGAAAAGTTTACAGAACGATGACTGAGGCAGCGGAAGAAAATCATATTTCTATTTCAATGATTTCTTCAGTTTGCAAAGTGAAATGTAAGACAGCTGCGGGCAAGCATTGGAGATGGAAGGAGAGTAAATAATGGCACTTCAATATAGTATGTATGGTGGCAAGCCAGGTACCACTTATAGACTAGTCGCACACTACGATAGTATCAAGGAAATGGTCGATGCCTTCCAGAAGGGTGGTAGTTATAATACTGTAAACTATGGTGAGTATGTTATTATTGATACAATAGCCAATAAGAATCACTATAATAGCCCTTAGAATGGTATTATTTACCGAAGAGGATTGAATTATCTTGAACCTTTCAATCCTAATAATTTGAATGTCAATAGTGACTATTCAATAGAAAAGAATGATAAAGATAGTAGCGGTGTTGAAAGATATTACGACATTACTACTGATAAAGACGGAAATACTAATAAAGTATTTAACGCAAATAAGTTTAGACTTGCATTTAATGAGTTTGTTACTAATCCTGGCGGCGGTGCTGAATATGTTGGCCAGATAGTTGGACCACAGGGCGTGGCGACCGAATTATCTGTAGTTGATTGGAAAACATTTCTGAAAGAGTACGAGGCAGGAGACGGCAAGAAAGCTAGCTCAGATATTAAACCGATCGCCGCCGCCACGTTTGATGAGAATGGTAATGTTAAAGAGTCTGAGATTGTTGATGTTATTAAGTATGGTTATGTAAATGTAAAAGATAAGGATGGAAATATTACAGGAGTTACTATTTCTGTTGATATTCCGTCTAATGTATTTAAATATCATGCTGAAAGTATTGAACCTTATGACACTGGTTATGCCGCTTATGATGAAACTGAAAAGGTTTGGAAGTATACTAATTTAATTAAGGAAGATGATATTTCTAAAACTCATCCTTACTATTGGCAGTATGATGTTAAAGTACCAAAAGGAGTAAGAGGTCAAGATCTAGAGAAATTTGGTCTTGAGTTAACTGGTAAGACTTTAAATGATGGTAATGATGTAGATCAAAGTGATCATAATTATCAGTATTATTATGTTACTAGGAACTATGAAAAGAGCGCAGAGGGCGAGACCACTAAGACTTATATTGATGGCTATAATAGAGCCATCCATAAGATCACAGATAATGGGCGCGGACTAAATGTGCTAAATAAAGTTACTAGAAATACTACATATGGTGTCGGGCAGCGAGTAACTGCTGACGGTCTAGGAAATGGATTATGTCTACAATGTACTCAAAGTGGTATTACTGGTAGTGCAGAATTGACTGGTCTTGAGAGTAAGACAATAGCGCCAGGATATAATACAGTTTTAGATGGCACTGTTATTTGGCAGGTTGTAAATGATGAGATTGTCACTCCTAATTTAATTACGGTTCACTTTACTCATGGTGATAATGAGACTGTTGCTATTAGAGTTGTTGATGATATCATCTATGATGAAAATACTGGTAGATTCTATGTAAAATATTCTGATGGGGCGGCCCAGGTATATCTTGGTACTGCACCAGGTATCTTACGTATAGACTATGTAGATACGCCATGGGTTGATAGCAATGGTAAATCTCATGTGGTTGACAAGATTAGAATTGTCTATAATACGTTTAAACATGATAATCAAGGTAATGTAGTAATTGATAAAGACTTTTCTATCAACGCTAGTGGGCAAGAAATTTATCCTACTACAGATGACGAAGGTCGTGATATTCAGTGGATTGACGAGCAATTCAAGTTTGTTGATAGAATTGAATGTGATCCCGATACTAAGATCGTAACTGCTTATTATAACGATGGTACTTCTACAGAATTAGCCCTCATGAGGACTATTGAATCTGTTGAAATTACTAATGAAGGTAGACTTGATTCTAATAAGTATTTAAAAGTCAATTACAATAATAAAGTTAATGGAGTTAAGCAGAGTGATACATTCAATAAACTGCCTTTAAATAATATTGCTTCTATTCAGTTGTATGGAGATAATATTATTGTATTATATTCTGACCCAGATGTTCGTAAGAAGCTATATAAAGCTGGTTCTGATTATGCTTTGAAGAACACTCTTTATGATATTCCAGAATATACTAATACGACTGGTAATGATGATGGCGAAGGTAATTTATATTGGATTAATCTTGGTGCAGCTTATCAGAGTAATCATGTTTTTAGTAGTTTTGATTCACTAAAACAGTTACAGACTGAATATCCTTACGGTTTTGACAAAGACACAACAGGTAAAGAAGTGCCTCGAATGGCAGATAGGGCGGGCTGGCTTGCGACAATTAAAGATGCAAGTGATCAGATTACAACTTACGCTTATGACTATCGTAAGAACACATGGTATGAACTACAAAACCTAAAAGCTAAGAGCATTAGTCCTAATTGGACACTACTTGTTAGCTAGCCCAAGGAAGGTAGCAACGCTGTTCCGCCAGACAAGTAGAATAATAACTTAAATGTGAATGGATACTGGTTTATAGTAAGTACGAGGGAAGACTAATGAAATAGGCTGCGATATATCAAGTTAAAGGCCCTTTCAAAGCTGGAGAAAATGCAATCGCAAGTCTTCTCGATAAAGCTGGCGGGGCAGGAAAAGTAAGAATTGGTATCTCTATTGACACGAGAGATTGGCTACCTCTTAGTAAGGGTGAATAGGGTTTTTCTTTTGTCATAACTGGGCCGACTAATACTGCTACAATACAGATGGGGCGTAGTTGTATGTATGAATCTGACCAAGGATTATATATTAGTTCAATCGTGTTTAATAAAGACGCACCCTAGAGTACAATTATCAATATTGTAGGATGCTGATAACTGAGGAAAAGGAGATATATGGCTACTATTAGAACGATTAAGGGCGAAAGACAAAAGACTGGTAGTAACTCATTCTCTGATTATCTTCCTTTTGGTGTTGATGGCGAGTATGTTGATATGCTTAGTGGTCTTACTCTAGAGAGAGAATTAAAACTAGGGCAAGACCATGCCGTTAATATTATTTAGAATGATGATGAGAGCATTACTATTGTTGAGGATTATGCAACGCCTAGTGCATTAAAATTTTATAGAGTTAAAACTAATATTAATACAGATGCCGATTCCATTACTCAAAGACTCTATTGGGTAGAGAATGGGCAAGAAACGTTAAAAAAGTCAAAGCAGATTTCTATAAAAGAGAACAGTAATGGGTTTAATATCCAGGAGGTATTATCATGAGCGCTTGGCCTGAGGAAGTAATTGCTACTAAGCAAATAAAAGATTATGTTGATTTAGAGAGAAGAGCAGTGGAAGTGCTTCATAGACATACCATTCTTGATAGTAATTTAAAGAATGAGTATTTTACTGGTAATGCTCCTGCTAATCATACTAATGGTATTTTTTCTCCTGGATCAATGTGGTTTGTTGTGACGGAGGATTAATATGAATCTGAAAGAATTAATGTCTGAGCTAGAAAATAGAGAATATATCGTAGCTTAGAAGAAACCTGGGGCTGAGGCTCCAAATGTTAATCAGACCGATTTTTCTGATGGATCAGTCTGGTTTGTTATCAAGGATGTGAACTAGGAGTAATAAGGAGGATATAACCAGATGGCTAAAAAAATAACAGCTATTTCTGTTTACACGAAAGATGGAGGCTGGTCTACTCCTTACCCAATCGGTTCTACTGTTAAAGAAGCTAGCGCCACTATTGCAGGTATTCTGAAGGCGTATACTTCTACTGGTAGTAATACTGATGGTACTATGACACAGGCGGCTATCACACAAGCTATTGATAACGCCAAGACCACAATCAATACTGCGTCCCCAACTGTCGCGGGCGTGACTAAAGTATATACTTCTACTGGTAGTAATACGGATGGTACTATGACACAGGCGGCTATCACACAAGCACTTAGTTCTAGTGAGTCTGTAGAAATTACAGCAACTTGGTCTACTACAACTACCACTCTGACTGGCGATGATGGTGCTTATTATAGCAAATCTGTAACTATGTCAGCTGGTCATGGAGATCACCCTACTATCATGCTAATTCCGGGTGGAAGTAATACAGTACCTAGCGCAGCGCAAAGGGAAGCATTTAACGATGTTGATTTTATTGTTGCAAATGATACAGCTTTAACACTTTACTCTAAAGTTAAGATCAATACACCTTTTGTAATTTGTGTGAAGAATTGAGTAAAAGGAGATAAATTTAAATGGCAGGTTTAGCTAATATTGTCAAAAATGAAAAGAATATTGTGACAGATGCCTATCAGCAAGTTGCGAGCCACAATGCTATTTACAGAGGTAAGGTTCTAGTTGATACAACTGGAGGAACTGCGCCTTATACACTTTCACAACTTCAAGCTCTAGTTAATGCAGGCAATTTCTCTGATATTTATGTTGGTGATGAGATCAGAGTAAATATTGATAGCAAACTAGTTAGGTTTATAGTTATGGCTATTGATTGGTATATTCATGATGATGATACGTAGTTAACTAGTCATCATCTTGTTCTTGTACCTAAGGATATACTTGGAACTGCTCAGATGAATGGCACAAATACTACAGAAGGTGCCTATCTGGAATCAGAGATGTTTAAGACTCACCTTCCAGAATTTGCTACCAAAATTTCTACCGCTTTAGATTCTCATATTTTAACGTGGAGAAGCTTAATATCGAATAGTATTAATACAACTGCTACTGCTGCTGGATATAGCGGATGGTCAGGTTGCACTTCTACCTGGTGTTGGACGGATACCAATTGCAGACTTCTAAGTGAAGTTGACGTATATGGCTCATCTATTTGGGGCAATGCTCATGATGTCGGTGAATCTAATAGACAACTGCCTGGTTTTGCAATGAATCCAGAACTTTTAGTTAAACTTAATCCAGAAGATAATAGCCGCTGCGACTGGTGGCTTTGTGCGGTGGCGAGTTCTACGCTTTTTGCTCATGTCGCCGGCCGTGGCTATGCCGACTACCGTGCCGCGTCGGATACTATTGGCGTTGTGCCTAAGGTACTCTTTGGATAATTCAGGTACCAAATGGTACTACCAAATAATAGATATAAAAATGAGTTAAAAGGAGAATATATATGTCAGTTCCTATAAGAAATAGGTCTGAATCTGAGATTGACTACCATTACGATGCTGTAATGGCAGATCAATCCCTTATTCAATTAGCATTAAGAAATTTTGGAGTAAAAGATAAAATTAGATCAGTAGATTTTTACATAAACTTGGAGCAAGAATATCAGAAGGAACAATGACTTTACACCAAGGCGGACAAAGCTATATGTCATTCAGAGGCAGATTGACACAATTCAATAATTAGGATACACTTCATCATGTAGATGATGATTTTTATAGAGACTTTGTGTACGGTTTGATAGACCATCAAGCCTCGCTAGTCCAATCAATTGACTAAAAGGAGAACAATCAATGGTAGTAGTTTTTGGTTCTAATCAATATAAGGTATTAAACTATGGTGTGACTGACACTGAATTAGATGTATATATTCCACAGGAAGCTGCTAATAAAGATACTTTAGCAAAACAAGTAATTAATCAGCCAAAAGTATCACTAAAAAATGATGATGGTTCTATTATTAAAACAGTTCTTAATTTCACTACTTTAAAAAACAATGAAATTAAAGAACTCCCTATTGCAACAGAGGGCGGAAATGTAAACTGCTACAAGCTCACTCTAACAAGAGGGACAGAATTGGCGGCAGACGTGCTTAAAAACAAGGCAAACATTGAATATATTGCAGCAATGAATGATGTTGAACTTTGATAAGGAGTAAAGTATGAATCACAGTAAGAAATTTGAAATGTGGAAAAGTTACTATGATCTTGGAATGATTTCTAAGGATAAACTCCATAATCTAGTAGGTCGTAAACTCGGAATTACCGAAGCCGAGTATAAAGAAATTACTGGTGAAGATTACGTTGCATAATTGACATAGATATAGGGGAGTGCATATTTCAGCGCTCCCCTATTTTTTTGTGCATTAAAAGCTTTTGTATTCATAATAATCTTCCAACGCCAAGGATTAAATTATCAACGATAAAACTCCTATTACAATAGAAAGGAAAGGAAATTAATTATTTTGTAAAGGAGTGAAAGAAATTGTATAACTATAGTCCTTACTTCAACGGCGCGGCCGCCACTCAATTGCCTTATTCATCTGGGTCTATGATGAAACAAGAAGTTGTTCGTATCAATGGACAGAATGGTGCTCAGGCGTACCAGCTGGCGCCTAATAGTAGCGCGTTGCTCTTAGACGTATCAGCTCCTCTTGTCTGGTTAGTTCAATCAGATGGGGCTGGATACAAGACATGTACTCCCTATACTATTGCGCCATATGAGCCATAGAAACCAGTTGACACCAAGTCGTTGTAGGCACGAATCGCTAGATTGGAGGAAATAATTAATGAACAATCCGATGTTAAATCAACTAGGAAGATCACTACCATCAAACCTGAATCAAATAAAGCAAATGGCTAATATGTTTAAAAATGCTAAAAATCCACAAATGTTGATATAGAATATGATGATGCAAAATCCTCAAATGAAACAAGTAATGGACTTTATTAATCAGAACGGTGGAGATGCTAAGTCTGCTTTTTATAAATTAGCAGATTAGCGTGGTGTCGATCCTAATGAAATCTTAAATATGTTAAAAGGAGATTAATATGGATACAAATTTAAGTGCTGCCGATATTGCATTACTCAATGGTAATAAAGATAGTATGTGGGGTGGAGATAGCGGATTCTTCTGGGTTTTCGCATTACTACTTCTCGCAGGTGGCGGCTTCGGAGGCTGGGGTAATAATAACTTCGCAAATGCAATTGGTTATGAGAACCTTGCAACCTCTAATGAAGTTCAGAGAGGCTTTGATAACCAGAATACAATGGCTAATGAGAGAGAAATTCTCGCCGCAGTCAATAGCGGGACAGCTCAGTCTATTGCTGCAACAAACCAGACTTTCCACGACACCGTAAACGCACTTTCTGATAAATATTCCGAGCTTCAGAGAGATGTGGCTGGTCTTGCTGTTGGTCAGGCTAATGCACTGGCAAATCAGAACCAGTGCTGCTGTGATACAAAGATGCAGATTGCACAACAGGGCGCAGGCATTACTAATGCAATTCAGCAAAATAGATATGAAGCTGCCCTTAATACTGCAAGCATCAATGAAAACACTACTGCACAGACTCAAAAGATTCTTGATGCAATTCAGGGTAACAGAATTGCTGATCTACAACAGCAAGTGAACGCTTTACAGCTTCAAAATGCAGTCGCTGGTGTGGTACGTTATCCATCTGCATCCACATATTTTGCAGGGGTTAATCCTTTCTGTGGATGTGGCTGCGCCGCCGCAAATATGTAATCCTAATAGACCATGTAGATGAGCGCGGCAGGTCACTAAATCTGGTAAAAAACTAACCATAAAATACTAGATTTGGTAGGGCTGCCGCAATAGGAGAAGAAAATGATTGAAACATATAGTAGAAATATCACTGTAGCAGCGAATACACCAATTCCGCTTAATAATGTAGCTCTCTTAAAAGGAGCTACGGTAGAAAAGCAAGGGACTGCTACACTTCAATTCAATAAATGTGGTATATATGAAGTCTGCGTTTCTGCATCTGCAAATGCGGAAACCGCTGGAGATATCACAATCCAGCTTCAAAAAGACGACGTGCTGCAACCTAATAGCGTTTCCACAGCGACCGCCGCAGATACTTCAACAATATACCCGTTAAGTTTTACCACTCTTGTTCAAGTAGGTCATAATAATTGCCCCTGTAACGTATGTGCAGCTCCGACTAATGTAAATATCATTAACGCGGGAGAACCTGCAACATATGATGCTATTGATGTTGTAGTTACTAAAATTTGTTAATGAATGATAAATATTTAGACTTTCTAACAATTTTAAGCGTTGCTCTTACTCTTGTCAACTATAAAGAAAATTTAGAGCAGTCTACTTCTGATGATGTGATAGAAGAACTGAACCAAAAACAAAGTGCTATAGTTAGTCAATTATAGTTAGACTTAGATAAACAAAACGCTATGCTACAACAAATTTTACAAAGATTGGAGAGACTTGAACAATGACAGTAGAAGAAGTTTTTAAATCAATAGCAGAAAGACAACTTCAAGGATTAATGATGCATGAGGACTTGGCTAATTATTATGATTTTCTAAATCTTCATGGCTATAAGAAATGTCAAGAATATCACTTTCAATAGGAAATATGTGCATATAGAAAGCTTGAAAGCTATTATATTAATCACTGCGGGAAGATTTTACATGCGGCACCCGCCAAAATTGATGTTATACCGTAGTCTATGTATAGTGCCACACGAGAATAGGTAGATCCTTAGAGCAAGGCTGCCGCAGTTAAATAGAGTCTTAGCTTTTGGGTAAAGTGGTAGAAACGTAGTCGCTAGGTTTATACGAAGGCTTATCAAGATCTAATGTCACTTGGAGACGCGGCCGCCGCATTTTTTATTAAGTAGTATATCTGTGATGTAGACGAAGAAATAAAAAATGCAGAAAGACACCTTATTCATTTGAAATCTGTTGCTTTTGATTTAACTGTAATTAACTAGGATCAGAAAGAATTGCATAAGAAATATAAATCCAAGCTCAAAGAAAAAATCTGAGCTAAAAAAGTCAAAAGGTGATTTTAGTCTTGAAATGCGACCGAATCCAGGCCGCTCAAGATTCTTCCATCCCTTCAACTGACTACAAAAAAGGCAGGTACTAATTAAAGTACCTGCCTTTTTTGTATTTATTCAGAATCTGTCTTAGCGAGCGCTGCCTGTTTAGTTTTCTCTTCGGCTTCATGTTTTGCTCTTTCTTCGTAATAGCTCATTAAACTTCAAACCTCCTTAGCCAATTTTCAAACTCTGTTTCATCCTCATCGTATTCTACCTGAACTCCATCTGACATATCAAGTGATAGGACTCCAAGGATAGATTTTCCATCTATGCAGAATTTGCCGTGCCGGATCGTAACATCTGTATTGATCTCTTTTGCATGCTCAACAAGAGTTGCGGCATCTGCCACCCCTCTTATTCTTACTGTCATTACTTTCATATTCTTCTCCTTTACTGATGATATTTCAACAGATACTCAGGACTTACACACTTAAAGGACTTAGAGCCATCCTGATATCTAAAAACGATGCCCTCTTTGATCTTACCGTTGATAGTGGAAGGCTGGCTATTAACATAAGCACGAAGCTCGTCAATAGTATCTGGAAGTACATAATGCTCATCCAGAATCGGAACCCACTTAATTCCATACTCAGCCATGATCTTCGCAGCCTCAACAGAATTTAATCTACCTCTGTCAGAAAAGATAAGATTGAAACCTCTGAAATCACAAGCTTTCATATCATAAGTGTTTTTCTGAATTAGAGGATTAGTGCCTCCAAAGGTCTCGCCCTGAAGAGTTGCCCACTCCAGATTGTACTTCTTGCAGAGATCAATCAGAACCTTCTCGAACTGATACTTCTCTGACATCATAGTATAAACATTTTTCTCGTAGAAGCAATTTTTTCCAGGTTTATCGAAAACTACGTTCCTAGAGCAAATGTAATAATCAAATTTACCAAACTTACCTCTTCGAACAGTAGCTGTTGTAGATGTACCATCTAACTTCTCAGTCGCTATCCATTCAGTCTTATCCATCAATACGCTAGGTATGTTCTCAACACGCTCCTCGTCTGTTTTCGACACCCAACTAGGCCAACTGCTCTTCTTATCCCGCTTCCTTCCAAAAAAAACAAACAGAATTTTTCTGCCCCACTCCCGCTTCATTAGCCAACGGAAAGGCTGGTGCTTAAAAAGTTTACCATTCCGCTGCGTCATCTTCTTATACTTATCTACAGAGGTAGCCTTTCTCTTGTTATCGCCAGGTTCTGCATAAGTTACGCCAAGCTGGGCAGTAAGAAAACGAGACTCATCGTTAATACTATGTCTGTTTCCATCTAAATCAAGGATTGCTCCATCGGCCATCGTCCATCCGAAATTCGCGGCGGACATAAGAAGCCCCTGAGATAAAGATTTGCACATCTTCTGAGTCTTGATTTTGTAATGCTTCTTAGCAAGGAACTCCATATTAATAAACGGCTCTACTTCAGGCAGTTTAGAGTCAATTTCAAAATAAATAGCAGGATCGCCCGCATGGAACTCGCCTTTACCAACAACAATAGTCCAGCCGCCAACATGAGCAAGCTCAACTCGATCATACCCCTCAATAGGAGTTACCGTATCAACAACTACAACGTATGCTAATTGTCTGGTGCCATTTTTATCTAACATTATTATATTACCTCTTTTTTGGAAGCTTATAACCTGCTGCCGCGCCTCATTGTATCTCTCTTATCTTTTGTAAGTATATTATATTATATTTTTTATAAGATATCAATATCCTTAAATGTTGTTGGACAAAACTTATTGAACCTCCGTGAACTATTTTTAAATAATAACGATAGTTGAAATACATTTGATACAGTTAAGACAGCTCTCGAAGGTGGAGATACTGATACTGCTGAATCTAAGACAATTGCAGGTGCTAAGAAGTACGCAGATAGTCTGATCGAAGAATCCTTAACTTGGGGATCTTTTTAATTTAATCTGATTTAAATATTATATAGAAGGGGCGCGGCTCGTTTAATGCGGTCCGCCCACTCTTTTTGTATGGACAGTCAGAGACGCATATAAAGGGGGATAAATATTTTGAGTCTATTCAAAATTTTCAAAGGTAAAGCCGTAAATCTTCCTACCGATATGCACGATGGATATGCTTATTTCACAACAGATGATGGAAAATTCTATATTGATGCTTTAGTAGATGGAATATTGAAACGTACTCTAATCAATCCTACTGCTGATACCACTGGTAAAGTAAAAAGTGCTACGACAGCAGAATGGGCACAACAGACCTCATTAACAAGTGAAAAAGATGTCATCTATGTATATACCGATCATCAAACCGATGATGGAAAAAATATTCCAGGTATTAAAATCGGCGATGGATTAGCTTATGTAGTTGATTTACCTTTTGTTGATACTATTTACATGAAACATATCACTGATACTGATATTCACATTACAGCAGAAGAACGAACAAAATGGAATAAAGCTATCACAGCGGATGCTAAATCAACTGATGAAAATTTAGTTCTTTCATTAGTTAGCTAATAAAGAAAGGGAATAATTATGGCAGATATTAGTAAAATTACGTTGCCTTCTGGCACAACGTATAATATAAAAGATGCTAAGGCTAGAAGCGATATTGCAGCTATGTCTGCATCTAAAATCTATATCGGTGAATCTCAAACGGCTATTACAGATGGCGCTGCTATTGCAGAGATTACCGTATTATATAATGGTGAAACTTCAACAACCACCCCTGTTGCAGGCCAATTTGTAACTCGTGGTGCAGCAGAATTTGTAGTTGGACAGGATAATGTATGGCATAAATTTGGTGATACTAGTGACCATGGAAAACTTGCATACAAAGATTTTGCAACGGGCAATGTAGCGGCGGCTGGTACTGTTTCTAAACCTAGTTTTCAAGGTGAAGCAGGTTCTGTAAGTGTAAGTGGTACTCCAAAGGGTTCTGTATCTATTGCTACTGGTACAGGTACAGCTAACTATACACCTTCTGGTTCAGTGAGTGTTACCCCTACCGTTACAATGAATACTACTACTGTTAATTCTATTACTGGGGTCGGCACGCTTCCTTCTCTTACTACATCGGTCAGCGATGAAACTCTTACTATCGGTTGGAATGCAGGTGCTCTTCCTACTAAGGGAGCGGATACTTCTGTAGCAACTGGTGTTAAGAGTGCAACAGCAACAGGTTCATTCTCTGGAACAGGCGTTCAACTGACTGGTTCATTTACTGGAGAAGCAACTACTTCTACTGGTAATTTTACTCCAAAAGGGACTGTTTCTCAGCCTACATTCACTGGCGAGGCCGTTACAGTTACAGTAGAATAATAAGTAGAAGGGAGTTAAAATATGGCTGATATAGGTGCAATAAAACTTCCTAATGGAACTACTTATAATTTAAAAGATACTACAGCTAGAAATGCGGCAAACAGTGCAGTTCCTAATACTAGAACAGTTAATGGAAAAGCATTATCTAGTAATATTTCTCTTGGCGCGGGCGATGTTGGTGCTTATACCAAGAGCGAAACAGATACAAAAATTAATGCTGCTGTTGCATCTACTTATAAATATAAAGGTAGTGTGACAGCAGACAAGCTTCCTACCTCTGGACAAGTAGTTGGCGATGTTTATAATATTACTAATGATAGTTCTTATGGTAAGGCGGGTATGAATGTTGCTTGGAATGGTACAACATGGGATGCTCTAGGTTCTAATGTTGATTTGTCTAACTATGTAACTACTAGTGATAGTAGATTAAGTAACGCCAGGCCAGCTAGTGACGTTTACGCATGGGCCAAGGCCGCCAAAAAGCCAAGTTATAGTGCAAGTGAAATTGGCGCCGCCCCTGCAAGTCATACACATACACCAGCACAAGTAGGCCTTGGCAATGTTGCAAACCTTGACCAGTCCAAAGCAATTAAGAGTATTACACGAAGTGGTACGACATTTACAGCAACGGCATTGGATGGGACTACCAGTACCTTTACGCAGCAAGATACCAATACCACGTACGGCATTGCTACCTCCAGTACAGATGGCCTGATGAGCGCTGCGGATAAATCGAAGCTCGACGGCATCGGCGCAGGGTCGAACGTCAAGTCTGTCAACGGCAAAACGGGCGCAGTGTCACTGAGCAAGGCGGATGTCGGTCTGGGGAATGTCGATAATACTTCCGATGTCGATAAACCGTATTACAAATTGATCGGGCAAACGGCAACAAATACAAATGAAGTTGGACACTTTGATTTCAATGATGCTTCTCGCTCATTATATAAAATCAAAAATTTTTATGCGGCGTCAGGAGAGGGAGATTATTTTTATTTAGCCCATAAAAAATCAGATTATACAATTACAACAACCCAACATTTTTCCAATATAGCTGGGCTTTTTACGGCAGATTTATCATCTGATTGTACTATTGCAACTAATCTTATTTCGGAATCGGATCCCGCAATATTAACGATTGTAAGAAGACATGAAATTACAACGACAGATGTTTTAACATTAATATTTTACGAACATAGGGGATGGCAATCTAATGCAAGACTGAAGCATTGGAAGCTGGAAATTATGGCATACGGTCCCAATAGTCCTGATTATACAAACCATACTTGGAAGGGTGGGGATTGGCTAACTGTATTTGAAAGAACAAATGTGTCAGATAGTATAAACTGCTTATGGTGCGGATTAAATCCCTATAAAGATGATGGCTTGAGCTATTTATGGATCAAGGGGATTCGTATTACCATTTATGCAGCTACTCCATACTCAACAAAGAGTGGAGATTTTGGATATAATCAGCTCGAAATAGCTGGAATGCGTCTACTTGATTCACGACCGTCATTCTCACCCGCTGAAGCACTCGGAGCTTTGGATGTTGCCGGTGGGACTGTGTATGGGAAGACAACATTCCAAGAGGGAATATCCGCAACATCGTACTCTGGAGCAACTGCTACCTCGTCAGCTAATGGATTAATGTCAAAAGCTGATAAGGCAAAACTGGATACACTGGAAGAACAGATTCGTGATCTGCCGGATCTGCTGAGAGACATTGTTAAATCCATAAACAGCGTTAATCAGAGTATAGCGAAGTTATACCCAGTCGGTTCCATCTACCTGTCGGTCAACGATACCAATCCGGGTACATTTATTGGCGGCACGTGGGAACGGATCAAAGACCGGTTCCTGCTGGCTGCTGGTGATGCATATGCGGCAGGGAGCACAGGCGGCGAGGCACAGCATACACTGACAATAGATGAGATGCCAAGACATAGCCATGACTATTATTTTGATATGGATTCATCTAAGAATTGGAAAATTGGTCTTAACAACGGGGCAGTTGAATCTGATATGAGTGCCATTGCAAGTGGCCCACAGGGAAGATTATTTACACTGAACATAAGAGAAACAGGCGGTTCTCAACCACACAACAACATGCCACCATACTTAGCGGTGTACATGTGGCGACGCATAGCATAAGTACATTCTAGCTGATAGTCAATACTTGCTGGATGGCCAAAGCTGTCCGAAGAGGAAAAGCAGGAGATACGGGATGCGGTATGACATTATTATCAAGATTGCCGAAACTAATACCGCGTTGAGCAGGCTGTGCGAAACACTGATCGAGGAGCTGGCATAAGCCGGCGTGTGAGCAGTGAGAGAACCATACGTGCCGCAGCGCGAATGATTCTGATGGCCTCGGGCATGTATTTGCTCGGGGCCTCTTTACAAACGGCTTTTGATTGTATTAATTATGCAGCAGCAGATACTTCTACTAAAACAGTTACATTTTATGCAGTTCAAAAACCAGCTAGTGTAGTTGTTGCTATAGTGATTTGAGGGAACCGTAAGGATTCCCTCATTTTTTTATGCACCTGGGCAGAACTTATTAAATATATCTGTATAAAATTTTTTATATATAGGGGTATATTTATATGAAACAACAAGATTCAAAAGCTATTGTAGCCAGTAAATATTCTGAAGGTGTTTACTCTCTATACGATGTGTTTAAATTAGTTTCAATTAAATATTTAACAAAAGAAGAATTCCATCAGATAACGAGTTTTAATTATGATGGGGTTAAATAGTCAAGGGGTTGGTGAATCTACACCAACCCCTTTTATTTTTTATTCATTCACATAGATATATCTTTCTATAAAATTTCTACCTTCATCGCCCTTAAACATTGGGATATTAAGTGTAACTGACCATCCTGCCCCAGGTGTCTGCGGGCCGAGCCGCCTCTGAGATCTATTCATCAGGTTCTAGGAAATTTTTGCATATACAAAAAAGAAGGAGATGCTTACGCATCTCCTTTTATAAGATATTGATCGCCTAATAGCATATCTAATGTAATATTATCTCTCTCCCAATATGGAATGCGAACTAAAGGAATATTATGTTCTTTTGCCCAAAGATCTTTAATTCGGTCTCTTGCTTGTATATCTTCTACTGTTTCTGTAGAGTCCCACATCCCGTGAGTTCCATTGAAATGTTGAATCCCATCAAATTCAATTAAACGAATTACTTTATTATTATCATATATTGCAAAATCAAACTTCTTTTTATTTAAAGATGGTTCTGTATATTGAGAAGAGAAAATGATATTATTTTTAGTTAAAACATCATTAATATTTTTTTCTCCAATTGAGTAATTAATACAACCGCAAGAAGTGGTATTGCCAGATTTAAGAGATTTAGTATCTACTTTAATTTTATTTCCACATTCACATTGACACTCCCACATTCTTGCTCCAAATTTATTTCGATCAGGGGATAACTTTAATACTGTTAATTTTCCAAAATGTTGATTGGTTAAATCTTCTAAGTCTTTTGTTAATAGAGAAATATTATAACATCCACAATTAGAAAAGGTTTTTCTTTTTAAAGCACTCGTAGAACGAACACAAGTATTTCCACAATCACATTTACACTCCCACAAAATTTCTTTAACATTAGGATCAAAAACTCGTTTAAGAACTGTCAACATTCCAAATTTTTGTCCAATCATATCGACACTTCTATTTAATTGAGTGCATCCACAAGATAAACTTTTTCCACGTCGTAAACTATGACCAGAAACATTTCTAATTGTTCCACAATCACATTTACATTTCCACATAATATTTCTACTTGAATCACGTTCTGCGGTTTCTTCTAAAACTGTCCACATTCCAAAACGTTGTCCAGTTAAATCTATTTTTGCCATAATAAAAACCTCCGTATATTTAAATTCTATCCCTGCTATTATATATAAAAAATATGCTGGAACAATTTAACACTTTTGTCCCAGCATATAAAAATTATTTTTAAGCTACAACGGCATCGTACCGCGAACTTAGGAGTTTATCAAGCATTAAACTATAACCGTCTTTTCCCGAAAGAATATTCTCAATCATAACGGGAGAAAAACCGCTGACATAGCTAAAGCCTTCTCCAATCGCAGGGATTCTATTCTGCCGTGATGCTAAATTCCAGAAGATTACCTGAGGCATCTGGTATCCATGACGTGCCCACTCCAGTTTAATGTTCTCAAGATCAGAGTTTACCTCATCAACAGAATTGACGGTACGGCAATCATCCCATCTACTCCAAGAGCTACGAGAACGCTTAGAGGTACGATCAAAAGATACACACTCATCAAACTCCATGTCGGAGAAGATGTAGATTCTGGTCGGCATATCTTCAGCCTTTACACCCTGTTTCATAGCGGTGTTCAGAAGCATATCAAATACCGCCTGTACGTTGGTATTCATACCCCAGTCCGCCTGAACGCAACGATTGAGCTTATCGACAATATCGACTCCCTCAAATCTTACCAGCTCAGGATGAGCTGAGAAAGTGATGAAGTGATTTGCGAACGGGCCATGTGCCTTGTCTGCAATATAAGCACCCATAGAAACCGCAGCTTCCATCGGAGTACCAGTCATAGAGCCAGACACATCAACAACCGCGATGCCATTCTCTTCTCTGCCATTGTAGAAGTCCTTGAGATTATCCCAATACTTCTGAAGCATAAGACGAGTAGGATCTTCAAGGTTTGTGTTGTAACGCATTGCAAAAGCTCTGTGAGCAACATCATGCGGATACAGTGCATCTGCATTTACCTTGGTATCCTTGCTCTTAGCAAAGGCTTCATACTTCTTAGCAAGAATGTCGCGGCGAGCGAAAGCATTTCGATAAACAAGTCCTGCCTTGGAAGGAATTTTTGAAAAATCAATTTTATCCCATTCATTTGCTGACATTAAACGCTCAAGAACTTTAGTCTTTTCTCTTCCGTAGGAAAGAAGTTTTCTATATTCACGAGCAGTCATATTAAAAGCTTCACGAGTCTTTTTTGCAAGTTTCTTAGTTTCAGTTGAAGAAGCGTTTTCAGATTTCAACCATTTAAAAATTAATCCAGTATTATAATTATTCATAAAATCTCCTTATTATCTTTTTCAAGATATTTCCAATGATAACCAAAAGCTGTTTTAAGACATACATGTTTGTCCTATGTAGACTCTTCTATCTAATTTAAGTTTGTGCATATAAACTAAAAATTTTTTATTATTTTACTGCATTTAAAATTTTTAATCCTTCCGCAACTTCATGCTTCATAAAACTAAACATTTCTTTTTCCAAAGGAGTATCTACAAGACAATAAAGATCATCATACCTGCCATAAAGAGGAATTAATTTATAGTTTTTTCTTGCTATCTCTGGATAATTAATTGCTAACCAATGAAAAGCTACTTTAAAAAATCGTCTTTCTCCTTGCCCCTCTAAAATGTCACGAAGATAAAATAAACACTTCATTGCAAGATCGCGGTTCTCGTCAAGTGCGTTCTTAAATAGAAGAATAACATCCTCGTCTGTCCTGTCTCTATAAGCTCCACCAAGAGCAAACATATCATATACGTCTGAGTTTGTGGTCTTATGTGTTACCGCCCCATTCTCAGTGTATGTAAAATTAGCATCATTCTTCAGAGCGTTCATAAAGCTATTTGTCATAGTTAAATTTCTCCTTTTCTTTCTTATCCTTGTAGTCTCGTTTAAATTTTCTTAAAGATTTGCATGAACCACATCCATGTCTATCTTTTCTATGACACCACCAGCAGCCATCTACCTCCAACCAGTACCAGCTGATGGCTTAGGTTTACGTTGAATATTTTTCATTTCTGTAAATCGGTAAATAAAACAGTCGCTGCGGCTGTAGTTTCATAATTCCACTCTTCTATCTGCAAAGCGTTTTTAAAGCCAATCACCTCAGATATTCGACCAAGATTTTCAGTCATCATCCGTGCCATTGCATACCCACAAAATTGCTGAGCAATGGTAACAGCTTGGTCAATGCTATCAAACAAAATTACAGCTCCATTGTGAGAAAAATACTGGTTAGTTTGGCTATCAATAACTGCATACATATATTTCTCCTTTTGAGTCAAAAAATGGGGCAACTATATGTCGCCCCATCAAAACACTTTCCTTAGAGTTCGTTTTTTATGTCGAGAAGCGAAACTACTGACCAAGTAGTTGTGTTTTGTTCTGGAAGAATTTTCATAAAGTTGTTTTATTATATTGCTGAACGCTTCTCCATATATAAGAAAGGAAAGGAAAATGAAAAGTCAAGACTCATGTGCAATTCAATTCAACTATTTAAAGCAGAATTTATGTTGTTATGTTATGTTTTGCTGTCCAAGTCTTTAAAGCCCGTCCTGGGAATCGAACCTAGATCTCAAGTTTGGTAACTCGCATACTAAACCATTATATTAACGGGCAAGTTGGCGGACTTATAGCGGCCGCCGCGCTATGGAAGGAGGTATTTTAGGGAAATACTTCAAGGAACTTGCGGTATTCCTTTCGAGTAGCTAACTACAACCAGGATATATTACTTAGCTTTCTTCTCGTCCTTATGAAGTGGCGCCCGCTTCTCTGTCTTGCTATTGGTAGACAGCTTTGCCATAGCTCGCCGCCATCTCTTATCTATTGCCGCCCGATACGCTCTCTTCTGCTCAGGCATTCCGTGCTCAAGCTCGGGTGGGAACCACATAATACCATTGCTCATCTCGAACTTGGTAATTCGTCTATTCTTACTGTTAGTATGCTTCCACTTGTTATTCTTTTCCATTCTTTTATCCTTTCCTCATTTCTTATACATATATTATATAAAAATTTTTGATTATTTTCAAACGGTGTATTTATAATTTCTAGATTCGGAAAACATAAACTCAACGTGATCAAGTTTTTGCTTACTCCAGAACTCAGCGCTCTCACGTGCTGCTGGAGTCAAGAAGTCATTATTTTTAGTATTCAAAGCAGATTTTAAATCATCATCAATATCCCACGTACAATGGCTAGGAGTAAGAACTTCTTTCCCATTAAAATCACTTACATCAGAAGGAACATAAGTAATTCGTCCAATAGCACGATGCTCCTTATCAAAAAAGTAGGTCGAAGTTTCCTCACTTGAAAATAGATTAAGTTTTTCCTTTGCTCTAAGCATTGCACCGTCAGTAAAGTATACAGTGATATTATATATCTGCGCATTCATGTTAATAATATTTAAATCATTAATAGCGTCCTCGAACTCACCACCATCTTCAAGCTCAAAAGCAATAGCATGAAGACAATCGTAATTAAGCTGAACCTTATGGGAAAACTCAATTACTTTGCGGATTTTTTTATCTGTAATCCCTTTATCATGCAGATACTCATAAATGCCATCTGCGGTAGGATAATCAAATCTGAAATGATAATGAAATCTACCAGGACGATTTACAAGGAAAGAAGATACACCATAGAGGTCATTGCAAGTTACAATGAAAAGCTTCTTACCAGAAGATATCCCGTCAAAAAGACTCAGCATCTCTGTCTGAGGATCACTTATAGTATTAGAATCCTCATCTCTACTGCCGAAGGTCTTATCAAATTCGTCCATAAGGACAACACATTCCTGTTCAATAGAATTGAGAAAACTTGCAATACCTGGAATATAAGTCGATACAATAATTACAGGATATCCAAGGGCGGCCGCCTTAATAGAAATCATCCGTGCTGTGAGGGATTTGCCGATGCCCTTGTCGCCAGACAAAATAACTCCGAGGTTCTTATTGCTTCTTTTGAAAGCTTTAAGCACCTTACTTACTTTGTCGCTATTGACTCCATATACCTTTTCCTTAACTTCAAGTGCTGGCGCGACCTCTAGTGACCATCCAGTCATGGTTCCAAAAGAAATAGAATAGAATCCCGCAGGAATCTTATCAAATGTCTCAAGATTGTCTGAATATAAACGGAGTTCAGTACCACTTTTAATAACTTTCATTTTCTTGTTCTATCGTTTATCGTTTAAAAATAATAATCGCCATTGCCACCGCGGACGCGACTGTCAGCCCGCCGATGATGGCTAGGGCTGTTTTGATTGCCTCAATCATTCCTGTTCACCTCTCATATCTGCTCCGCAGTTAGGGCAGTAGTTCCAATACACTTCGCCCATCAATTCTTTTTCGTAACCTTCTCTACACACAGAACAGATACACCCAACCACAGGGTCATCATATCCTGCAAGAGTAGGGTCATACCCACTGCAATCTGATGCTGTTATCTCTTGCCACCATCCTTTCTTCCGCACAGGCTTTAACGACATAAGCCTTGTTTCTGCGTCTGCCTCGGTGTGTCCATCCCAGTGCTTCGCTCTCGGCAAATCAACGCAATCAAACATATCCCAATACTTATTTTCGTAGTGGTATGTATAACTGCCTTCGGGCGTATCAATTCCAACGATAAACCAACCGCCGCCAAAGCAGTACTCACCATCCTCATGTCTGTATGATTTCCATGCTTTGTCTTTATATGCCTTTACCAGAACCGCAAACAGGATCATTCTCTGTTCATACAGTCCGTTAAATGTGTGGAATCCATCAGACACCTCGCCTATATCTTTGACTTTTGCCACCTCGCAAATTGCTTTTTCTCTCGCTCTCATTTCATCTGTCATGTTGTCACCTCCATCTTTGCGCCGCAATGAGGGCAAAATTGTATCGTTTCATCAGGTCTGCTAATGAAAGTGCGATGACAGTTGCTGCAACATTGTGTTTGATAACTGATATTTGGTTTTGTCCATACTGCTTTCGTATAGGCATCGGATAACGGTTCTGGCTGAGCGGATGGCAAATTAAGAATCGTCTGCCTGTCTATGTCACTCATGTTCTGGACAAAAATTCTGTGCATAAACCAATCATCGGTATTTAATTCGTCAGATGCTTGAAATTTCTGCTCAGTCTCGTCCTCGTATTCATAAAGTGCTTTCCATAGCGCCTCAATCGCCGCCTACCTGCTAATCATGTCGGAAGTTGCGCCTTCCTGTGCGTCAATTTTAACACCCCCTTCGAACGGCTTTGGTAACGGCATCCATGCACCAACCATATCTTTTCTCTGGATTGTGTCCCATCGGAACTGTGCCCAATCGCCGTCTTCTCTCAAGCATCCTTCTGCCGTGTACATCCCACCGACAGACATCAGTATGTCTTGCCCTACTTTCGGCAGCCTCTCACTGCACGGTATCCACCGCTGTTCTGGCTGTGCGGAAGGAAACCGCATAATATCATTCGGTGTAACGCTCTTGTCCTTTTGATTCAGTGCGTAATCGCACAATGCTTTTCTGTTGATTAAGTTATTCATCATTCCCTACACATCAGGCTCACATAGAGCGTATTGCCCGTTGACTTTATCAGGTGGACCTTCTAGTCCAGTATCGACTCGCGCGATTAGGAAAGCCGGGCGGACCCCGAGGACGTCCGAGGCGTCCCAGATGCCCGCACCGCCGTCGTTGTTGTCATTGCAGAAATATGTCGAGGAGTCGCGAGCCGTATTCGCGAGCCATCCCCATTCGGGTTCTCCGCACCTTGACGCCATGCGGTTGTGCGCGTCTTTCATGAGCGGCCACTGTTCATTACTGTCAGGCTCGACAAAATCGTCGCGATCGTTGTTGTCGAACATTTCGCCGTAGTATGGGATCCGGAGCAGATCGCCGTTGTTCCACGGTTTCATGTAGGGGCGGATCTCCTCGAAATCGCTCAGGACGGTGTCGCTCTGGAGATATTTCCTGAGATCGCTATTGTCGTAGCCGCCGTGGTTCGTGTTCTTTTTGTTCATCGGCATGGGCCGGTCGAGGTACTGATCCAAGAGGAAGATTGCGCCCTTCGGCGTGATGTCCTGACAGGTCGCCGTGTAGTGACCGACATGGATTCTGTCTCCGATCTGGATATCCGTTGTTTCAATTTCTGTCATCCTTTCAATCTTCATTTTATCCTCTTCAGTGTTTCATCGAGCTTGTATCTAACCGTTTTTCCATCCTGCATCTCGATGTCTATCCAGTCAGGGTACTGGGATACTTTATATCCTGTAAGGATCGGATCTCCCCCGCACTTATACGGGTGGAATTTCATGGTTTTCGTCAGCCTCTTTGGTTTGATGTGTGCCGCTTCGCAGTTCTCAGCTTCTGTTATGCTGTCGTACCTTGTGCCGCAAATTTCGCAAACCCAAAGTGTTGTCTCTTTCATTTATCTATCCTCTCAATCTTCGGTACTTCCCCTGCATCAATGCGTAATCACAGCTTCGGATTCTTTCCGATATGTGCTCAGATTTATCACGTTAATTCTCTCTATCTGACCATTCTCCGCAAATATCGCTGTCGTCCGTCCAATCTGCGCACGCATCGCTGTCTGCGTTTACGCACATTCCGTCGCCGTTGTCGTCGTGGACGTGATATTTACAGTTCCCGCAACATACATCGTTTTCCATAAACGCCGCTGCGACACTGATTGCCTCCGATGCCGCTATGACGGTGATCAGCACGCCTGCTGCGATCACAAAAATAATGATTAATGCAATCCTCATCCTTCGCACTCCTCGAGTTCATCGATCAAATCCAGCATCCCATCATAGATTTCTCCCAGCAAACATCCCCAGTCATCATAATCATTCGTGCTTTTTAATATTTCAGCCAAACCGTTTAGTGCAATTGCTTTCCTTCTCAGCTTGATAGCGGCTTTTTTCTTGCAATCCCTTATGTGTTCGTCCATGTTATCCACCTCTCTTGTAGTGCCTAGAAATGGCAAAATTTTGCGTCATTTCCGCACTATTATGTTTTCGGCGTTAGTTTATGCCTTAATAGCCGTTTTTCTCTTTAAACAGTCTTTCCAGCTCTCTTACAAACGTCTTGCTCAGATCCAATGTGAACTCTTTTAACGGCCCCTCGGAGTATTCGTTGCAGATCCGGTCATATCGCGTCAGCATGTCCATAACCCAAACATCATCTGACCTGATGCCGGAAGCATCTTCCTTAAATGCTTTCCAAAAGGTATTTATGACCTTATAGACAGCTAATAATTCATTTCTTTGTAAATATATTATACTTAAAATTTATAAGGAAATCAAGCGTGCTTCCGGGGCGGCTCGAACGCCCAATCTACGCTTTAGAAGAACGTTGCCTTTTCCATTGGGCTACGGAAGCATTTATTTAAGTTCTTGCATGGAATTGCACCAAGATCTACTGGGTTGCGACCAGTCATCCTACTATTAAACGACAAGAACATCAAACGGATAATGGGATGTGTGCCCACACCTTATTCTTGGAGGGGGTAAATGCTACTATTACATCATACCCGTGGGTGATCGGTGAGACTCGAATTCACATATGACAGAATCATGATCTGTTTCTTAGCTAATTCGGACACGATCACCATATGTCTCTAGAACGATTTGCACGCTCATTCTAGCATCTGTAGTGCTATGGTCTATCTATTAGCCTATAGAAACAAAATAAGAGGTTTTATACGGTTTACCTCTTACAACCGGCCTTGTGTGGATATATTCCCAAAGAATCTAGATTCACTACTTTAGAGGGGTGTACACATTCCCGACTAGGGCAACCTTCAAGGCAAACATTCTGTATATGGTTTCCGATCATATACATAACTGGGGATAGAAGAGTCGAACTTCTATCTACTGGTTCAGAGCCAGTCATATTGACCGTTGTACGAATCCCCAAAATAGCGGCGGTACCCAGAATCGGACTGGGGCTTCATGGGTCAAGGCCATGCGAACTCACCACTATTCTATACCGCTATACAGCCTAGCTATTTTATAAAACCGCGGCTAGGCTAAACGCGGAAATCGTTTACGCACTTATTTTATCAACTAGGCTCTTTCCTAGAGGTCAAGTGGAACCCGTCCGTTTATTTATTACTCCTTCTTCGGCTGAATGAGTGTGCTGCATTTAACCAACTTGTTCATAACAAGAGGACTACAGATCTATCCTATATGATTTGCATCTTTGAGTTCCTCATACCATCAAAAGGAACAATGACTGGCGGCGACCATGCCTTAGGTCTCTTCACGATAAGGTTGAGGTACCTTCAAGCAGCCGCCGCGCCATTAGAAGAAGAAGTGATTGAAGAACACATCGATTGGATCTTCAAAGAAGTCCTTCGCCTCATCCTCTCGGAATGTCTCGTGAAAGCTGCCGTACTTATCAAGAAACTTCTGCATCTCTTCATTAGCCTCTCTCTTTGCCTTCGCAGCTGCCTTAAATGCATCAGTCACCTTGGCCGCTGCTTCCTTCCGCTCAGTCTTTTCGAGTTCTTCCTTCTTTCGGGTTGCAAGATACTGCTTATCAGCTTCTCTTGCTTCGTCCTCGGACTCATACTGCTTACCATCTTCTGCTTCATAAATAGTTCTCATTTTAATTCTCCTTCGGAGCCTAACCTCTATTCTTCGTAGACTCACTTCTTAATTAAAATTTGATAGACTATTGCGAACCTGCGGTCTATCGGCGCGGCATCTTTTTATACTAGGCTTGTATCTAGTTGCTGCTTCTCCAAGAAGGTCATCGGGACGTCTCCCGCGCCAAGATGCTCTAGGGATCGGAGTAGTATTGGATACTTTTGTTGGCATCTTTTTTCATCATATTAGAATGATGTTTCCTACACTTATCTTGCTGCTAAAAGTCTAGCATCGACAGCAAATAAGACCACTTAATTTAAATCGAAATCGTGCGATTCGAACGCCTCTACCTCGTCCCAAGCGAGGGGTGCTAACCATTACACTACGATCTCGATATATACCTACCTTCATCCATTCGGTCTATCTCAATCGGCCAAATTAAGAACACGGGGAGGTTAATGCACTCTTCTACTCCCTATTTACAGGAATCTCAGGCTATATAGCGCGCACTCAAGCCTGTTGCCACTTGGTAGGATCCTCGGTAATGATTGTTTCTTTCTCAATTCTTTATGTATATATTATATATTAATTTTTGAATAAAGTAAAGAAAATTAAAATGTATCAATATTCTGTAGTATCTGTTTATAAAATTCTTCTTCTGTAGTAATACCTGCTTCAGAAAGAATATTAGGTACAACCTGTTGCGCTCTTTCCCAGCAAGTCTGACCATCTTTTGCCTGTAGAGAAGCTAGCCATTGTTCTTCAGTTCCAGTAAAGCCATGTTCTACTGCTATTTGGTAAGCGGATTTTCCTTCACTACCACGGACATTTATTCCAGTTGATACACCACCGATATAAACAATGTCATCAACTATGGTAATCTGGTCATTTAATCCTAAGACCTAATCGCCAGAATAATCATCAGTCATTACGCTCTTACGTCTATAACGAGGTAAAGTTCCACTCATATCATAACCCTCCTATTTTTTAGACAGGCGACAAGGTAGGATTCGAACCTACAACACCAGGCCCCATATGCCAGAAAAAAGTAGCTGTTCGTGTCTAGGTCTAGACAACCTATATACTGTGCTCTACCTATTGAGCTACTTGTCGCAGCGCGCCAAGAAGGATTCGAACCTCCGCGTCGAGTTTCCTCGGCCTAGGGCGTTAGCAGTGCCCCCTCTTCACCAGACTTGAGTATTGACGCTAATGGGGCTTGTGGAATGTAGCTGTAGAGCTGCCCCGCGACACCCTTGCGAGTATCTGCTTCTCTTCTTTACTTGCAACAGCCATGTAACCGATCGCATCCCCGACCTGCTGTATGTTTACCCTCTTTAAGCCTAGAGTCAGATATTTTTCTACTGGGTTGCAATCCCTTATTTACAGTTGGCGGGTAGTTCCACCAAGCGGAGCCGGTAGGACTTGCACCCACAAGGCGCTCATCGCGCCCAACTGTTTTCAGGACAGCTTCCTCATCTAGCCGGATCGACTCCATTATCTAGTGTTTCTAATTTAGCCTCCTAGAACACTAGTAAGAAAGGAGGTGGTCACGTCTACCAGATTTGAACTGGTGTCTACGGTTTTAACAATCCTTCGAGTGCTGCCCTCGAATTAGCTAAAAGCTAGTTTCCTGTAAACTAAGGACTGGAGACCGTCGGCTTAGACCGCTTGCCTAAGACGTGCATTTAATTAAGAAATATGTGGCGGAGTCTAACCAATTTAGCCTAACCTTTACACACCACAATATTCAATAGCACTTCAGACTTACTATTGACCTTGGCTAAGTTTTTTCTAGAGAGTGACTGAAGTTTTCTCTAGACGGTTCATACCCTTGACAAGATTCGAACTTGCACTGTACTGATCCTAAGTCAGTTGCCTCCTACCAATTGGGCTACAAGGGCATATCAGAGTGGTCTAGTTGCGCTTGCATATTATTCTCATAAATGGCATCTACAACCCAACACGACCACTCTGAAAGTGCTGCCTGCCGAGTTTAACGGCTGACTTAATAGGGTTGCATAGAAGTATTCATCTGTCCCTAATGCTTAAGTCAAATATTGTCTTTTCATAGCCTTCGAGCTATCTACAGCAGCAGGTTGTTCTACTTACTTTATTAGTCCTGTCGGAGTAAGTCATCCTCAGCGCTACCGCTCTCCCGGAGTCAATCGCTAGCATTGTCATGAATTTTGCATGTCAATGCTGCTCGGATATAACCTGTCAATTCAGGTATTACTGCGCTAGAAGTTGCGGGAGGTAGATTTGAACTACCGACCTCGTGGTTATGAGCCACGCGAGCTACCAAACTGCTCCATCCCGCTATATATAAAAATTATTTTACAAAATTTGGAGGCGCATATGTTACCATTACACCAACGACCCATATTTCTTTCTCAACTCTTTATGTATATATTATATAATAAATTTATTGAAAATGCAATGCTTAACCTCAGATTCGAACTGAGACATAAATAAGGTTTGAGCTTATCTCCTCTACCAATTGGGATAGTTAAGCAGATTGTATTTATCCACGTTTGGGCTACTCAACGCCGAGACATTCGTTTATGGGTACTGCGTTGCCCACCTCATCCTACTCCTTGCCTACTTTGCTTCAAAATACGCTCAGGTATATTCCAGCGTCTCCTTTGGCATCTATACTTCTATCATAAATGAGTACATGACCAGAATATCCATTTTTTTAGGATTTCCAATTAATATTTCTTTATTCAATAGAAGATGTAGTGTACTTATCGTATACACTCAAAATACTAAAACTACGCATAATTCTATCGGTTACGATACCGCACGTCTAAGGGGATATATCGTTTCACCAGTCCGTAGACTACTTCCTTAGTATGTCAAATTATGTACTAGAAGGGCGCCTTCAGCATCAGGAGCAGCCACCATGCGAGTACGTTTAACGAGGTGCCTTTTCACCCCGCCTGATTTCATATTACATCTAGCTAATGGATCTGGGGAGGGTCGAACTCCCGTCCAAACATTTCCGATCAGAGAATCTACACGCTTAGTCTACTGTATCTCATGGACGCAATAGATGTGAACAATAGACGAACCATCTAAAGCCGCTTTGACTTATCTTTGTGGGGCGGGCGTCAATCACCTCACGCAACTCTGTAATTGAACCTTTAAGCTACTAGAGTGATCTTACTTAAAGATACCTGATAAGCTCAGGCAGCTATCTGAATATTTTCAGCGTTTATTGTTTTGGTTAATTTTAAGGTTGGCTTAACCATCAACCGCGTGCTATCTCTGAATCTTCCATGCCTGTCGATACCAAATTTACAGACCCAAAATATTATACTGTATAAGTTATGCTTTTGTATTTTTTGCTCCAACCCTTTTATAAGGGCTGCCTATTACTATTAATTTCCCAAAGGTTTGTCCATACAACGACGTTCCTTTAGTAGAAGGAACATACTAGTACCCATCCTCAATAATCTTATATCCATTAACTATCATTTATTATCTCCATTTCTCTCCATTCAAAAAGAATAAAAGGAGAAGGCGAATGGAGTTACCTTTTCAATGAAGACATGACCTTCATCTATCTCCTTTTTCGTGTTGGCGAGGGGACTTGCACCCCCAATCCATTACTGGCCGAGGTTTTTAAGACCTCGATGTATACGTTCCATCACGCCAACTAAATGGCCAGCACAACCTGGCCTTGCAGAGTAACATACCCTGGAGTTCCCCAGCTTAACGTACTAGGTGGTGGGCGTTAGCCACGTCATCAGAAAGAAAGTCTTTCATGAAAATGATAAAGGTTATCATCAGTATCTTTAATTATTATATCTTAATTTTTCTTATTTTTCAAGTCAGCGGCGGCGCCCGTTAAGTCGTTCGGTTCCGCTGGATCAGTGATATTTTGACCAAGGGCCACGCCAATTTGCTCAACAGTTTGTATAACTTTATCGTATGAAGTCATTGCTGATAACCAGTTAAAGAATATCACACACACTAGACATATGATATTATTGACTGTCCACGGGATAGATAGCAACATATAAACAACTGCTGTTACTCCGCCCCCACATACTACACTATTAATTAGTGCTATCATATTTGGTGGAGCTATCTTTCCCTAATTTTTATACCACTGCTTAATCGCTTGCGTCATTAGAATATTAAGTATTGATCCTATTGTAAGAATCGTTATAAATAAAGTAATCGTCATATGACGCCCCCTATATTATTTTACTGAGCGCCGTAGGCGCGAAGCACAAGAATAAAAGTAATTGCTGTAAGCGTCTTTGATACAAGTTCTAAGCGCATTAAAGTTTAATTGATTACCATTCAATCCCTTGTAAAAGTTGCTGTTCGCGCTTAAGTGGACAGGGTTGGTGTCGATCCAACTCCTAGAGATTTTCAGTCTCCCGCAATAACCGTATCTGCCACCTGTCCATAAAAATAGCCAGTTACTCTAATTTTACTTCCTAGATAACTAGCAAACGAAAATAGGAAGTGAAGTGGACACAGAGGGGAATTGAACCCCCATTACTACATTGCAGGTGTAGAGTCCTCCCATTGAACGACTGGCCCATTTGCGGCCCATAAGTGCGGCCGCGCTCCTTTTACCTCTTTTGAATATATTTAAAAAGAGCCATACATAACGCGACTCTGAAAGAGATAAGCGCATCTTATTTATACTAGGGATGCGAGCTAGTCCCATATTTATACCCCGCCAGGTAGTGCGGACAAATTACCAAGCCTAGGCCTCCCCTATTACAAGACGCCCAACCTTGTTCTCTTATGGCCGTCGGGACGATTTAAGCCAGCAGGTTCTTTTTAACTATTCCTAGCTATTGCTTGGTAGCATAGCAGAGGCGAGATTCGAACTCGCGTAGATCTGGTTATGAGCCAGAGCTGGTACCAGACTCCAGTCTACTCTGCAATAAAGTGAGGTTTTTGCCAGACCCTCACAAACTGGTATCATTAAAACATCGGTTTATACTTCCTTTAATTTAATTTTTGATTAAAAGAACTTTAATAGTGCAACGGTCTATACCTCGCTATTGAAAAAACCAATGATTGAAAAGGCTTTGTTGCAATTGGCGGCTCCCTTTTAATTTTATAGCCGAAATTCGAAGGGTCATGACTCCCTATCAAGGTAGTGGGTATATGCTGTATCTCTCCCAGCTCTGGATCTACCAGATCAACTCTCTCGGGTTTCTTTAACGCGGCCGCCCCGAGTTGATATTGCCTTTAATAGCCCGTGCCAGAGTCGAACTGGCGCCTTTGCCGTGAAGGGGCAATGGCTTAGCCGCTTGCCTAACGGGCCATATGAGGACACTCCTTAGCTGTTTAGATTTATGTGGTCACTGTTAAGCGTATCCTCAGACGAATCTATTGACCACGACGGTACACCATGAGACATTATGTCTCACATCACTCTGATTGGATTTGAACCAATGTCTGTTGCATGAGAAACAACTATCCTAAACCGAACTAGACGACAAAGCGATATTACATTCTATTATAATCATCATAGCCAAGGGACTGATTAATGGCATCCTTGATTGCGTTAGCACCAATCATAAAGATAATATCAAAGAGTGCGATACAAACAACCACTCCAACAATAAATCCAATAATCATAATTAGTCTCCGTGCTTACTTCTCATTTCTTATATAATAATTATAATAAAATTTTTATTACTTTTCAAGTAATAAACGACTCCGCCGAGACTTGAACTCGGATCTGTAGATCGACAGTCTACCCGTCTAACCTTTGACGTACAGAGCCATCGCCTGCTGATAAAGCTTGAACTAGGCAAATCTTAACATTGGGTGCGCCCGCTGACAAGTGTTATCATCACTCAGCTTCGGATAGCCGCTCCCGTTGGTGTGACTAACTACTCTAGTTCTTTTATTAAGCGGAGCTGGAAGGTAACGATCCTTCGTACCCAGATTAACAGTCTGGTGTTCTACCTTTGGACTACAGCTCCATACTAGACCTCATGGGAGCCACCCCTCTGGCGTGAGGTTTGCAACTATGCGCCGCATGATTTGCAATTTGGGAAATCAATTAAAGCTCAAACTTTCTCGCAGTTAACGCCAGTTTTCGTTCTAGTACGGTATAACTCATGAGTGCGTTATACTACACCAGTTTCACTTTTGGCTTTAGGTGGAAACCTATACCTAAAGCTCCCATCCGGATTCGAACCAGAATAACGACATTACAGGTGTCGCGTACTACCATTGTACGATAGGAGCATATCAAGACGCTACTAGGGGGTTTCTTCATTCCTTAGATAAGGCGATTTACCACGATCCCCTTAACGGCTCTCTATTTCAACCCTTTTTAATGATTCTTGTTATCATATCTAAAAGAAAGTATTTGCTTTGCTGTAAACGTCTTTTTATTATATATTAATCAGAATTTACAACATAACGTATCGGAAAAACTTCCTTTACATTATAATTATCACGCAGATGATCCACATCATTCTTATTCTGACAGAAAAAAATATGGGTTCTACCGCAATAGTCAACATAAGTTACCTGATAGCAATAAACAACGCTCATATCATTTTCTCCCTTCATCTTATAGGTATATTATAATAAAAATTCTTTTAAAAATCAAAAGATCTTATAATACATCTATGTTTAGTGTAGCAAAAAAAGAAGTTATACCTTGGTGATACTTCTGGAGTCGTTTGACGAATTTTTGAGCTTTCTTTTCTTTGGATGAACTAACAATCAAGTAGTCTCCAGGTTTGACACAATCTTTAACGAAAGACTTTGCTTGATTAAAAGACTTTGCCCTATAACAGTATAGATATGGTACTTTGGGCATTTCAGCCTTTTTACCTATCCATAAGAAATAAATCATATTTCTTTCCTCAACTTTCATAATAATTATAATAAAAATTTTTATGAAAATCAAAAGCACAGCGACTAGGATTCGAACCTAGATTAAAGGTTTTGGAGACCCCCATCCTACCATTGAACGATCGCTGCCTATTGGCTATATTTTTCAATAGCCAAATTCACAAACAATTCCTAAAGGAATTTCATTGTTATATATAATTGTATACTCTGAATCTTGAAGTTCTCGTGAAGCCCCTTCATCAGAAATGCCCTTAAATCAAGAACGGGATTAAGCATAGTAAGATAAATATGTTTAATATGACTATTGCACAAAATCTTTTTATATCATTCACCACGAAACATATACATCAATTACTCCAGAGGTAGGACAAGAATCAAGTACAACCCCTTCTTTCCCCAATGGCGTCTATACTATTGTTCCTTTTGTTAATGATTCACAAGCTAAGACAATGCGCTCATTCTCATCACAGATATATCCAGAAACATCTACATGACGACCTGGAATATTTAATGCGCTCCCAGGCAAGATTCGTTGGCTATACCAAGTCCATTTCCATCCGTCCCAATTAAATACACCCATTCGCTTGAAATCTTTTGCTGAATAATAACAATTTGATTTAATAGTAACAGGTTGAGAAGAAAGATACTTATCATAAATAAAATAAGTTTCTCCATTGATTTGGACAAGATCCCAAACTTCACCATCATCAAGTCTTACTAATTCTTCATTCGGCTCAAGAGTAAAAGCATATGTATCTTTGCTTACTTTTGAATCAGTCCTTGCATTAACATATGTAGTAGTATATACCACGTCTGCGGCGGCCGGTGCTTCGCTTGCTTGAACTGGCATCGTTGCTGCTACTATACCAACCGCCGCGCATATTATACCTTTTATTACTTTATTTTTCATCGTTTCTGTTTCTTCTCCTTACTGTTGTTCTTGGAACTCTATTAGATGAGAAAAATAGAAAACGATTTCTCCCTATTAAATCATTTCCTATAATACCATTTTTTCCAGTATTTATTTAAGTAGTTTTCTAAAGTTCCGTATTTCTTATGCAGCGGTCCCACCTCGATGTATTCTTCCTCAAGAACTCTTTCATAAGATGAGACATGTAACACTCCATATTCGTCTACGTAAGATTCACCTTTGCTGGGCTTATGAATATAATAGCTATGCCAGCAAGGATATTCTTTTTCTTCTTCGTGCCAATCCAAGATTGCCTGTTCTTTTGTCAATCTCCATTTATAATCACAGATCTCATAAGAACAGAATACTTTTTTGTAAAAACTTCTGCTGCCTGTCGTGGGCATATCCTTATAATGACGGACTTTCTTCGCAGCATAAACTTTCATGGGTCTACCATGACCTTTTCTGCCGTTTGAGTTATCAGTCACATATGGATTTTTTTTATAGCTTCTAGACATAAAATGTAGCCTCCTTTTAGTTAAAGTAGTCACATGATATTGTCTCCTTTCTATAAAAATGATGGTTTCTCACTACTCTGCCAATTTTCAAGCGCCAGCGGCGGCCGCAGGTCTTTTTCTTTACGGCTCTTGTCCTTACCAGTTGCTTATCAAAATAAGCTATGACCATCAAACACTTTGGCTCCTAACGGGTGGTTATCCCGGACACCTACAAAACGGGCCTGAACTTTATTTAACCTCGTTGTCAGGACCTCGAGGAGTAGTGATGGAAAGAATCGAACTTTCATTAAGCGCGTATCAGACGCTCTTCCTACCATTGAAAGACATCACCATAAGTGAGGAGTATCCCCACTCTTAGAAAATGACACGGCAATAGCAAGAAAGTCATACCATCTTCTAGTGTATCTCATTTTTCTTTCAAGTATATTTTCAGATTTTGAAATTCCTTTTTTTAGCTTCTCGATTAACCATTAATGTCCATTTGTGACAATCATCATAATTTTTCCAAGAATATAAAAGAAGCGGCGGCCGCCCATCAGTATATTCATAGTATCCGTCTAAAGTAACATGGTATGTATCAACTAGAAGTCGTATATAATCAGTTAATTCCATATTCAACATTCTAGGAACATAATACCATGCACTACTGTTAGCTCCTACATGATTATAATCTCCTGCGTGCCACCTTCCTGTGGAAGACTGAAATTCAGTTGCTCTATACAGCTTTTTCGTCACAGGCCTAACGCTCCTAAAAGGGATTTAACCTCAGCTTTCTCTTCTGCTGTTGGCTCAATTGGGTCTCCCTCTGATGGATTCATATCTGTAAAATTAAAATCTGCGGCAGCCGCCTTAGGACTATCATCGACATTGCCTAATAAATCCTTAGCTGCAGTTAATGATACCTTAATTTCAATTGATGTTCCATCCTCTTCCAAAGGAATCCTCATAATCTTATCAGATTCCATAAATGCCTTTGGAAATACTTCCTTTAATTTGTTGAAAATAATCTGCTTACTTGCTGTTCCTTTTGCCGCCATATAATACCTCTTTTCTTTATCATAAAAATATTATATGTTATTTTTTCTTTGAAGTCAATTCTTCTTGTTTCTATTTAGAAGGCCATTTGAACGGTTCCTGTTTACCCTTATAATATTTATCAACAAGATTATCAAGTTCTTCTTCTGTCGGCAGCTCTACTGGATCAGGCTTTTCGACAGTAACACCAACTTTTTTCAGTGTATCACCAAGATTGGCAATGGTATCACACATGCGGCAGTGGCCACCCTTTAGACATCTCTTACCACAACTTATTCTATTTGACACCCAAAGTGGATGAGTAAATCTGCCATCTAATTCATTATCAAAATTGCTGATAATTTCATTTAACTTGCCAAACCATTTTTGATCTTTTGCATAAATTTTATATAGAGTCTGATCTACATTAGTTGGAGCGTCTTCATTTACAAAGATTTCAAAGGTATCAACAAAAGGCTCATAGTCTTCAATATCCTCGGGGCGGATGAAGAATTTTTTTAGATCTGAAGTTTTATACCATGCGGATTGAGCTATATTTGGAAAAACTCTAATTCCGATGTGTCTCTTGTGCGCGGCCGCCGCAACTTTATCTAACTCAAAACCAAGCTCGTTACAAACATAGACATCGGTTACACCAAGATCAAATAAGCCATAAAGGATATCCCATCTATCAACATAATCATTGAAGAAATATGGAATCTTCATTTCTTGTAATTGCTTGAAAGTCTTTTCCGGTATCGCCTTCTCTTGATCGAACAAACTTGGTAAACGCACTACCCAGTTCTTAGGATCTTCTAAGTTTTGCTTAATAAGTGTTAATATACCCACACCCATTTCTTTTGAAAAAGCTTGTCCGTCTTCCACTGAAATAATGATTCGCTGATTGCTATGCTCTTTTAAGAAATCAATCAGTGTCTTAGAGGGATGATATTTAATGATAATTTCATCGACTTCAGAAAGATACTAATTATCAGTCCTGTATCGTACAGCAAATTTTGCCATAATATCTCTCCTTATAATTAAAAATAGAGGGGCTTCATCAGCCCCTCTTGGTATGGAACAGATCAGTTTATATTACTCAACGTCATCAACGGGAGTACCTGCAACGGCATATCCCATGACTCTGCGACCATCAACCTTAATAGTCTTTTTAACAGCCTCCTCAGCCTTAACCAACTGGCTCAGTCTTGCAGTAACCTTTGCCTTAGTGATAGACTCATCACCATTGGCAATAGCTTCAGTAATAGTCTCTGCATCCTGGAACTCTCCAGTCAGAGTTGCTGCGATCTTCGCCTTCAGCTCATCAGAAGCAGCAGCCTTCTTTGCCTTATAAGCCTTCGCCTGCGCAGCTCTCTTATCCAACGCCGCCAGCTCGCTCTCTGCAAAATCGACCATCTCCTGATCGTTAGCGTAATCAGCCTTAATCTTCTCAAATGCTTCTCTCTTTGTCATAAGTTTTCTCTCCTTATATCTCGTTTGTATGTTTTGTGTGTGAAGGTTCTTTATCTTTTTACCTTACATAAGATATTATATAAAAAATTTTCTAGGTTTTCAACTCTTGCTTTTTACTGGACTAGATTCCTCTATAGTCACAGTGAAAAGAGCCTTATCATCGTGAAAATCAGTATCATACTCAAGAATGCCGTCATCAGTGCCGTCCATTTCATATAAAGTCATATCAATGATACAGTCAAAGTATGCGTGATACACCTTATCTGCGGCGTCACTATAATTATCACCATAAACAAAACCGAAAGCGACATCATCTGTGTCTGTTACCTCATTGAAATAATCTACCTTATACTTAAAAAACATTCGGTCTCCTTTCTTTTAATCATCATACGATGAATAATCTGTAAATACTGGACTGTGATCCTTAATTCTAAATCCATAATTATAAGATCTTAGATCAGTAATGTTGTACTTTTCGATAAAGTTAAACAACTCATCAATCTTATGCAAATCTACGTTCTTCATCAATTCAATTAAGAAATCATAACTGAGATGAAGTGCCATACACGAATTTGTTAATGAACTTGCTCGCTTCAGAGTATCTTCCCTTTCTGCAATAGTATGATGGAGGCAGACATCCTCATACATCTCACACTTTTCCTGTACATAAACAGGAAAACCTCTCATCTTACCTATAAACTTAGTCTTTGCAAAAAACTGACCAAGACCAGCTGCACTTGCTAACTTGTAATACTCGGCCTCCGCTCTGCAATAATCCCAACCAGTAGTGCCCTCAATAGGATAAACAGCTCCTGAGAAGGGGATAAAAGGACCATAATCCTCAATATAATCATCCCCTTCCCAATATCCATTTCGATAAGTCTGGACACTGAATGGAATCTTGATCACATAATCACGATGCTTTGGAATAATAACAAACTTGCTTGCCCCGTAAGCGTAGGCACAATCATCTGGAAGAAAATCAGAAAAATCTCTTTCATCTACATAATCGCAATTGAATTCATCACGATCAATCTCGATGTTCTTCAGAATTCTACCATAAATCTCATTTCTGTTATATCGCATAAGAATTATTCTCTCCTTACTTTATATAAAAATTATATCATAAATAATTCAAGAAATCAATAGGTGCGATTCATCACCGCACCTTTACCCTATACAATCACCTTGCATCTTGTAAGAATAGTGTAATTGATTCCACGATATGATTTGAAATCCTTAACCGTTCCATCTATTGTATAAGTCTCGCCAACTTCTAATCCCTTATCAGAAGAACTAAACCACTCAAAAGCATTGCCTGTAGCAGTATCCAGAAAAACATACAAAATTGAAGTATAAATCCCATCAATTTCACGTTTACTAGACAGCTTTAGTGTTAAATTCTTGAGACGCTCTTTTATAGTCCCGACAAATTCTCCGCGGCTCTCAGAAATCCAAGCAGATTTTTTGAGATCATCAATTTTATCAGCCGCTCCGACTTTATACTCAGCGTCTGCCGCGAGTACATTCCAATCATAAATGGTATCAAAAGCCACTTCAATTGTCTTAAAACCTGCGGCAGCCGCTGCATGCCATCCCAGAACTGAGTCATATTTGTAACCAGCTGCCTTTAAATCTTCCTTAATAGAATAAGTATCGTTATCTGCGGCTATATAAGTGATACCATTCTCGTTGAAGGCGTGCTTTGCAAACCAGTCCTTCATGAGCTGATCCTTGTTATCAATACGAGACCTGATTAAAGCATCGTGCTCTTCCTGCTTCTTCTGACGGCGACGCTCAGCCGCATTATCCATAGCTGCTTTTTCTTTTGCAGTATAAGCACGGACATCCTTAGTAATATTCCCAGATCCACCGCACCAAAAACACATACCATTATTAACTGAAATGGGACCATACAATCCAGATCCGCCACAACGAGGACAAGGCATATGAATTTTTACATACTGTTTGCCCTTAGAATTAGTATAAGGCTCGCCTATGATCTTAGCATTACTATAGATTTTAGCAAGATAAATTTTTTCTTCCATGAGTATCACCTCTCTCTTTCTTATAAAACAATTATATTAAAAATTTTATAAAAAATAAAGGAAGGTCAGAATTATCTCTGACCTTCCTTTGGAAGTATTACATACAGATCGCCGCGCACACACTTCTAATCAAGCCGAGCAGCGTTACAATATACCAAATGAAGAACTTGCCAAATAAACTGACGCTGCTATTGTTATCATGAACAAAATAATGGTACTCCGCTGAATTGGCTAACAAGCCAAAAATTGTCAACATACTCATGCCAAATCACCCCTGCCAAATCATATCATGCTGTGCAGCTTCAATTTCACAGATGCTAGGAGTTCCGCTATACTGAATAGGTGGTTCTTCAAACCATTTATTCTTAGCGTCAATCCAGTCCTCGTATGCTACCATCCTCCACCAACCCCATTCAAGAACCGCGGCCGCAAGCATCTCAGGTTCTACGATATCGCTGTGGTCGTACCAAGACTGCACTTCGGCTTCAATAGTGTCTGTATCACAAGGAGAATAATTCAACTCAAGCCAATCAACAACTAAATTAACTGCATTTCTAACTGCCATTACCATATTACTTATCCTCCTTTTGCTTTTTAACTACCTGGATGAAACAAGGTGACTGAAAATGTCGATCAAATAGTTTCTTTCGAGCAATAGCCATAGAAAAAGACTGGCAAATACAACATACGAGAATTTTGTCTCCATCGCGTCTAACAACACGATATTCTTTATCTTTTACATTTTCCATTACATTACCTCTCTAATATAGTCAATTAGTAATTCTGCTCCACTCTTAAGGTTTCCTGACAGCATTTAGATAAAAACAATTCAGGATGTTTAACAACCCAACCAGCTCTGAAATAATGACCAACCACCTTACCACACTCGTTACAATAGACAGTATATTTAGGACGCATCTCAGATCTGTCAATTTCTACGGTTGCTCTGCCATTGCCACCAAGTTTGAGGTTTAAAGCCTTAAAGACTTCATCGTGGCCATGCTTTGTACCTGTCTTAGTAGTAATGATAAAATGCGTCATTTCATGCAATACAACCTGATCTGC